TTAACCTTTCTTAACTATAAAACCTTTGGTATGTAACATTAAAGTGTTACATTTGTATATCGAAAAACAAGTAATAACATAAACAAATAAAGATCATGAGAACAAAAGAACAAATTTTTGAATTTATTGCTACAGAACTGAAAAACAACAATAGTATTGTTGTAGCAACTTTGGGCAATGGAGGCGGTGGTTTAACCCTATTACAGGGTGATTGTGCAGAATTTATTGAGGAGCTTAAGACCTATTCTTTTGACGGAAAAATGAAAGGCTGCTTGGATATAGTCGAAAGCGAATATGTAGAAGCAACAAGCGAAATATATCAGTTTTCCGGGAACGACGGGTACAAAGTACAAATTTTAACTTATTAATAAAGTAACTAACTAAACTAATTAAACAAGGTGCGCAAACCTTGACAAAACGCAATAAAGCTATGACAACTACAGTAAATAACAACGAAAACAAGGTAACTGTAAATCGTATTGGTTTCTCTGGATTATTTTCTAAGTTCTTTAAAGAGGACACACAAGTGTATGATTATCTTTTTGAAGGCGGTAAATGTTATTCCTTTGCCTACTATATTGGGTTAAATGATGATTGCAAAAACGGACATTTAACCTTTAGTTTTACCGGCGAAATTAAAGTTAAAAAAAGAAATGGAAGGTTTTACACTTATATAAGTGGCGCGATTGCTGATGTAATTGCCTATTTTAAACCGGAACTTGAAAAATTTAATCGGTTACATGGTTTTAATCATTTGGGACAACCAATGTTTATAGATGACATTCGCTTTCATATCAATGAAGGCAAAACAAATGAACAAATAGCGGAAATGTATAATATTTCTAATTTGGAAGCTATCGAAATATTACGTAACGCTTCAGACAACAAAGATTTATTTCACTACCTTGTTTTTCACTTGGGCGTTGCTGATGCTTGGGAAAAGCAAGCAAAAGAAGCTATCCGGGAAATGGAAGCAAAAACGGGCTTAACTTTGAAAATTGAAAATAAGGATAAAGTTTACAAGCAATTTGACGCAGAAAAGTGTAACGACATGGCCTATTTGTTTAAACATGGTTACGCGACAAAAGAAATGAAACAAGCGCGTGAAGAAATTGCAAGAACAAAGAAACGGTCAGAAGAACTTGCAGAGATTGAAAAAGAGTTTGCCAAAAGTGTAGAAAAAGCAAAAAGAATTTATGAAGTAAAAAAGGCAGTTGTTTCTTTTGGCATAAGTTGGGATAACGTTATCCTTTACGATCATAAAAACGAGCTTTGTTTTAATTGGTTAGATTGCTGCAAAAAAGTTCCTTATGATTTAATCAACGAATTTGTGTGCAGTAACACCCTACCGGAAGGAATAGAGGTAACGAACCTGGATAAAGGTAGGGAATAATAACCCTACCTATTTATTAATCAATTAAAAAGAATCAATATTTACAATAACATAAGTAATTAAATAATAGCAATTTAAACTAATAGGAGATATTAAAAATGAAAGCAACTAATAATAACACAGATACTTTATTTATGGAAATTTTTGTAGAATTGTTGGCAATTGCAAAAACATACTTCCAAGAACTTTTTAAAAACGAAAAACCTGGTGTATATACATTGAAAGACATTTACACTTACATTGAAAGCTGTGAGAGCTTAGAAGCAAAGCAAGGGAAAGCGGAAAGACTGACAGACAAAGAAAGAGAGCAAGCGATAAAATACTACACAAAAAGCCCTTATTGTTCAAATATCTATCCTATCTGTGAAAATAATATGTATTGTAATAGTGTGTATTATATATGTAAGGTCGTAAATAACATTGTTTTTATTGAAAAAGACAATTTTAAATGTAGCTTTGACATAATTAAAGTATTTGAATATCTGGAAAGGTTTAAGCAATTGTCAGGCTCAAAAGAAAAATTAGAATTTGTTAAAGAAGGAAACCAGATACAAGAAAGCGAGGATAATTGTATTTGTTCTTTTGATATTGTATTTAATAAGAAAGACAAAACGTTTCTAACTGTAAAAACCAAAAATTCAAGTCGATATACCGATAACAATATTTTGATAGATACACATTTAAGCAAAATATATGCTACTAATGCGTTTATCTGCAAAAGTAGAAACGTGAAAATATCCAACCTTTCCGGTGTTTGGGATAAGTATGTATGTATATCTTTTGACGTCTTTAAAAAATTAGTAGGAAAAGACTGTCATATTATTGTTGGTAGCGACGACAAAGAGGGGCAAATAGTCGTAACGATCGTAACGGATAAAGGTGAAATATTTGAGTGTCGTTACAATGATTTCAATAAGAATGTAAATATAGAGGACGTTTACCCTATTTTATATAAAGAACTAAAATTAACGGTTAAGGATGGTAAACAGTTTGCGAAGGACTTAAAAACTATATCTAAAATTTCGGAATTTGTTTCTTTCGAGGCAGAAAAAGGATCAGACCGTCTAAGAGTGAATTATATTACAGAATTAGGGATAAGTGATACAGAAAACAAATATGGAGAGTTGTTTGTACAATTGTCTGAACCGTCTAATTTTACTTATAGATCAGATAATAGATTAAGTAAAGTACTTTCTTGTCTGGACGGTTGGAACGGCGAAATATATTTTACAAAAGAATATAGTTATTGTAAACTTTCTTTTGTCTCTGGCAACTGTGACAACTGTTTTATGATTGATAACAAAATTAATTATTTTAATCCAATTAGAGATAAGAACGATTATTTCCCGGATAAGCTAACGCCTGTTTATTGTGGAAAAGAAACAAAAGAACCGGACACAGATATTAAGCCTATAGGAACGCCGGAAATCAAAAATGATACAAACCTACAGGAGAGCAAAGAAAGTACTGCAAACGTAACAGAAATAAGCGAAAAAGAAAAAGAGTTTGAATTATTGGAAGCTGACAAGGAATATTTTACCGGGTGCTCTTTAGGTGAAGTAAAAGCATGTTTGAATAGCAAAGGTTTGAATGTCACTATAGACAAAGATAATAATATTTTTTGTGTCCCTAAAGGCGGTGACAGTCTTATACGTGAAGTTCGTGTTTGGGCTTATACAAAACTTTTGGAAATAAATACAAAAGTAGGTGTTCACGTAGAAAAGGATATAGATCAAAATGTTTCATTTAGTGAGTTCTTAAATGATTGTTTACTATCTGCAAGACGGCACGTTACTAATAAAGTATTTTCCTTCTTGGAGAAAGAAGGCTATCATTGGGAGCGACCAAACACACAAATATTCCACCTATTTAAGAACGGAAAAGAAAAGGCGTTTAAAAATGAATTTGAAGCATATAACTTTGTCCAGAATAAAGAGAATGAAAGCTATTTTGATTTTAATGTCTCGGACTATACGGACGATATGTTAGAGGTAACCGGACTTAACCTGGAAAGTATCATATCTAAAGTAAAACAGGATAGCCCAAAAGAGTTAAAAGTTATACAGGATATAAAGCTATATGATAAAACCGGGAAAATAGTGTTTACTTATGGTGATGGAAATACAAATACTATAATAGAAACAACTTTCAACGGCGACAGTGTGTTGCAAAGTGTATTACAAAAGATAAACGAAAGCATGTAACGCTATGATCCGGTTAAACAAATTCCTTTCCTTGTTTGTCTCCAAAAAGGCAGGTAAGGAAAGAACAAAAGGAAAGAACAAAATGAAGTATTACACAAAAGACAATGTCAAGTTTGTGACATGGAAATACAACGCCGGCGTACCGTGTTTCTATCTGAACCAATCTGTAGATATTGTGAATGTGCTTCTAGTGAATGATTCAAAAAAGTTACAAGGCTTTTTCTGCAAAGGATATTTTGTAAAGAACATTCTAAAGAAAAACAAAAAGAAATTTTTGCCGGGTAACTTTTATCAGTTCCTTTACAAATTGGTGTATGTCGGTTACAAAATAGAGAATGGAGAAAAACTAAAAATGTATCAACTTAAAGAGGTTGCATTTTTTGAAAGTGTTTAGCCTTTCCAAAGAAAAAGATTTGTATATCTTTGCTATGTGTAGAAAATTTTATGTTTGTTATATTATTAGTTTAGTTATTCAATTGGTGTTTAGTAGTTTAATTAGTTTATGTTATTATTTTGTCCTTACCGGTACGCGATGTATAGGTAAGGACTTTTGTTTTTGTCCTTTCTTTAGTGTAGTTTTGTCACATAATAAAAACAACCATTAAATTTTTGTCAAAATGAAGTTACAAAAGTCTGTAGACAAACCTTCTATAGTTTGCGATAACTGTAGATACAAAATCGAATGTCCTTATGTGGACAAATCAGAATGTTTTGAATATAATAGTGCACAGCTTTCCAAATCTCAAATCGAAGAATTGAACAATGCAGAAGGGGAAACAACTTACTAATAAAGATTTACCGGCTATTTCCCAAAAGGACTTTGTGGAAATAATAGAACAAGCTCCAGAAGTGATCCAGACCGCTTCCAGTGAGCTAAAAAACGCTTTTGTCGCTTTGGAAACGGCAGAAAGGGCACTTTCTGAATCGTCTTACCGTTTCTTTGTCTTTGAAGGCAAGGACGGGGAGGAGATTACAGCCGATTTGAAAAGCTATTCAGCAAAGGGTTTTATCCTTCGTCACGGCGGAAAGGAATCGGACGTAAAGAAAGCACAACGGCACAAAGAAATGTATGTTATACCTCTCATAGAAGAAATAAAGAGGTGCAAAGAGGTATTTAACGATATTTACCGGAAAGAAATGCTTTCATCTGTTACGCCGGAGATCATGACCTATATCGTGAAACTGTTTGGGGAGATGAACGGCGTTGATGATGTCCAGAAAATCCTAAAGGAAGAAAAGAAGATAAAACTTACCCAAAAGGAACTGCAAGCCATCTTTGCCAAAAAGAAAGCGGAAATCGAAAGTAAACGTGCCGTATTTCTTGCTTCATCCAATCAATATAAGGTGGCAACGGAAGCCGGTAGGCTACAGATCATAAACACTATCATAATAGACCTACAGCACCGGTATCAAAAATACCTTGCAGAAGAAAAGGAAGAAAAGGCATTGATATTCGAGCGGGAAATAAGAAACATGCTCGAACAAGCCCGGAAAGAAGTAAAAGGCAATGAACTAAAGCTGACTGTAGACGGGAAAATAGACATTGTCGCTACTTTGCACGGGCAGGAAAACGTTTCTCGTGTGTTCCGTACACTTCCCATCAATTCTATTATAATAGGTCTCGTCGCTGCAAAATCAGGTCTTGACCCTACTGTATTGGTACATCAGCTTGCAACAAGCTACTACAAGGACTTCAATGGTTTCAATAAAACTATTCTGGGTAGGGAAAAGATTATGCTTCCGGGCGATCTGATCCGTGCAGCCAATTGGGAAGAACTGGAAAAGCAAAACAAGAAGTTCTTAGACGAAATGACGCCTTATGAAGTGCAGGAGGCTACTTATATAGATGATGAAAGAAAAGCCTCTGTAAAGGACAGATTAAAAACTTTACGACTTAAATAGGGAAAGGGAGCTATGACGAACAAGGAAAGAAAGATAAACCTCTATATAAAAAGAGTGGAAAGGTTTAATGAGCTTTGTCCTTCCAACGGGTTCCTGTGGGGAAGCACGATCATAAAACCCATCACAAGGCGGAATTTGAAAATAGCTCTGTCGGAAGAAAAAGAAGAAAGCATAGACCGGAAGATAAAAGGAGTAGAAAAGTTTATAAAGTATTTGGAAGGTGATGCAGGCAGTGATGGAAGGAAAAGAATGCTGCCGGAACTGAAAAAGTATCTGGTAAACGTAAAGGACGCGAAAATAAAAATATCCCCATCTATAAAAGTATTTGTAAACGGGGATATGAGATCACGTCTGTCTCTTTTGGAAAAGAAAGACGGGAAATGGACTGTATCGGATTATAGGGGAACGGTACTGAAATTGAAAAACCAGGAATCAGCCCTTCAAAGAGAAATCCTATTTAGACTAAAAGCAAAATACGACCGGTCGATCATACCCAATACAAAAACTATTTTCCGGGCTTATTCTTAACCCAGATACGTCTCTCCATGAAGTTCGGGATATTTGGAATCACGCATAATGTTCCGTACCTTTGCCTTTGTCCAAGCAGGAACAGCATTCTTTATCGGAATGATCATAGGTTTCTCTTTGGGAGTTTCAACATTCTTCTTTTCGTAAGGCATACTATTAGTTTTTAAAAGACGAAAGGGCTAAGAACCGATTTTTACAGATTGTGTTCAAAGCCCTTTCTTGATTAACGTAATTTACTAACAACGAGATTGTTAATACGCCTACTCTGTTAAGGATTTTCGGCGTCCTCCTTTATTAAAACTTAGATTTATTTATAGAGGAATTTAGAATAGATTTTACTACTTCATGATCCACCTCCTTTCTTTTAATAGGGTTTGCAACTCGATTAACTATGAATAATTATACAGGAAATTTAGTTATTCGATTGTAATCCAAATATCTTCCCCTTTGTCCTGTGCTTCTTTTAGAATAGCAACAATTTTTTGTTCATAAGGTGTGGAATTGATAACTTTCCCTTTCACCTTGTTTTCCCCCACAAGAATACAGCCGGAGCTATCCTTGTCTGTATTCCCTCTGTGGATTCTAATACCCTCAAAATGAGGGACGTCCAGCAATAAGGGTAGTTCTCTTTTAAACCGGGGAGACATATTTACAACAACTTTGTATCGTCCGTAAGGAATAGCGGATTCACCATATACTTTTGTTTCCCCGTTGTCAAATTTACCTGATTTGTCCTTGTCTCTTACTCGGTCTTCCAAGGTGTCGCAGAAATAAGTCCCATCAATGTACATCTTTCCTATTGTGTAGGGATAATCAATAGGTGTTATTCTTTTTACTTTAATCTCCATAATCAATTGATTTTTAAAAGTTTATAATAAATCAAGCATGTCTTCTACTGTCACTTCCTTTAGGTTTATGTCGGGATATTCGTCTTTGATCAGTTCGTCTATGTATTCTACATCTTCAAACTTTTCCTGCTGAATCAAGAGGTTTCTAAAACCTATGAGATAGTTAAGTCTTACAGAATCAATTCTTGAATCTATTGCCATGCAGTAGTGTCTCAAGTTCTTAACTCTCAACCAAAGAACAAATACAGTCCCTAATAGGAAAACCGTTATTATTCCCAGTAATACAATGCAAATTGTTGAAAATTCCATATCTTTTATCGTTTGTAAGCCATTTTTTCTAACTCCACAGTAGTTATATTCTCCGGGATTGTTTTAAGGCGTTTATAACGCCCTCTTTCAATCCGTTCTATAAATCCCGCTCTGTAAAGATAGGTAATAGTTTTCCTAAGTGTACCGTTAAAGAATAAATTACATCTCGACACATCGTAAAACTCAAAAGGGCGATCTATTGAATTGATATGTCTAATAAGTTTTTGAAGCTCTGTTTCTTTCTTTCTGCTCATGTCTTGTTGCTTTTAAATTGTACTTGTGAAAAGTAGGGAAAGATTATTTCCCAAACCATCTTTCCCTTGCGAATCATCTAACTTAAATTACTATGGAAAATACAAAAACTGTTTCTTATTCTATCATATAACCGAATATATGCTTTATAACTTCTACTGTCCAGCCGTTACCCAGCATCTTGTATTGTTGAGTGTTGCTGCATTGCCATTTGTACCAATTTGGTACAGTCTGTAACCTGGAGCACTCTGTAGGGGTTAATCTTCTTATTCTGAAATCGCCATGTAATGCTCTCTGTATGATAAAATTGTTTCTATCATATGAATTACAAGATAATGTTGGAGCCTTATCTTCATGAAATCCACCTTTGTTAAATCCTCTTGGTATTTGAAAAATAAGATTATCTTTCTGAACTGTTTTAAGACCAGATTCTCTACATGTAGGTTTTTCTGGATTCCTGCCTCTCATTGCTACACAAATAAGATCGTACTTGTATTTACCCTTTACGGTAACAGTATTGGATTTTTCATCTTTTGTTTTAATATTAGCTCCATAACAATTTCCCTTGTCGTGATTTCTTTTTAAGTGAAAAGCTAAATTGTTTAAAACTTTTTCAGATAAGTAATATTTTTCATCTACTTCATATTCAGCTATATCACTTATGGTCAAACCTTTGTCTTCAGGTTGAGGAATAATGCCGTCTTGAATATTGGTCCAATAGATACGTTTCCTATTTTGCGCAGAGACTAACGCAGAGTTTATGTGAACGCCTTTTGTATTTAAAGCCTTATCGAATACCGATTCCCACCTTTTGCCCATTTCCACATTTTCCAATAGAAACAGGACATTTGGGTTTATCTTCTTTACTTTTTCCAAAATACGAACAAATTCCCAAAACAGATAAGATTGACCTGTAAACTCAACTCCTTTGCTTTTTAGGTCAAGATATTGCTCTAAAGAAAGAACTTCAATGTTTTCTTTTGTAGAAAGACCTTCTCTTTTACCAATCATAGATAAATTGTAGCAAGGACTTCCACCTAAAATCAAATCTATTTTCTCTAAATCAGCTACCTTTATATTCCTTACATCTCCTAATTGGATTGTATCAGGAAAGTTAAGCTGGGTTTGTTTTATTGCAAACTTGTCTATCTCGCTTGCATAGTATATGTCGGGTTCAATTCTCAATTCTTTTAACGCTATCTGTCCGCAGGACATTCCGTCAAACAAACTAAGTACATTCATAATATCAATCTATCTCTATATATGTTTCTATTTCTGTAAGAGTGACGGATTTAATAACCAGATCATTAATATCTGACAGAAAATCAAAATACAGCTTTGTTCTTTCTATGGCTTCCGTATCGGAATCGGATTTAACCATCAAAACAGCTTTCTGCATTTTTACTTTTCCTTTAGGGGTCGCTTCTGGATAGTAGGAAACGACTTTGAAAAATTTCTCTCCCTCTCCTACTACAGAAATAATGTCTGTTTCCTTGATAGGAGAAATCCTAAAATCTTCATTTGTTTCTTTGCTTCCCCAATCAGTAGTGATCGCTTCTACTTCCGTATAGGTGTAAGCTCTGACAAGAATAGTTCTCTTAACAGGTATTCTTGGCGGTTTAAAACCGTCTGGATTGTCTGTCCAATAGTTTATAGTTGATTCAAAATACATGGTGTTTTAGATTAACAAGTTGGTTTTTGGGATTCTATCATACATTCTACGATCTCATCTATATCTTTTCTTTCTGGATTTGCTTGGTGAGCCACTTCGAAATGATCTCTAAAACATTTCTTTACAAATTCATCAAGAAGTTCTTTACCGTCAAAAACTTTCTTTTGTTCGAGAGTATCTTTTCTCAAAATCAATTCACCGTTTAAAGAATCTTCAAATTTTACAATTCTTTCTACAGGTTTATCTGTATCTGGACGGTGAATGTTGTTGTATTCAATTGTTATTTTTAAATAGCTCATATTGTTATTAGATTAATGATTGTAAAATAATTCCTTTTGTATAATCACACCCTTCGCTACCTCTTGGAATAATAACAAAATTCTTGGACGGTGATTCCATTTTGAAATTGTAGGTTATCTCCGGGTCGGGAAGGAAAGATGCTTTTTCTATGTATAAAAACTTTTTGGCTTTCTTTCTCCATGCGGAAAAATCATAAGAAAAAAGTGGTATTCCTTCTGCCGATAATAAAGATATCCAGTTTCCCCACATATCCATCACAAGAAGTCCTGCCGTTGCTTTGAAACTGTCGCCGGTATTCAAAGTAAAATTCATTACATGGTTGTAATCATCTTTGATACACTCTGCAAGTTCCCTTCCAAATTCTGAATGATTTTTTAAAGTGACTACAAGAGTGAGATGCCCGGTTTCGTATATTTCGTCACATCTCATGGCTCTTGCATCACTATCTAAAGCAACAAGGACATCTTTTGTAATCCCGTCATTCTTCCCCATCTTCCTTTTTGTTAGGGATAAGAAGAACGGACGGTACACCATTGCAACCTTGATTCAAAGGAATTTCATTCCATTTGCCTTTTGTAACGGCTTTCACTTTCAAAAATACATCCAAAGGAACGCCCAGCATTAATGGTTGCGGTTTGTAGGAATTGCCCTTTCTCCATTTTGCCATTTGAAGCTCGATGTTTGTCTTTACAGCTTCCATAGAAGGTAAATAAGATTCCAGCTCTTCTATTTTGCTTGCATTGAAAAGCGTTATTTTCCCATTTTCATGAGGAACAATGATATAAAATTTATTCTTCTTCATCTTCTTTTGTTTCTTTATTATGATCAAGTTGTTCTAATTTATAGTAGAAGTAATTCTCAAGTATGCTATATACCGTAACACAAACGGCAATTACGATAATGGTAAGAAAAATCCAATCTGTAATACTCATGTCTTTTTAGTTTTTGATGCTGCAAATGTAACACTTTAATGTTACATAATCACCCTTTTACAATTAAAATATGTAAAATTGTCAGTTTTTCTTTCTTTTGTTTGTTACTTATAAACGTTATTCTCCTGTATTTATGTGACAATAAACCAGTTCTTCTTTTGCCCTTGTAATGGCAACGAACTTCAAACAATCCTCCGCATACAAGGCTTTAGGTGTTTTTGCAAACTTGGACGGAATTAATTCAGAGTTTAAAAAGAAAACCCGTTTTGCTTCTAATCCTTTGCTTTTGTGTATGGTAGAAAGAATAATACCAGTTTTATCGTCAGAGAAAATGTTTTTGATCTTTTGTTTCAAAGCCAAAAAAGAACCGGGAAAACGCTTATACAGAATTTCAATGATAGAAACTTTTTCTTTCAATGCCATATAAGAAGCATTGTTAGCAATAGCAATTTCAGATAAACCTCTTTTTTTTAATTTAGAGGCTTTATCTTCCAATAGGAGATATAGATCGTCCAAACAACTTTGATTGTCCATCAACCGACAAAGATTCTCTCCGAAATCCCGTCCCATGATGGATGCTTTCTTTCCTTTCTCCAGTAGCATAATAAAAGCAGCGACCAATGGAAAGTTGTTCCTACAAAGAATGAAATCCCCACTTTCAGCTTCAAAGATGTCGCCACCCCTTACAACACCTTCTTTTGCTGTGACAGTGCATTCCGTACCAGGAAACACTTCGTTTGCTCTTTCAACAATTTGTCTTGCGCACCGGTAAGTAACAGAAAGTGGGAGGCAAATTGTATTCGGCATTTCTTTTATAGAGTTGAACACATCCAAGTCAGAACCCATAAAATTATAAATAAGCTGTTTTGAATCTCCTACAGCAATAAATCTTCCTCTTGGCTTGATGTATCTTTGTAAAATTTCCTTTTGAAGTGTAAATAAATCCTGTCCTTCGTCTACCATAACAACTTGATACTTAGGAAAGTTTATTTCATCTACAAAATTATAAGGAATCCATAACATGTCCGGAAAATCCATTTTGAAAGATTTGTTGTCTTGTATTTTAGCACAATCTTTTCTCCACCTTTCATTGATTTTATTAAGATCATTTATCATTGAATCTTCATAATCCAGATCATATTCAATGCAAAGCGCAGAGACATTTCTTTCGTTGATTTCACAAAGCGACAGCCTAATCTTTTCCCATAATTCTTGTAAGGCAAAATAATATCGCATTTTCTCTTTGTACTCCTTTTTTCTAAAATCAAATAATTCCATACAAAGAGAAAAGCATTTGTTTTCTTCAAGCTGCATTCGGAATCGAAAATTTTTCATTAATGTACGAAGTCCCATTGAATGAAAAGTGTTGCACTCTACTGTAGTAGGTAGTTTTGTTTTTAGCTCTTCTGCAATACTTTTGTTAAAAGCCATAAACAAACAACTTGTACCTTCTTTTGTCCGATTGCATAACTCTTTGAGCGTAAATGTTTTACCGCTACCCGGTGCAGCTTCTACTACTATGTTTTTATTGGTATTTTCGTAAGCATCGAAAATAGCCAATTGATACTTGCTCCATTCCATAATTCTTTTCGTTTGCTTTTATTGTTGTTAATCTTCTTTTCTTAGATAATGCAGGAACTCAAATGGCTCTCTTATACCATCTAAATATTCTTCGTCCCATTCGTTATCGTACGCTTCCCTTTCAAAAGAAATGTTTCGATAAGCCTCTTTGAAGTTCTTGTATTGGATCAATCTTACGATCCACTCTATCCCATACCATAAGAAAAAAGGTAGGATAAGAAGCTCTATTTGCTGTTTTAGATGAATGGATTCATGGTTTATTGTTGTTTTTCCCAACGGTTTGTACTTTTTCCTTGCGAAAATAAAAGGAAAAACAGTCATTGCTGCATATCCCTTAAAAGGGATCAGATTGTTATACACGACGATCTTTTTCATACTTACTGAATTTTTTATAATCTGCCAAATAATCAGCAATGAAATTTCCACAAACAATAGGATCATTGTAATCTTTCCTATGTCCCGGAATCCATTTGACCTTTATTCTTAATTTTGTGTGCTCCAAAACTTCCATGAAGATTTTCTCCCACAAGTCCTGATTTTCTACACACAAGTCCTCTTTCACCCAGTCTACAAATCTGTATCTCAATTGATCAGCCACATACTGACTATCTATATAGAAGGTAACGGTTGCCCTTAAATCCTTCCTAATAGCCTTTAAAGCCATTAGAACAGCTTCCGTTTCCCTTCTGCCTATAGTGGTATGAGAAAACCCTTTTCTTATGTGATACTCTTTGTCTTTCCATTTGATATAAACAGCAGAACCACCCAATCTTTTAGGATGTTTTGCATAGCAACTGCCGTCCGTCCAAACTTCAAGAACCTTTCCTTTTCTTTGCTTTTTCGCCATACTTCTTTAAAATCATCAAACTTGAATCATCCTCAAAACCCTTGTTCAACATATCGGTAACCGACTTCTTGTTTTTCAGCATTTCCCATAAATCCTTGTCTATGGTAGAAGAAGAAAGCAGGTATTGAATTGTGACCGGGTTTTGTTGTCCGCTTCTCTCCAATCTTCCTATTACCTGTACAAGATCGCTTGGACGAGGTGGCAATTCCAAAATAGCCATGTTTGAGCAAACCTTTTGAAGTCCATCCACCCCTGTACCCAGACATCCCATATTGGCAAACAAAAGTCTTTTGGAAGGATCGAAAGAAAAGTCAGACAATACCTTTTCCCTTTTCTTTCCGGTCGTCTCACCTATGACAAGCAGGCTGTTTTTGAAAAGTTTCTGAATGTCTTTCAAAATAGTGGAATGAGAACCGAATACGAGTAATTTGTCATCTTCGTTTGCTTCTAACCATTCTTCTATCCATTTTTTAATTGCTTTCACCTTTCCTTCCAAAGAAAGCTGTTTTAGAAGATTCATCTTTACCAAAAACTCCGCTCTTGCAGCTTTTTCCACCTTTTCTTCATCCTTGAAATGCTTAAAGATAAATTCCAATAAATCTTCTTCCGCAGACTTGTAAGCCTTCTTGTTGGTTATCTCGCATTCCACCATGTTTTCGGTTACAGGCGGAAGCTCTTTTAAAGCATCCCGTTTACTTACATGGAAATAGCAACATTTGATGAGAAGGTCGTTCAGTTCCTTGATATTGGATGCACCTGTCACATCCATTCCAAAAAAAGTTTCTTTCATGTTGCAATATCTTTCAAAGAAATAGTGATGGTAAGGGTCATCCGGCGCAATCTCTTTCAATCTTCCTATAAGTGCAAGTATGTTCAACAGTTCTGACGGACGGTTCATGATAAGCGTACCGGTTAACCCTATGATGGCAGAGGATTTTCCCGTCAACTTTTTGAATGTTTTACTCCGTATGGATTTCCTGTTTTTCAGAAAATGGATTTCATCGGCTATGATAAGAGAGAATGTCTTTTTCTTCATCCCGTCCAGCCTTATTTCGATAGAGGTCTTGCCGTTCTTTTCTGTTCTTCTCCCCAGAATGTCGTAATTGATCACAAGAACATCGGCATCAAAATCTTCTGCCGGTGAAGTAGTGGAAATGACAGATACCCGTCTATTGGGATTTGTTTCTTTCCACTCTCTCAACCAACCGGATTTCACAGAAGCCGGACATACCACCATACAAGGGAAAAGATCAAGCATTTCTGCATAGAAAATGGACGAAGCGGTCTTCCCTGTTCCGACCGAAGAACCGTTTACATGGTTTCCGTGATTGATAGCGTAATAAAGATAGTCCATTTGATAGCTTCTCGGCTTTTTTAAGAGAGAAAGTTCTTCTATCAATAGTTCTATATCCTTTCTTGACAAAAGTTCCTTAAAAGGCTTTATTTCAGCTTTGCAACCTGTACGAACAATAGAAAGAGGATCAACTTCTTCTATTCCGCAATCCGATACAAATTCTTTGAGCAGAATTTCTTTAGCAGGATCAGATTTGATGTACAGTTCCTTGTTGGCAGAATTTCTTTTGTAAGAAGAAATGAATTTAAGCCTAAGTAACGCTTCCTTATCCAATCCGGCAAAATACCAATAGTCTTTTTCCTTGTAGTAGTACATCATTGATTCAATTTTATGTATTTACCTGATAATGATAAATTTTTGAGAATATTGTCAGCTTTACTCCCATAAGCAACGAAGCAACTATCTGTTCCTGGACTTCCGCCTTCTTTTCCGTGTTCATCAATAAACTTGATTCTTTTCCTTAGAAAATAAATAGAAGAGGCTTTATTCCATACAAATTCATGAAACATTGTGTTTCCTACTCGTGCATAAATAAGAGCTATTCCATTGTTGTGTTCTGATAATTTTCCCATAAATAGCTTTATTGTAGGGTTTGAGTAAGGTAGATTAAGAAATACAAACCCTTTCCAATCCTGTACAAGTCCATCATCTTCTTTGGTAAAGCATTTCTTTGCAGTGTACCAATCTTTTTTAGGAGCACAAGGATCAAGATCAAAATCATCTCCTAACGCTTCTATAATGTAAGGTGGCGTGTACCATTCTACTGTTGCTGACCTACCACCTCCAAATTTTGTTTCAAAATTAGTATTCATTTCTTTCTATTGTCTATAAATTCAAAATAATACTTGTCATTCTTACACTTGATTTTCTTAATGATACAGAAATTCTTGATATTGACTTTTCCGTCTCTTTCCAGTTTGTCGAATATGACTTCAAAGAGTAGGGAGATAATCTTGTCTACAGATCGCATGGAAATAAAACTTCTGGCATTTGTCCTAAACCCGGCTTTATTCAATACTTTCATGAAGTTGAAAGTTACCTCCCTGTAAATCTTATTCATTCGTTTTTATGTCAAATTAAACTACTCGAATTGATCGTCTTCATTAGGATCATAAGTTTCTTCATCCTCGAAGTCATTGATCCAGTCTTCTATATCTCTTTCCATCCTATTTTGATTTCAAATTCTTCCGGTGTCAAAATAGGAATGTTCAAATTCTTTGCTTTCTTCACTTTGGATGAAGAACTTTCCTTGTCTTTCGTTACAAGAATTGTGGTGTTTTTGGATACACCGGAAACAACTTTGTGGCCTTCTTTTACAAGACGTTCTTCCCACTGTTTATTTCTGAATCCTGTAAAGCAAACTGATTCGGGATTGTCGTTTTCCACCGTTTCTTCTTGGATAAAAGAAATAGAAACAGGTGTACCACTGCAAAGTTCAAAGAATGTCTTTAGTCCGTCATTGAAAGATTTTGCAGTAGTCTCGGCAATACCATCAATAGAAAGCAAGTCTTTCATAGGAACTTCCTCGTTTTCGAACATATAGTCTATCTGGTCTTTGGTGAAGCTGTTGAAAATCATCTGGCAAGTCTTTTCTCCTATCACACCACCGAATACATTGTAAGCAGTCAGAACTCTTGCAAAAGGAACTCCATCGTCTACATAGGAATCAAATTGCTTTCGCAGTTTTTTGGAAAGGCTTTTCCCTATTCCTTCAATCTTTTCAAGCTCCTCTTCTGTTGCGTTTATGATGTCCTCGATAGAGAAAAGTCCACCTTTATAGAGTTTTCTTACAGTTGCTTCCTGCATTTCTTCCGTACCCAATGTAGCAAAGAAATAGACAAGTTGCTTTATCGCTTTTTCATCACAATTAGGATTTAAACAAACAAGGTCGGTTAGGGTTGCATCCCATTTCAAAGGTTCTCCACAAGAAGAACAGAACATCATGCTGTCACACATCCCCTCAAAGCACTCAATACTGTATTTTAACGTTTCCAAGTGTTTGGGGATAACATCTCCACTTCTTGTGACCACTATATAAGCATTAGGGCAAATATGGTTATCAGTAATGTATTTTGCATTGTAACCGGTACAGCGTGTAACCGTAGCACCATCAAACTCAACCGGTTCAAAAACGATTACAGGCTTACTTTTCCCATCTTTTGAAATACCCCATTCGATAGAAGTAACTTTGGTTGTGTACCTTTCTTGCCAATCCGGGTTTTTGTAAGCAATCGCGTAACGCGGATTTCCGTTAGGAAGCCTACCCAAAGCATTACGAGTGTTCTTGGCGTCCACTTCAATTACAAGACCGTCACATTTGAAGTTTTTGGTAAGTTCAAACAGTTCGTTCAAGTAATCAAAAGCGGATTTTTCATCATCGAAAACAGAAGCGGAAGTCACCCAGTATTGCGTAGCATACGGTTCATAGGTATTGTAAAGCTCTGCAAGCTGCAAAGATTTATCCCTATCTGAATCCATGATACCGTACCGGATATAGGCGGTATTTCCTAAAACCTGCGGATTCATTTCATCTGCATTGAAAGCTCCTGCCACAGAATTTCTTGCACTTTTGTAACCAAGCGGTTTTACGTTTTTCAAAAACATACCGACCGGGATAATTGCTTCGCCGAAAGTAAAGCAAGACTTCTTGCCCACAGGGTTGCCATGATTGACATATTCGTAATGCCGGTCGCTTCTTTGTCCTTCTACTCCGTCACCTCTTGTCCAGCATTCATTTGTCGATTCGTCCACCAAAAGGGAAATGCCGTCATATTTAGGTGTAATGACAATTTTGTCATTTGGGTGAAGTTCCCATACATCTTTGACCCATCTTCTGATCTCACTGATTGTTTTTACCTTTTCCAAAGAAAACATAGGATATGGCAACTTTTCCATCCGGTCACCCTTTTTGTTTTCTTCAATGATAGGCTTTGTCAGGATTTCACTATCAGGATATTCCTTTTTTAACTGATCAATCAAAAGATCATACTCCTTATCACTCATAATAGGAGCACCTTCTCTGTATTTTTGGTTGGCTTCTATGATTTTGCCTTCCAGTTCTTTTTGTTTCTGTGTCATGATTTTATTTGTTTAAGGATGAAAGGAATGCTCTGGTATTTTCTATAGAATCACACTCGCTTTCTTCTTTTTGTTTGTCCTTGTTTTCTATCAAAATCTTATAGGCTTCCGGGAAGTTATCTTGCAATTGCTTTTCTGTACTGATATGGTCGAGAGCACAAGTAACTCTGTTTCCGGTTTCTTTTTCCAGCTTTTTAAGCTCCTGCACCTTCTCGCTTCATTCCAAAATATCTTTTTCAAAATAGCGTTTCAAATCGTCCAGATATTCATCATAGAACATTTTGGGCATCCCTATTCCATCCAAAGGAATAGCCTTATAGATGGTTACATTCTTTGTTTTTAGAAGTTCGTTTGTCGGGATATTTTTGTAAAACAAAAGTGGTTGCATGGACGGATATCTGTCTACAATGGATTTTATTTCTGGCGGAAGAATATCATCCACTCTATCTTGCAATTGTGCTCCAATTGCCGCCAAATAATCACTCAATTTCTTTTCTACTTTTTGGACAAATTGATTTCTAATCATTTCTTTGTCCGCTACTAATAGTTTAGCCATAATCTCAAATTCTTTTCGTTACCTTTAGTAATATAAATAATGCAATTAGAATAGTAAAAGCTCCTACTCCCATCCCTCCTAAAAAAGAAAGCAATCTGTTGGGAGCTGCTTTTACCTCTTCTTTCAAGTTTCCGTTTTCTTCACTCATCTTGGACAGTCTTTCTTTAAGGCTTTTTACAACCAATTCCAGACTATCGCAAGAAGCTGTCACAATAATGGTGTCACCTATTTTCTGAACAATCACATTTGCTTGTCCCTTGCTTGTTTCCCTCTTTTCTCCATCTTCCATCTTTTTAGGATTGATAGTGAGGTTTACAATTGAATAGGGAATCTTTATAAGCGTGTCTGTCAGTTCTCTTTCCCAGAATAGGGAATCCTTTAATGTGAAGTTATAGTCTGTTCTTTGGGAAGGACGGGATTTGCACCCGCCCAAACCAATAAAACAACAAAATAACAAACAAAAAGCAATTACTGAATTTCTTTTCATCATATACTTTCCTTTATGATTGCGGATTTTAAAAATCCTGTTATTCCTATCCTTAATGATTTCAATTTTCCGTTTCGAACAACATCCAATTCAATGTTTCTAAAATCCCTTGCCACTCTCACACCTTTGATTGTGGCTTCTCCTATTCCGGGAAGTTCTATTGTCTTATCTCTCAATCTGTTTAGGATACAGTTATTCTTCGAGTTCATGCGGTTTTAATACGCTTTTGTAAATCACGAAGTTATCATGCCCAAAACTAATAGAGATAGAATCACGTTCCTTTATCCATCCTTTTATTGTTCCTTCCGAATAATTGGAAAGGTTGGCTTTCAGGATAATATCTGTAATATCCCTTCCAATTGCTTCGTTTTGGTAAAAGTCTCTTGTTTTCCCATTGAAGTTGTCTAAAAGAATAGTCCTTTCCATCTTTCCGTCTGCCGACATAATAGCAAGAACAGGCTTCTTTCCTATTCGTTGCATATGACTGATAGCTATGTAAGAATTATGTTCCATGATTGATATTTATTTTACGTTCAACATGTTCTTAATTGCTTTCTCTTGATAGAAGCGTTTTCTATCTTCGCTTCCGTCTTTTTTTGAAAAATCGTTTGCCCTTTTCTTCAATACCTTTGTCTTGTTTTCGGTGGACATCATTTTAAATTCTCCTATGGAAATATCGGGAACTGTTTCGTTCTTTTCTTCTTCATAGGAAACTTGAATGCCACATACCGGACATTTGGGAAGATTTGAAGGGACAAGTTTATTGTACCGAAAGACGAATTTTGCGTTTGTCATGGGAGATTTTATCCCAAACCTTTCGCAGTTTTCATTGCCACAATATATTCTTATCATTCTGAATCTGTTTGATTTTGTCCTTCAAAAGAGAAAGTTGCTTTTCCACTTCTTCCAGTCTTGAAGGGTCGTTTACATTACTTTTGAGATAGGAAAGATCGTGTTCGATACTTTCCAGTCTGTCCAAGAAGGACAAGACAAAAATGTTCAAATACTTACCGTTTGCCATAGTCGAAATTATTTTGTTTGTTACTTATAACGGACGCAAATGTAACAGTATATTATTACATCACCAAGCATTTTTGTACATTTTTGTCTTGAAATTGTCAGATTTCTAAATCAGGACTTTCCGTCTTGCATATTCGGCAATCAGAATACCATCCCTATCCGGGTGTTTTAGAAGCACTTCCGGGAACAACCTTTTCCCTATATCCAAAGAAGCCTTTTTAAGCTCCGGTGCGCCTGTAATTCCCTTTGGCAGTAGCTCTCTTTGCCATTCCTTGGAATCCACAAAAATATACGGTACTTGGTAAAGCTCCAATACAGTCAGCTCTGCTTCCAACGCACGCATGGCAGAACAAGTTGCCTCAAAGCGTGCAGGATTCTTCATGGGACGTTCAACAATCGCAACGCATGGTGCGTGTTCCTGTAAATCTGCAATAATTTCTGCCAATACTTTTACATCCACACGAGAGATGTTTTTCTTTGCTTTTGTGTAATCCTGACCGGAAATAACAGGTGTTTTTACCATGTTGTAGTAGGTAAGATCTTTCCCTACTATTCCAATCGAGCCGGTCACACCATTATCTATTCCAATATAAAATTTCAATTCTGTTTCCTTACTCATTGTTCAATACGGCTTACACCGTTCTCCTTTATTATTTTAAGTGTTTTGCACTTAGCGTTTTCATTCGAAATATGGGTAGTAATCAAAATAGGATACTGAATAAATTCCAACGCTTCAATCACGTCATACAGACTTTCTTTTGATAATCCTTCTGTGATTTCATCAATGGATAGAAATTGCAGTCCTCCCCATTTGTTTGTTTCGTTTATCATATTCTGGATAGCAATAATAAGGGCTATCTCCACCCTTGCACGTTCGCCACCGCTGTAATACCAAAAGTTTTCCGCTTCGTCCCGGACAACATACGGAGTTATTTCTTCTTTGATATCTCCATCCGCTTTTGTCTTAAACCCTTCTATCAAGATACGAAGGTCGCTATTCTCTGCTTTCAGGATATTGTTCGCTCTCGATTGAATGTTTTTCAACTGTTCCAATGCAAGGTACATCTTGAAAGACTTAAATCTGCCGATCCATTCTTTTTTCTTGAATAGAAGTGCGTCCAAATCGGAAAGCTCCTTGTCATATCCGGCAATCGAAAGCATAGTGTCCTCTATTTGTTTTTCTTGTGAAGACACATCCACTTTCGTAGCTTTTTCTTTCTTGATTTCCTTTATCTGCTTTTCATTGTCTTTGGTATCGGACATATTGGATTCAATCTTTTCAGACAAGGTTTTCTTTTTCCTTTCCAAAGAAGAAATAGTGCTTTTGATACTTTCAATATCATCATTGATCTTGTAAATAGATGTATTGATTTCCTGTGCCGACTGACGAATCTTGTCTATTTCATCCTCTTGCTCGTTTTTTATTTGGATGAAAGAAGAAATAAGGTCTTCGTATTCTTTCAAAGATTCGTCCAAAGTCTCCATCTCGGAAATAACTTCTTTTTCCTGCTTTCCGATTTTTACTTTCTTCTTTTCCTCCTGTTCCAGTGTAGTGTCTTTCAATGTAAGGAATTTGTGCTTACATTTTGGACAAGTAATTGCACCGGATAAGTTTACAAGGACTTTTCTAAGGGACACTTTCAAATCGTCATGGATTTTTGAAAGCTCTTCTTTCATTTCCAAGACTTCATTCTGATTTGCTTTTGCTTCTCCCAATTCCTTTTTAACGGATTCGATTGTCTCTTGTATCTCTTTGGTAGAAGGCAGGCAGTCTTTCTTCTTTTCTTCCTCTTTCAAAAGGTCTTCCAGCTCTTCCAAAGCGGAATTATTTTCTTTTATACTTTTGTCTGCACGACTAATTTCATACCGGAAAGAATCAATTTCTTCTTTCAGAGACTTTATCATACCTTCTCTTTTTTCGATACGAAATAGTTTGTCGGCTTCAAAGTCAAAATTGGCAGCATCTTCTATTACCTGTTTTAGTGCTTCTATGCTACCTTCTGCACGATCCTTTTTGCTTTGAATAGCAAGTTTTTGAGAAGATAAAATGTCCAGTTCTTTTTGAATGATGTCTTTTGCTCCATCCAAAAAGTCGTAATTGATAAACCGGCTGATAAGAGCCAATTTATCTGTATTGGAGCTTTTAAAGAACGATTTGTAGTATTCCTTGCAGATAAGGAAATAGCTTTTTAAATCTTCCGGTGAAATGGCAATCCAAGAAAGGATATAGTTGTTCCCGTCTTTTACGGTAGCAAGTTCTACCGGTTTACCGTTCAAAGACACATTTAGTTTACTGCTTCCTTTTAAGGGCAAAATACGCTCGATAGAGAGAGTTTCTTTTCTTATTGGACACTCTATATCGAGTAACACTTTTGCTTCCTTCTCACCCCTTCTAATGAGCTTTTTATCCACACTGCTTCGGTAATTGTTCCCGGTAATGGTAAAATAGACAGCTTGCTGCATGGATGAATTATGGGTAGGAATGTAGTTGTTTGTGACAAACATGCCGTCTTCACCGGAAACAGTTATGCACTGTTGTTCTTCCGTGCCCAAACAAGTAAAAGCGATCATCTTCCGGGAAGATTTACCCAAACATTCCGGCACTTCAAAAAAGACTTCTTCGTTTTTCGATCTTTTCATGATTTCTTCAAGCGGGATCACATGCCAGTCTTCGCCTTTATGCAAACGTACTTTCCATAAATGACTTCTGTTGCATTTGACTTCCGTCCCGTCAGAAAACGTAATCTTATAAGCAACATCAATGTCATGAAAAGGGATTGCTCTTACTACTTGATACCCACCGGAAGGATGAAGGATAACATCTCCTACCTTTATTTCTCTCATTTTTACAAACCCATTAGGAGTAAGGATGTCTGCATCCATTGTTAAGGCTTTCCCGCTACCATTACTTCCTTGATTGTCGTCTGTTTTATTTAACCCTACAAGTGCAGTTACCCCATCTTGAAATTCGTATTTAAAGTGTTCGAATGACACGAAATTTGTTGCTTCAATTCTAATCGGCTTCATTTTCTTCTTCCTTGTTTTCAAATGTTGTTTCTTTCTTTCTGAACGTATCAAGAACATCCTTCTTGATTTTCTCAAACAGCTTTACATCCTCCAAGAGACGTTTTCTTGTTTTCGGGAAACCGAACCCTATCTTTTCTTCCCCATAGTAGATGTAAGTCCCTTTTTTGGAAAGTACACCCAAATCAAGTCCCATGTTCACAATTTCCATCACCTTGTCAATCCCTACCCCGAACCGGATAATGATTTGACATGCTTTAAAAGGCGGTGCAACCTTGTTTTTCTTACAGGTTATCTTCACCTTGTTGGAAACTTGTGTTTCTCCTTCTTTTTCAGAACCCACACGAGCAAGCTCGATCCTCTGACTTGCATAAAAAGGAATGGCAAAACCTCCCGGCGTTGTGGTGGCCGCGCCGTATCCGCCTATGTTAGACCGGATTTGATTGATGCAAAAAAGGATACATCCGGTCTGCTTACAGATGTTCTTTAGGATATTTACTTGGGAACTTAAAAGGCGAGCTGTAAGTCCTATATGTGCGTCCCCTGCCTCTCCATTCAAAAGAGCAGTAGGAACAAGTCCGGCAATGGAATCGATCACAACAAGTCCGATAGATTCTTCATTGCACATTTCCTTTGCTATTTCAAGCACTTCTTCTGCGGTAGAAGGCTGGGAAAGGATAAACTTGTCGGGGGACAAATCAATTCCTATCGCCTGCATGTATTTTGGATCAACAGCGTTTTCCGTGTCAAGATATCCTACCGCTTTTCCTGTTTTCTGCACTTCCGTTGCCAAATGGAAAGCAATACTTGTCTTACCGGAAGAAAAGCCTCCGTAGGCTTCCACAACACGACCTTTTGCCCATCCTCCACCAAGTATTTCGTCCAGTAGGTAAGAACCGGAATGAACAAATTCAATGTCCTGCCTTTTCCCTGCCACAGCATCCTTGCCAAAACGATCTTCTATTCTTGAAATAAGATCACCTAAACGATTGGGTTTCTTTTCTTCTACAGGTTGTTCGTCTGTCACAACAAGAGCTTCTTCTATCTTTTTAGTTTCCTTTTTCTTCGCCATAAAGCAGTTTGTTTAAAATTTCCTTTCCTTCTTTTTCATCATATCCGTTTTCTTTGCAGAAAGACGAAAATCTGTCTTCTATATCCTTTTTCTCCAAAGTCTTTACCTCTACGGTAGGAGCAAGGACTTCCTTTATTTCTATTTCCTTGAATTTCTTTTTGATGTCCACACCTTCTTTTGTAAAAGCATCTTTATCAAAAGCATCAAGTGAAGATTGTTCTCCCCAAACCTTTACCCTTACACGAGCGGTAGGGTTTTCTTTCTTGAACTTGTTAATAAGTGCCACCGCTTGCTTGTGTGGTGTTTCTTCTAAGTCAATTTCCAGTTTTTTGAATACTGTTCCTTTTGTGGAAGGGATAAGATCGACTTCCAAATCAGAATCCAGAAGCCAAAAACCCTTCTTTTCATCTTCCCCAAAATTGTTCTGTTGAACACTTCCCAAATGGTAAATGTTACTGCCTACACGTTGGTAATTATGATAGTGTCCCAAATACACTTTTTTAAACATCTCGAACATGGAAGGCTTTAGTTCGCTTTTTACTTCTGTACCGTCCATGTTCTTGCTACCGGTTACGGCAAAGTGCCCGAATAGGATGTTCTTCTTTCTCTTGTCCCCGATTTCTGCCAATTCGTCAAGTAAAATGTCATCAGTGAAAAATGGCAGGAAAAAGCAATAAACCCCTTCTATCTGCATACCGTCCAATTCTTCCACCAAAGTAAAAGAAGGATGATGCTTGAAAGCTGTAAGAAATGACTTTTGACTTGAATAGGATGTTTTGTCATGATTACCGGGAATACAAATTATTTGATGTCCGTTTTCGTCATACGCTTCCAATATTTCGTGAAGCGTAGAAAGGCACACCTCCCTTTGGGATACCCTGTTGTCAAAAACATCACCCAGCCAGATATGAGTTTTAATACCCTTTTTGTCGGCTATTTCCATTTCTTCCAGCAAAATATCTTTTATGGTAGAAGCATTTCCCTCTGACAGATGATGGTCGGTTGAGATTATAGCTAAATATTTTTTGCTCATGTTTGTTTTGTTAGAAAGGAAGGGGACTGTATTTCAAGTCCCCAAACCAAATTAGAAAAATATGAAAACTAAAAAAGAAGAAATTATTTCTTTTTCATTTTGGCTTTCAGAGCTTGCAATCTTGCCTTAGCCTTTAGAAGTTCTTCGTCCTTGTCCGTAGCATCTTCGTCAATAGGAGATTCTTCTTTGGGTTCTTCCTCATTTTCCGGTTCATCGTCCGATTCCGGTTCAGATGCCGTTTCTGTGGAAGTTTCATCTTCTTCCGGGAAAGGAAGTGCCTCTCCAGCTTGTGCCAAATCATACCAAGAACGAACCTCTGCTATTGTCAGATCGTCCGGCAATTCAGCTTCCGGGTACTCTTCTCCAATATAGTCTTCCAAGAACTTTTTCATCTTTGAAAGGGGAGGGTAGGGAGCGACTTTTGCTGCTTTTTCTTTTGCTGGCGCACTTGCCGGAGCTTTCTTTTTGGGTTCGGGTTCGTCACTTTTTTCATCCTCGTCTTCCGGTTCTTCTACTTTCTTTGACTTAGAGGTGGATTTTGTCTTTTTGGGAGCATCATCTTCTTCCCCCTCATCGTTTTTGCTACCCTCATCCGGGATCATGGCAGCCATTTCCTCTATTTCAGTAAGGAAGCCATCATCAGCAAAAATATCGTATCCGTTTTCTTCGTCAAAACGCTTCAACCCGTCAAGAGCCATATTGAAATCTTTCTGTGAATAAACATCCTTGTAGATTTCTTCCAGCGTAGGAACTTCATTCAAGAAATATTCCATGTCTTCGTCAGGAATAGCAGTCTCTTCAAAGAACTCATCCCAAGATTGTCCTTTTTTCGGAACACCGGCAGACAAAGAGTAAGTTTTCTTTCCTTTGTCGTCTTCCCCCATTGTGATCACAAGCGGGTATGCTCCTTCCAATTGAGAGAAAATATCGAAAGAAACCGTTTCATCGTCCGACATTTCAACCGAAATTTCCTTTATGCGGTTCATCCATGTTCCGTACAATTGCAAACGGGCAAAGTCTTTTGTTCCTTGGTACACATAGCAAACATACGCCAAAGACGGGTTGATACCCCATACGAACTTGTTTCCTTTTTTGTACCCCATAATAGGGTTAAGGAATTTTCTGCGTTCTGTATCGTCCTGGTATTCTTCGGAAGCCTTTTTTCTCACATAGTCGCAATACAGGACAATAGGGTCTTTCCCTTTCAAAAGATTCTTTCCGTGAATGTCGGCGCAGAAAACATTCTTGTCTTTTACCTCTTTGCCGGTCACCTTACCGTTCGCATCATAAGTAGGAACTTCTACACGCAATTTGGACACCTTACAAGCTACATAAGCCTTACCCATTGCCGGAACAACACGGAATACATTTTTTCCTTTCTGAACAGTAACAAAGCCTGTATAGCTCTTACTGCCTTTGTACATTGTTTTTTCAGCTTGCTTTACTTCCGCTTCTACATCTTCAATTGATTGCTTCTTGAATTTCGATCTGTCAAATTTCATAATTCTTTTAATTTAATTGATTGATAAATAAATTGTTATTTCTCTTTTACCTGTTTTAAGAATGCTTCAATAATCTGTTTTTGTTCTTTTTCAAACATACCCACAAATTCTTTGAAAGAAACGGGTTTATTTGCCTTGTCTTCTACCTCAAAATAGGGCACTCTTTCAGCAACTCCTTTTAAGTCTATACCATAGGCTTCTGCCGTTTCATACTGCTTGCCCGTTTCCTTTGCTGTTCTGATTCTGTACAAATCCCATAAAAACGGTGCGTTTGCACATTGAACGATTGGTAATTATATATCAGTACAAACCGATATATATTAATTAATAAATTTCTTAACTGGGTTACACCCAAACCCTGTATAGGGTGGCATTACTGCATCCCCTTTTACTTTTCTCATGATGTTATAACTTCCGTTGATGTCTGCATTAAGTAAAATTCCATCTTTTGTTTTAAAAAGTCCTCTTTTTACTCTTTTGCCAACGTAAGAATCATGATGTTCCACTGGTTCTAAATCAAAAGAACTGCATTTTGACGTATGAGATTCATTTACTTCAACAAATCTTAGTCCTTGTCTTTCTGATTTATACCTCAACATTGATATAAACGTTTCAAATGGAATGCTTACAAAATTCTGATTGTTTCTTTTACCAAGATTGGTACTTTGCTTCCATCCATCATTATGTCCTACTATCAATGTTGTAATATTATCTTCTAAACAAATATTGACAATTTCTTTACTTGCTTTATGAAGATAATCTTTCACTTTATTGTTTCTTTTTCTTGTTAAAGACATTAACCGTCTCGAATTTTCTTTTCCATTTATCTTTTTTAATTGTTGTTGAACTTTTGATTTCTTTTTATTATAATACTGATTTATGGATTTCAATTTTCTTCCATCAATCAAAATAGCTTTATTACTTACATTAGTAACAATAGAAGCAAGATTGTTTACACCCAAATCAATAGACATAACTCTATTGTTATCAGGAAGTTGTTCTTTTGCTTTTGATTCATACACAACCTCTATGATATAACAATCCGGCTTAGGAACAAATCGAACTTGTTTTACAGAACCTTCTTTGCAATTCGTTTTCAAAGGTGACAATCCTTCTTTCTTTGGAAAGAAAATGAAGTTTCCTTTGTGCTTAAACTGCGCATAAGAATAAGAAAATACATTTCTACCTTTTGTTTTATGTTTATATCTCGGAAATTTTGGACAACCGGTAAACTTTTTGTTATCCCGTTTCCAAGACTTGATAGCAGAAAAATAAGATTTTAGGTTCTTGTCTAAAGCCATAAGAACTTGTTGAGAGGATGATCCACTCATTGCTCTATAATCTATATTATTTTCTGCTACCATTTTCTTATTAAGTTCTCCTGCTCTTATCCACTTCCCCGTACAAAGAAACTCTTGTTTTATTGTATATAAAGCAGCATTATACAAGTTTTTGGACAAAAAGCAAATTCGATCTAAATCTTTGTATCTCTTATCATTTACAGAAATAATATGTTGTTCTACCAAATACATGACGCAAATATAAATAGAATATTTGAAATTTTATATTTAAATTATATTATTTCTGTAAACTGATATATAGTTACCTCTCTTTTATGATTAAAAATGTGTTGATCTCACCTTCCACCAAATTGTCCAGAAATTCTTCCGGTGTTGCCTTCGGGACAAGTCCCGTCAACTTTTTGTCCTTTGACTGCAATGCCCAATAGAGACTGTCTATTTCTGCCAAATGCTTTTTCTTTTTGACCAAATCCTTTTGCATGGCATGTAGCTCTGGATTGATTGTCAAAATATCGTCCAAAGAGCTTTCCGTAAGTTTCACAAGTCCTATGTCTTCCACTTTAACTTTTCCGCCATTTACAATGGATTCACGTCTTATCTGTGTAGCAAGTTGTGCTTTATAGACATTAAATTCCACTTTTGCAGATTCATACTCTGATTCTGCTTGTGCTCTAAGAAGCCCTACTTTGTTCAACAGGACGGAACAAGTGGCGATTTCCCCATACAAATTTGCATGGTCTATGGAAGTCACCGCATCCATGTCCAATTCGTTTTTCAAATCATTGGAGAGCAAAACTATTGCTTTATCTCCAATATTCCTTACAAGTTTCATACTCCAAGTTTTATAAATTTACTGTTACTGTTTACTTGCAATACATATTCTTCTTTAAACTTGTCAAAGTTAGCCTTTCCACTTAGAAGAAGGATGCTTTTCTTTGAAGATATAAAGAAGTCTGCGTTCTCCTCGTAATCGTCCGGGAAAATAACCACACGAAGGAATTTGTAATTGCTTTCAAGCAAAAGATTGGCAAACCGCCCTTTCCTTCCTTCTCTTTCTTCCACTTCCAAAACATAACCACCTACCATAACCATTTCATAGGTCGATCCGTCATAGTTTTGCAAATCTTCCACATTGTAAAAAACCCCGTTTCTAACTTTTGGTTTTAGGTATTCCCTTACCAATCCTTCGTAGTCAAAGAAAGCAAAACCGGACTTGTTCTTTTGTTGTAAAAGCCACCACCAATCCTTTGCAATCTTTTTCTTTTCAAAAGCAAGAAAATATTCATCCTTCTCTTTGTCGATTTTGATCTTATTCTTTTCCCGATACTTTCCAAGCATGAACTCCCTTGCAGAAAAGATATTGGAAAATTCCCTTGTTTCATCCATCGTATCGAACGCACCGGAATAAATAAGATTTTCAATAACGGATTTGTTCACCGCCGATCCTTTGAATGTATGACGATCAATAAATTCAGCCAAAGAAAAATACTCCCCATTTTTAGAGCGTTCTTCCATAATCTGATTCTGTGCCTTTTCTCCTACTTGTTTTGTTGCATTGATCGCCCAATAGATGCTATTGTCTTTTTTGTCCGCTACAATGTTTATATCGGACTTATTGATATTTACAGGTTTGATTTCGATCCCTTCTGTCTGCTGCATTTCATTGACGTATTGAGGAAAGTCATCTTCACTTGCACGGGACAGAGCAACCGACCAAAATTCCAAAGGATAATGCACTTTCAGCCATAAAGAATTGTAAGCATTAATGGCGTATGCAGCAGCATGGCTGTTACAGGTTACAATTCCATTTGCAACAAAATTGTGATTTTCATCTTCCATTTCAATGTCATACACATCTTCATTGCCTACAAATCTTACAGAAATAACATTTGCCATTTGCGCATTGGAGCTATCATTAGCAACAAACAAAGTTTTTCCCATAAGAAACTCTGCATATACCTTCCCTTCTGTTGTAGGGAATTTATGGTTTCCTGTTGTTCTTATCTTCTTCCCATCAACAAGAGAAATTTCATATACAGGTCTGTTGCCGGAATACCTAACGTCTTTTATTTTGGAAAAATACAACGAACCATTTTGTTTCATACTTTTTGCCATAAAAGAGTTGCATTCTTGATTGTAAAAAACATGAAACAATCTTTCAACTGTTATTTCCCCTAATCCAACAACATATACTAAAGTCCTGAAACTCACACACTTATTGAACGAATACTTAGCAAATTCCTCCATCTGTTCCCAAAGAATTTCAGCATTCTTTTCTGTTACCCCTTTGCTTCCAAATTTACCAACATATCCTTCAATAAATTTAGTTTTTAATGGAAGTAAAACATCTAACTTTTTCTTACCTAATGATTTTCTTACTTTATCACATGTAACTAAGTCAAAGTCAGCAAGTTGATTGCAAATGTTCATAATTTGTTCTTGGTAGCAGTTATGAACAACCAAACCTTCGCACACAAAACTATGATTGTTTTCTACTTTCAAATCATACACTTCTTCTTCGCCATAATTTTTAACATTCAAAACCTTTCCCCAAAACAAATGTTTTACAAGGTCTTCAATGTTATTTTTATAAACATTTCCTGCTTTTATAGCTTTGGTATGACGCAAAGATTTATTCAAATTTTCCCAATTGCAATAATTTTCAACCCTATCTTTTGGTATTTTCAAAAATTGATTGGATGGGATTTGAAAACCTCTTTTACCCAAACAATTCGTATGAATAAGAGATTTAAACCTAAATCTTAATTTGTTTTGAACATCACTCCAATTCAAACAAGGATATCCATCTTGTCTGTGGGAAATATGACAATAAATACCATAAGATTGAAGTTTATAATAGATTTGTCTTACTAATTTATTGTTACACATATTAAGAGTAGAGCTTGATAAACCTCCATCTCCTTCCAATATACCGCTCAATGTGTCAATTGTACAGGAAGCTGGCAATTCTTTGTTATAGCAATTTTTACCCCACAAACCTTCTTCTTTCAATAAAGCTATTAAAGGGTTTTTTACAAAACCGGACGAAAAATACCCATTTTCCTTTCCCTTGTTTCCTTTTACATATACCCTCCAAGAGCAAGCAAGAACATTGTTTTCAGTTATTCTTTCATGCTTTGTTACATTAATAAAACAAGAAGGTAAAACTTTTTCGATCACTGATTTTAAAAATTGTACCACTTCTATACTTCCAACCGTAAAATAAGGGGTGCTGCTACATCTTCCTTCTGCGATAAAGAACCCTATCATCCAATTCTTTAAAGAATCTTCGTTTTCTTCTTCAACAGGAATTTGATCTTGCATCCAATAAGCCTTAATGAAGTCCCCTTTCTTTAGATTAGATGCTTCTTTCCATCCATCAGAAGTTAAAACTTTATGATCGCCTGTTACCCTTAATTCTCCACCAAACGAAGTCACTATTTTAATAGTGTTTTTTGTACCATTATTAAATTTGTCCAAAACTTTTTGATAAGAACCATCTTCGGTTTGAACATATTCACCAACACAGATATCTTTTATTTTTTTTACTCCTTTGGATGTTTTTACATCCATTTCAGAAGAAACACACATCACAGAATAAGTATTTTTCAGAATTTCTTCCGCTCCAATAGGATATTCCGGTTCTTTTTCTCCATTTTTCAAAGCAATGTAGTCCATGTGAAAACCATTTTCCATTGGCCCAGGACGGAACAAAGAAAGTGCTGCCACTACATCATCCATGTTTTTAGGCTTCAATTTTTGAGTATAGGCACACAATCCCTTTGCCGAAAACTGGAATATGTCACTAAGCCAACCATTTGCAAAATACCTGTAAACCTCTGGATCGTCATACTCAATATCTGAATAGAGATTGATTTTCCTACCCGTATTCTTTTCAATCAGATTCAGAATATCAGTGAATTTATCCAATTGCTCAATACCAAGAATATCTTCTTTCAAAAAACCGGCTTCATCCATTTCTCCACCTTCCCATTCACTGATAATCAAATCACCCGATTTTCTAACCGGACACCATTCGTACATTGACTTTTCTTTTGGAAAGATCATCATAGCGCAAGCATGAATAGAAGCTGCTTTTTGCTGACCTAAAAGAAGGAAAACAATATTCATCATTTCTGGATATTTATTCAGAAATTGATTTATTTCTGATCTCTTACAAGCAAGTTTCAAAAAATCTTCTTCCGTCTTTACATCTTCTATCATTTTAGTAAGCCTCCTAAGAGTAGGAACTGAAGCTCCATAAATCTTTCCTACATCATTTATAGCCTGTTTTATCTGTAAAGTAGTGTACGTGCCTACAGAACAAACTTGCGAAGCTCCAAAACGATTTTCCATGTATTGTTTTACTGCCGGTCGGTATTCTCCCGGCACATCTGTATCAATATCTGGAAGGCTGGATAAAACCCTACCTTTATTCAAAAACCTTTCAAAAATCAAACCAAAGTGCAATGGGTTTGTATTTACCAATCCAAACAGATAAGAAATCAAAGAGCCACTGGAACTTCCACGACCACCACCTAACAAGATATTATTCTTTTTGCACCAATTGACAATATCGCGCAAAATCAAAAAGTAATCAACAACCTGTCCGTATTTGATTACATCTGATTCTCTTTCGATTCTTTCTACAAGTACATCTTCCGAGTAATCTTCCAAAAGTTCCGGTTTGTTCTCCAACCCTTCATAAATCAAAGAATCAAACATATCTTCATTGGAAGTGTATTTTTTCTTTTCTTCTTTTGTCATTTCATAACGGGGGAGATGCCGGCTGTCAGTAGGAATTTCAAAATTGCAACTCTCCGCAATCATATCGGCATTGCTTCTTGCTATCATATAAAATTCCTCTCCCTTTTCGCTGTCTCCAAATAAAGAAAGAAGCTCTTCCATGTAAGTCGCTTCATCTTTGAAATACTGGTTGCCGGATTTGTAGTTTACTTTTCCATCAATCTTATTTACAACTTCTCGAAGTATAGCGTATTCTGGCTCAATGTAATAAGCATCACAAATAGCCACAGGTTTCATTTTGGACTTGTAAAAACTTTCAAAGTTCATCAAGTAGGAAGTGTCCCTATCATTCTTTGTGTATTCCACAGTATCCGCTTGCCAGAACACATTAGGTTTACTTTTTAAAAGGATAGGAACATCTTCAAACTGTATCGTTTTCGGATCAAACACAATATACACATCTGAAACGTGTTCCGACATGTCTTTTGGGGAAGCAAACTTTCCACTATCACCACAATTCAAAACTTTATTTAATGCAAGTAGATGCTGCCAGCCCTTTTCGTTCTTTGCATAAACTTTGTAGGTATAGACGATATCCTTCTTTTCGTCCTTTACCGGGACTTCCAATCCAAACACGGGGACAATCCCTTCTGCTTTGCAAGCGTTTTGAAATTTCAATGCGCCTGCCAAAGTTGCTTTTTCAACAACCCCCAATCTTTCTATTCCTAAGAATTTGGCTTTCTTTACCCAATCCGGGTACAATCCCGTACCATTCAAAAGTTCAAACGATCCATGTACTCCCAAAAAATTAGTGGAAAGACCTGCCATTTCACTTTGTCCCCTCCACTTTACCCGGTTCAGCTTAGGTTCGTTTTCCTTTCCTTTATCCAATGTGTACCATACACCGCCAAGGCGGAAGATGTAACCATCTTCTTCGGTGCGCTCACAGTCCCAACGAAAATCCTCTGAAAAGAAATATCCGTCCTCGTTAGGTTCAAAAACTTCGTATGATTTTCCCTCAAAGAAAACAGTGTAATTTTCTTTGTCGAGAGAGTATTGTATGGTATTGGAAGAAAGGTATTCTTCCAACTCATTTAAAAGTCGATCCATCATGTTTTCTTCTTTTCGTTTTCACAAGCAAACATACAACTTTTGTATGCAATCATTGTATGTTTTTACAATCCTTAACCCTGTTTTTAACCTAAGTTCATTCTTGTGCTAAGTACACTTTTTATAAACTTCAATCGATTAAAAGGAGTGTCATTTGGTACTACTTCATAAGATAATCTTCTTTCCATCAAAAACTTTCTTATTTCTGCATCCCAACATTTTCTTCTTTCTGCGTCCGCCATTCTTTCCCCATCACTCTCTACTTCCCAATAAATAGGAAAATAAAAGATAACAGGAAGGAAATATTCACTAACGTTTATAAAATCCAATTGTCTTTTCAGTTCTACATCTCTTTGAATAGAAGCAGGTATTGTTTTTGTAAACGTATGCACATCTATTATGCCTCTATCGGAAACATAGCAATCTGTGTTCAGTAGTTCCGCATACTTGTCAAAAATCAGTTTTTGATTCTGGACGGAAGTAAAGGAAGGCTCTATCTTCCCTTCCTTTACCAACTGTCTTGTTATGCTATCTATTTTGTCGAACCGATCAAACGATCTGTCTTTCTTTAAAAGCTCAAACACAGAAGTCTTTCCGACACAAGAAGCTCCCAAAAAAGTTACAGCTCTAACCATTACCGATTATCTCCATCACCGTGAATTTTGTTTTCCGCCTTTCTCTTTGCCAGCTTTTCCACATTCTGCTTTGCAATGGAAATCAAAGACTGGTTTGATTCTTTCCCCTCGATATAGGTAACAAGATTCTGCAATCCCACAAGAATCTGTTCCAATGCAGTATGACAAAGTTCTTTTCTCTTTTCCGGGAAAGGTTTGCTATAATCATCATCACGGAAGTATTTCTTCACCTGCCCGTTAATGATGCCTACCTGTTGGAGTAAATAGGAAGGGCTTAATCTGTACACATCCGTATCATCCAATTTGTGTAATTCTTCGGGGAACTCAACCGGCGGCAATTGCAATTCCTGTCTTGTCATTGCAACATACCAAAGGACATCTCCCACCTCTTTCATGATTTCCTTTGCTTCGGCAGCGTTATCCACTTTTTCAAAAACTTCTGCCAATTCATTGGTAAGTCCCATCACTACATACGAAATAGCTACTTCTTTTGCATAGCAAGCTGTTGAAGCTGCGTGTGCTTCATACTCTTTAAAAGTCATAACACGAAATTTTTATTGATTTGATTTATAATAACTTACCATCAAAACACATGATAAGCCTCTTTATTTTTACGTCTGAATATTTTACATCCTTTTTCTTTTTCCCCATTTTGATGCAAATGGTCTGATTCTTCGTATCGTTCTTTAGAATCCGATACTCGTTGTCCTCAAAAATAACAACCTGATCTTTTCCAAACAAGTAGATCATATCCCAAAACCACTGCGAGTTTCTTTTCTGTTCATTTGCGGGATATTGGAAATTAGGCACGCCGGTAGGGTTCAGAAATTCCTTCTCATAAAAAGAAAAATATTCTTCTGCTGAAAGAAAAATGGAACATTTAAAATGCTTCTTTGCTAACAATTCAATCCGTTCCTTTTTAAACTCTGCAATGTCCTTTGCCATCTTGATAAATTCCGGTTTATCAAAAATAAGGCTTCTCACCTTGTGAGTAAAGTATTCCAACTGGAGCACCTTCAGATATTCATCTGTTGATAATTCTCTGCTTCTGTCCATGATTAATGATTTTTGTGATTTTCAACAAAAGTAGGAATAACCTACCACATTCTCTTGATTTTTGACACGTAAAAATTGATAGGATCGTACAAGTTATCCAAAACTTCTTCCAGATAATCAATATCCATATCACCGGGATCAATACCGGGTCTGTAAAGATAAGCTATCTTGGTATTAAATGACTTTGCAAGCATCAACCCTGCACTTTTGGATTCCTCGACAGTTGCATCATCATACATCAGAATCACATTCTCTATCCCTTTTCTTTCTAAATAGGATATTTGTTCTTTACTTATACTGTTCCCGAAGGTGAACACGCATTTCAAGTCCCTGCAATCCCAAAGTCTCAAAAGATTGTCTATGCCTACTTTGTCAAACAATCCTTCCACTATTATCACATCCTTTACAGTAGGAGAAAGCTCATTGTAACCACCTAATATTTTTGTAAAGTTCGTGCCTATACTGTTTTCGTATCGTAAATGCGGCTTAGTACCTGTTTCCTTTGCCCTTTCCAAATCTCTTTTATGCCACTCTTTGGAATACCTGCTTCTGCCAAGCCACCCTACCAGCTTATCGTCCATCTTCATTTTGAAGATGATGTAATTTTTCAAATCCTTTTCTAAAATAGATTTGGTTTCAGAGGGTTCAAAAAGTGCATAGTGATATGCTCTAAAACCTCTTTCGTCTAAATAAGGATCGGATTTCAGTCTTTCAAGACGAAGGGGAAGTTTTACCTCCGGCAGTTCTTCGTTTTCACCATTTTCTTCTTCTTCATCTTTCAAAGGTGTAAGTTTTACACTTAATGAATTTTGGTATTCCATTCGGATAAGGTCTTTTCTCCCCACCTTGTCCAGAAAATCCTTCAACGGTTTTTTGCTACCGCATTTCCAACAGTGAAACACACCGCCGTGAGGATTCAAAAGAACACCCCATTTCTTCGATTTTCCGCAGTAGGGACAATCCATGTCCTTGTTGGAGAGCCACCCTTGCGAACCGAACATGCGAAGTCCGAACGCCGCCTTTACTTCTTCTTCATCTATCCTAATCATGATCCTAAATACTTTCCATTTTGTCTGCTTCCGTCTTTTTCTTACGTGCCTGTTTCTTTGTCTCTTTCCTTTCAGAAATTTGATTGTACATCTCCATCGTTCGCCCCCTGTGATAGAAACGTCTTTTGTCGTAATTGGTAGCAATCGTAATCACTTCTTGGCTTTCCTTGTAATCACGGAGCTTGTCGACATAAATACGAGCCGTTGCGTTTGCCTTTTCCTCTATTGTCATATTCAAAGTAAATACAAAAGAAAAAGGTTTTACAAGCGTTTTGTCACCTTCTGTATAAGAACGGTCAATCACCTTATCCGGGTTGTTCCATACTTCAAACGGGACATCACTTGTCTGTGTGGCCGTAATGATAGGAGCACCTATTTCATCCGCCAAGTTCTTCAAAAGCTGGGCACAAGCCTGTAGTTTTTCTTTCTTGTGATCAGGATCAGAATCTATCTTTTTGGATATACCGGTCTTTACCAAATCCAGAGAATCGAGTATTACCAATCCGGGGAACTTGCCATGTGTATTAAAATAGTCATAACAAAGCTGCCGGACATCCCCCATAGAAGCCTGTCCGAACTTTTTGAATCCATACACTTCAATGTCAGAACTAAGCTCTTTTACTTCTTTAATAGCCTGTTCTATCTTCTTTCTGTCCTTTGGACTGATATTGCCAGATTTGATATCGGAATAGGATTGAGCAGACCATAACTGGTCATATATTTGCATACAGGCTTTAATTCCACCTTCCAACTGGATATGAAGAACCGGAACACCTCTAATGGCAGCAGAATACCCATGCCATTTAAGAATTGAGCTCTTACCAACTCCGCTTCGAGCAATCCAAAGAGATGTATCTCCTATTTCCATACCACCAAAAGAAACATCATCCAATCTGTCCACTCCAAAAGGTACTTTTACGGGCTTTTCAGAGGCAGCATCTCCTTCCATACGTCTTTCTACCATCCGTTCATGAAAACCCCCAAAAACAGACTGAAAACCGCCTGATTTGGAACGAAACGACATTTCCAATATCCTTTGGGATTCTTCGGCATTGACACGTATTGCTTCCTCCTTCTTTCCTTCTTCGTACAAGTCATGCACTTTCCTTGAAAGAAGTTCAAATTCTGTTTCCTTGACAAAAGACTGCAATTGGTCTATTGCAATTTCCCTGTCTATCAAAGCCGCCTTCTTTATTTCCTTTGCAGCGAGCTGCACGGCATCCTCGTCACATAATTTCTGACAAATAACACCGATAGAAGGCAGCTTATTCTTTTCTGTATATTGTATGATCGCTTCCCTAAGAATGAATTTATAGCCTACCCATTCTTTAGGAATCAATTCGTATTTCAAATATTCCGAAGCTATACGCATTATGACTTCATCGGAAAACATCAATTTAAAGATTTCCGCCATGAAGCCGGGATTCAGTTTGCCCATTTCCTATATTTTATTTTACACCATGTTTATACTAAAACTATTACCTGATCCATTTTCTTCGCGAAGGGTATGTATGGATAAAAAATTTGACATCACAATGTCATCGTGTCCCGAACTCGCTTCCAATTTCCCTTTATCGCTTCTGAAAGTAACGGACGCAAACTCACTGAACATCAACTCTACCTTTTGTCTTGTGTCCCCTTCCTTGTATGGAACTTTAATCTGTCCTCTTTCAAACATGGCAGACAAAGACGGAAGACCGGAATAGAGGTCTTTCTTGTTCCCTTCTGTTGTTGTAAACTGCTCGATATTGGAAAGACCCCTTTCTCTTGCAAGTGCAGACAAGATCCCTTGGAAACCGTTTGCCTCGCATACTATCTTGTCCGGCTTGTACAGACGGTTGAAAAGAACGATCTTGTCCACCTGCTCATTATGGGACATCCCCTTTGCACGGAAATAGTTTATCAGATAGAAGTTGTTCGAATAGTCAATACCCCAAACAGAATAGACAGTATAGTCAGCACCAATATTACCAGATACGGCAAAGTCACATCCTACCACTACTCTTTGAAGTTCAAACGGGAAAAATTCTATACTATCAGCAAAAGAAACCTTGTCCATCCCTACAGTCGATCTTCTTAGATACTCATAAGGAAATATCGTTGAATTGTCTGAAATAGGGATAACCAAATACTCACGAGCAAACACAATAGAACCAAGTTCTGTCCTTTTTGCTTTTATATCCTCAAAGGTGTATCTATCCGGTGCAAGTGGTCTACCGTCCGGGAAAACAATAGGGTATTCAAACGAATAGAAACGTTTATCACCTTTTATCACATTGTACAGTTCATTCGGAGCAGTTGAATAAGGTGTACCGGATACAATCAAATACCCGTATGGTTCTACAATAGGTGTAATTGTACCCCTAAAGACTTCCTTCAGCTTTTCCCTTTGTTCATCACTATACAAAGAACTTTCGTCCGGCATATCGTCTATGATTGCTGCACCAACGTGCAGACCACGAATAAACCCGTCCTTACCACGGACATGAAGTATAGCACCGTTCTCACCTTCTATTGCTGTTTCACCTAATTTCGCCTTTCCATTCGGATCAAGTTTTTCTTTTAAAATATCGTTAGTAGTGATTTCTTCTATGATCTTGTTCACATGCACCTTTGCAAGTGTCATAGTGTTTGTGATCATAGCCGTCTCTTTCCGGTTCTTGTTGTCAACCGTATCACCTCCATAGAGCATAGGTCTCGTGTAAGAATACAATCGCCACAAAGGAAAGGAATAACACCACATATAGCTGTTATGACAAACCGTACCATCTTCTAATAGGAACTTATGGTCACCATCACAGGTAAAACCGTAATAGTCATCTTCACCAACCAAAGACACATAAATTTCCGTCTCTCTTAGTCCGTTCTTAGTAGACCTATAACCTTTATAAGAAAAACCCTTTCTAAGGTTCATTTCCGCCACTTCTACAGGAACAATGCTCCTATCGGATAGGCAAAGCAGGTGTCCTTCGCTTACGGTATAATCCATACCACCTATTTGCCTTACTTCATACATAGGACATCTTCCTCTGTGAAGCTCTAAGACTTTTCGAGGTTTGAAGTCCTGCCCCATCACCTTATCCCCAACTTTAATATTTTGGATTTTCTCTATTGATCCATCAGCCATAACTATCGGAGTATCAATAAGATTGCACTTTCCAGATCCGCGGCTACATAAGTAGCTGCTCCAAGGAAATAGCTGTGTAAGGTTTCCCCACTCCAGATTTCGCCATCCTAAATTAAAATTGGAAAGGACAGTCGCGTTGAAATAGTTATACGAAAGGATTCTTAGGTTTTCGTCCATCGAAGCAAACAGGTTATCCACATATCCCAATTTTTCGGTATCGAGAGATCGTCCGAAATTCATTGCATACTCTGTCTGATCTATAATAGTTTCAAGCATTTTATCCATATCCCTTTTATATCCCCCTGAAAAGAGTTGGGATATAGTAGGAGAAGGTAGTCTGTCTATTATATCGTCCACAGTAGTAAACAACCTCTTTGCTTGCAAATCGGTCAGAATCCCACCTTTTGAATTATATACTATCGCCATGTTTTACAAAGCAAATTTTTCCCGGAAAGGATTTTTAACCATCATACCGTCTTGTCCGGCAGTTGTTCCTTCCCCTCGAAGTTTCTTTACGAAATTTATCATGAGTAGTGCGTTCGCATAGGTATCGTCACCGGCACGGTGCGCATTTACAAGATCAATACCTTCCTTGTCACAAATAGTATGCAGTTGATAGTTTTCCGATTCTCCATAAGCCATGTGAGCCAATTGCATCGTATCCAACGAAAATTTTACATACTTGCTTAAATCATCTCCCATGAACTTAAAAAAGTTCTCCAAAAAGGCATTATCAAACCCTACTATGTTGTGTCCGCAAAGTGTACATAATTGACGCGGATTCTTGTACTTTTTGAAAATATCCAAACACTTTTTGTAAGCCTCTTTCAATGAAATTGCCTTTTCGTTCTGGATAGATTCTGTGATACCATGTATCGCTTCCGCTTCTGCACTATAAATCAATCCTTCTTTATAGTCATGCGGAAGAATCATGGATACTTCTTCACATATCTCCAATTTCTCCATATCTATGACCTCAAATGCAATTTCTATAAGTGCAATCGTATCAAAAGCCGGTTTGTCTTTTGAAGGAATAGAACCGGTTTCACAATCATAGCATATCAAATACTTACTTGATGATTTCATTTCCTTTACATTAAAATTTTCTTTCCATAAATTCTTGCCAACTCAAACTCTGCCATGCAACCCTTTGATTCTTGCCAATCTGGTGTAAAGAAAACAGCATCACTTTCCAAAAAGTGCTTCAATGTCCTTACCCATATAATAGGGGTAGGACTCACCTTCTTCATCGCAAACATCAAAAGGAGTAATAACTTCATCGCATCTTTCTTCAAGAAACTTCTTAACCTTTTCTGCGTATTCTTTCGTTTCTTCTATATCATGCTCAGAAATAGGCAAACTTGCATACATTTTCATTTTATTTCCCTTTCTATTTTGTTTCCCTTACAAGTTTCCATAACCTTACATTGCTTCCTATTGGCACACAAGGAACAATGCTCAATCCTTCTCCTAAATAGGAGGGAACTTTGCCCATTACCGCATAAGCTCTGATATTCCAATATGAAAACTTTCCGCCATCTTTCTTTTTATAATGCTCATTGAAATAGTCTGTCATTCCAACGAGATTTAAATTCTTTACTATAACTTCCTTAGCCATAGATTATTAATTCAGCACTAATTTCAACCTGTCGAAGTCACGGGAACAGTTTTCCTCGCTTTCATACCGAACATGAATGTTTTTGTAAGGATTATCCTTTAACGTTACATCATCCGGCATTCTATTTATAATTATTTCCGGTACACCTTCATCCGTGTAGTCCATTTCTGCGGAAACAATAAATATTCTTGTCAAAGCCAATTTCCCATCAGAGAACACAAACATACGCTGTTTTTTCGTATATTCCCTTTCCGACCACTTAATACATTCTTCGGTAAAGTCAGCAATACTTTCCGTATCTTGAAGTGCTATTACATCTTCCAGCTTTCCTTTCAAAGTGCTTAGCTTCAAATCCCCAAATAAATTTGCAACGGATTGAAGTAGTATCTCTATGTTTTCGTCTATTCGCATACATCCAACTCAATTAAATGATCATTTTCTCTAAGAACTTCCCTTGTTCGTCCGTTCTGCGTTTCCACTACCAGCATAGTGCCATCTTCCACTTGGTAGGAACTGATCACTTCGCCTTCAAAGTAATAGCATCCTTCTGTCCAGCATACTGTCATGATATTTTTGATTTAAAAGTTATACATCGTCTTCTTTCATAAAAGCCATCCAAATAGTCTTGCTTTGTCTTCCCGTTGTATGACCGAACAAAGGCTTGTATGGAATCTCTTTTAGAACATCCTTCACGCTTATATCCGTTTCATTCCATTTAAAGATAAGCGTTCCGTTTGGTTTCAACACTCTCATGCACTCTTCAAACCCTTTCCTTATAACAGGCTGCCATTCATTAGGCAATTTCCCATATTTCTTGCACAGCCAGCTTGTTTCTCCCAACTTGTTCAAATGAGGAGGATCGAAAACCACCATATAAAAAAGATTCATCCTTAAAAGGCATATTCGTAAAATCACCCACAATATCCGGATTCACTTCGATTACCCGTATCTTGTCCCTGTCTTTTGCCGTCAAAATTTCCTTTCTTTTGTCCATAAATAAAACATTAGGATTGGTTTTGTCAAACCAAAACATTCTGCTTCCACAACAAGCGTCAAGAATTTTCTTTTCCATATCGCATTTCCTTCTTTACTTTCCTAATATAAGACTTGACTTTCTTTCCTCTGTGGAGAACGATCGCCTTGTCTATGTCTTTGGTAGGATTGTGGTGGGATTGATAAATTTCAAACATCTCTCTTGACTTTACAGGATCGAACCTGTCCTTGTAAGAATAAAGATGTTTCTCTTTTATCCGGTTTACTTCATCCACATAGACCTTCAACATCTGAAACCTACCGGAAGCAGAACTTACCTTGCTCTTTGCTTTATCGTCACAACCGGATTCAACCATGCAAATAGCATGAACCAACCTTTCCCACACAATCTTGTCCCTATCCTCTTTCGTAGTAGGAAGAACTTTTGCATCAGAAACAAGAAGGGGAACAAACGACAATACCGTCATTGCAAGAATCCTTTTCATAAAACCTCCCTTTCGTTAAATTCATGTAATCTGTGACAAGCGGAACAAAGAAGTTCGATATTGTTCTTATCCAGCTTCAAATCCGGTCTTGCTCCTCTTGATCTGATATGCGAAAAGAAAATAGCTTTTGGTTCATCCCCCAAAGGTTTTCCACATTTTACACAAACATGAGGTCTTTCCTGCCATATCTCCGTAAATAAGGATTGAAGTCCACCTCTACGTTCTTTGGTTGTTTCTGTGTCGCATTCCTTACAGAGCCACTTCATCCTATTGTAGATGTAATGATTTTCACCACATCTTTTACAAGGACGATATTCGTATTTCTCCTTCTTTTTCAGCACGTTACTCAAACTTATAGCTTTTAATTCTTTCAATCTGATTTTCAAGATACTGAACTCTCTTATCAACCGTTGCGTTAATAGCTTTCTTTGCTTCTTCTTTTGTGAAAAACACATCTCTGCCAATTTTAGCCATTTCACGTTCTCCTTCCGGGATGATATACTCCAGACCTCTGAAAGTAGTTGTTTCCCATTTTTTTACTTCTTTAATTTCACCTGTCATAAGTGCTGAACGCACGTCATACATTACTTTTTCTTCCATAACAATTTAAACTTTGTATTCTGTTAAACCTATCTATTAATTCACACACATAGTCCATCTTTTTCTCACTTTCCTTACTCGAAAGATAGATAAACCCGAAACTCCTTACAAACTTAGGGTTTCCAAACCATCCGTACCTTACGATCAAAAGCTCTGCTCTTTTCGTATCGTAAAAACAAGGGACAATTTTAACTTCAAGTTCCTTTCTTCTTTTTCTCATCTGTCCTTATATTTTTCTTCACACAATTTTATATACCTGCATCCTTTGCATTTCTTTTCATGATACAAAAACCCATCATAGCTTTCACAAAGGATGTATCCTCTCGGAGAATCAAAATAAAGCTGTCTTTCTTTATCCAAATAGGAATCAGACAAGGCTTCTTCTTTCTGGATAGGGTTTCTAAGGTCGTATTCCATAACGAATTTAGAGGTAAACCACATATCCTTTTGTGTTCGTTTTCTCCATCTTTCAATAGCTGCTTTCCCTATCACATTAGGAAGAGGAATAATACTCAATTTCGACACCGACAAAATAAAAACCTGCCTATTAAATTGAAAAGTAAGATAGTTCCAAAGATTCCCCACTATTTCATTTTCAAGAAAATCTTTTATCCTTTCCCTGTCCTTTCTTTTTGCATGAAACTCATACTTCGGGTTGTTTGTCAGTTTCCCCTGTAAGTATTCATAAATCGTTTCAAATTCTTCTCGTCTTGTCATTGCTGTCGAAATTAGATTATAAAATCATTGCATACAAAAGTTGTATATTTTAAGTGATAAAAGAAGGGGAAGTTTTTGTTCCCCTGTCTCGCTGACAAAACTACAACTTTTGTAACTATTCCCAAACCAAATTAATGTTAAAAATCTCATCGGTCTCTTTTTCAACCTTCTTATAGCGGTTTTGGGTGTTCGTATCTCTCTCTGTCACATTGTTATAGTCTTCTCGAATAATTTTTCCATCAAGTACCCGTGAGAACCACAAACAAATTTCAGCATCCGATTCAATGTCACCCAATGTAACTTTATCGTCTTCTGTTGCATCATAAAATTGGATCCAATAGGGCTTCTCATAAATAGAAGATGTCCTTGGTGTAACCGGATTATCGTTTTCATCCTTGTTCATTCCTATTGCTCCTACCATGACTTTACCATACGGATTCTCCGTTACAGCAGAAAACCACATATTGACGTTTTTAAGCGTTTCTGCGCCCTCATTTTTCAGAATAAGTGCAATGTATTGCTCACGAGGATTTGAAGCCAAATTAAGGCTTATTTCATCAAATAAATTGCTAAACATGTCATTGGGTACAGGGGTGGATGATTTGTACCCACCCAAAGAATCGGAAATCTTAGTTTGTTGATTATTGTACCCTGCGCTTGTCGTGTAATAAAACCTTAACATATCCTTGTTATTTGGAAGTTGACATAAAAATATTTCCCAGCGACCAATACTCACTTTTCACTTCGTTGTAAACCGATACCGATCCACCTGAATTTTGAACACGTGCAATGTAATATTCATCTACTTCTTTTTCAGGAGGTGTGGAAAGACTTACTTCCGGCACTAAAGAAATAACATAATCATCATAGGTGTACAAGCCGTCTCTTTGTTCTTGTGTCAAAACGCCACCCAAAGGGAGCGTACCCAACACAATTACCCGAAGATTGGATTCTGCAACAAAAGTGGAAGCCGATGTAAGTAACAAGTTCTGATTATCAATCACATTTACGATCTGATAAACCCCATTGTTAAATGGAACAGAACCATCTTGCTTTTCAAACCGGATAGAAACGGGAGTTGATGAAGATTGTCCTCTTACTTTTCCAGTAAAATCAACAGAACCCGATACAATACCTCGTGAATTGACACTCACATAGCCCTTTTCGTAGTTCCGTGTCTTGTATCCTATTTTTACCCAATAGAAGTTACTATCGTTTGGAACAGAAATGTTATCTTCTACATTAATGTCAATAAAATTCCCCTGACTTGTAAGAGCCATACCAGGAAGAATCTTGATAGTCCCAGAGTTTGTACCGGTTTCCACTTTAAAAGGATCAATAAGAGCATCTGTATTATCCGGTTTGTTAACTGTCTTTGGATTGATCTTCGAAGGATCATTTGTTATCATCCCAAAAGAATAAGATGCCTGTAGCACCGCCTTCATAAGCGGTGCTGTAGCAAAGAAAGAAATCATATTTGAAAGTTCTTCTTTCTCTAAAAAAACATTTCTACTAACATTTAACTTGCTCATACTCAATATTTTAATTATTTTTGACTTACTATTTCCATCCACTTGGGACACCCTCGCAATTCGTACCTGTAAAAGTCTGACTATGACTTGTTACGTTATTGTTCCCAGACTCCGTTATCTTTACATAATTGGATGATCCTGTAAGGATTTGAATAACAGGGACAGTTCCAAGTTTCGAGCAACCATAAAACATTCTGTCCATATTAACCTTTCCTACGCCTGCCACTGACCTATCATATAGGGATGTGTATGAAACCGCATAAGTCTGTTCTGTTCCTAAAGAAAGATTTGTACAGTTTGCAAACATTTCGGTACAATTCAAGCTATTGCCAATATTCTCAAAATTGGTGTTGTTAAACTGATTTCCTATATCCACATTCACAGGTCGTGCAGATGTTCCCGGTTGCCCTACATAGTTTCCTGTTCTGCCAAAAGAAGTGAGTGACGTGCATCCTGCAAAGCATCTCCTAAGGTTAGTGAGTGTTGTAAGATCATTAAAGAACTTAGCGGGAATTTGTTTCACACCCGTGTTCTCAAACATACTTTCTGCATTCTGCAACTTTCCATTCTTCATATCAAAAGAAGATATATCAGATAAATTCCTACAATCCGCAAACATTCTTGAAGCGTTTGTTACACTTGACGGAAGTCCCTGTCCATAAGGAATAGACAAATAAGTACAATCCTCAAACAATGACTGCATATTTGTTGCCTTCGAAGAGAAAGAAAACATAGCGGTAGACCAGCCGTCGACAAGACTTGTACAACCGACAAAGCAACCAACAAAAGAAACAATGTTTGTGCAATATCTGAACCATAATACCGGAAGTTCGGTTATGGCTGTGCAGCCTTGAAATGTATATTGCATATACTGTGCATTCGTTGAATTGCTAAATGGAGAACTTGTAGCTGATTGACCTCCTGTATTTTTCAAAGCCGTACATTCAAAAAATACAGCATGGAAATCTTCTGTGCCACCTCCCCTTCCAAAAGTACCATTGCCAACGCATGAAGTCAAACTCTTACAACTTCTAAACAAGGAAGAATGATAAACACATGAAGTAGGAACAAGTTGACCACTCGGGAGACTTGTAACCCCACTGCTCCAGAAAGCACCCGCACAAGAATTACCTGTCATTTTGGTAAACAAACCAGAAGGAATAGACCTAAGACTTGTGCAATCTCTAAACCAACAGATAACACCCCCTGAAATAGAAGGAATTGTGTTCGTTGCAATCGACGAAAGACTTGTACATCCTCTAAAGGCAGAATGGTTGCCGCCGGCAGCGTCCACATTATAAGTGCCAGAACTTCCCTGAATAGAAAATGATTCGGGCCACTGTTTAATTGCAGTAGCTCTTGTATGATTTCTGAAATTGGCATACACAGTAGAAGGGTTACTTGTATTTCTACTTCCGCCTTGTACCCTTACTTCTCTCCCCACTATTTCATAAACGCCATTTGATACAGATGGCGTTTGAGGCGATCCGCTATAAGAAACGATAAGGGCTTTCCAAAGATAAAGGTAAATACTGCTCCCTCCTGCGTTCGTTGATTCATCCCCTGTCCCTACACATTCCGAATCCGTAGCGGAAGCATACACATAACCTCCAGAAGGAGAAGAAACCGTTATCCTACCACTTCTATTTGTCTGATCTGTACCACTGTAATAAGACGATCCGTCAGGCGCGGTAGTTCTTATATTCACGGAAGCATAAGGTTGCAATACATTTTCCTTTCTAAGATAAATATAAGTTGTCGTAAGCTCATAGTCAAGAGTGAAATCTATATACGTGTCAGCTCCCGATATTGCAATATTGTTTTTCGTTTGGGATTGATAATTGTCTGCCGTACAAGTGGCATTATACGACCCTGATTGTATTCCAGTAAGTGTAAGCTGTCCTTGTGAGTTGGTGTACCCACTCTTTCCTCCATAAGTTACGTAAGCTCGATTAATGTTATATCCATTTCGGGATTTCACTGTAATATGAGCACTGTAAGTCTTATTGGAAACACCTACCCTTTGTTGTGGCATTATTTCCTGATTGACTGTGACAGAGCCTTCCGTTGGCTGATAGTCATAAACGGAAACCTCATATTTGTAAGTTTTCCCCATCTGCATCATAAAGGTCGTTGTACCGTCCGACCCTGTATTTTGCGTACTAAGTCCTTCGGGTTTTACAGAAGCTCCTGAAACTGGAAGTCCTGTATCGGAATTATAAACATAGAACTGCACTCTCGTTTCTTTTCTTGGCATCGCAACATTCACCATCTTTGGAAGGTCATTTGGTTGCACAACCCCTATCTGATCGCTGAAATATTGCTTCGAAGCCACCCAATCATAACGCATTCTCGGAACAGAGAATTTGATTTGTCCGTTATTAGTCAGACCTGTTTGTTCTCCTGCACCTCCTTGATTAAGTGTTATTCTTGTACCGTTGGAAATGATACCGTTATCCTCTGTTACAACAAATGTAAGATCATACAAGGTTTGATCCATATAGATGCTCACCACTTGATCATTTCCATTTACAGTAAATTGCTGCTCTCTGTCCTCATATTCCTCATAGGATGCTATGACAGTGTATTGTCCATTGGGAAGTTCCAACACAACACCAGAAGAATCTTCCTGCACAAAATCCTTATCGTTTACTTTCACTTTCGCACCTTCAACGACTGTTCCTCCTGCGCCATACACCTTGATAGTAGTCTTATAGGTAAGCTGTTTCAAGTCTATCGTAAGGTTCGAATTATTATAAAACTCATAGTTTTCCACATATACCCGTTGATAATTGTTGTCGTAAAATACATCATAAGAATATTTTCCTCCCAACACTCCTTCAAAAACAGCCTGCCCATTGTCAGAAGTCTGTTTTGTCAAACCTGCAAATCTTACGGTAGCTCCATTTAAAGGCTTTTTCTCTCCCGTAAAGGTGTTGTAGTCATTTACAGTAAACGTCATGTTAAAAGTAGGCATAGGATTGAAATTCACTTGTATACCCTTATTGCTGTCAACAGTTATATCTCCATTTACGGGAATCCAGTTTTGCTTTTCAACAAGATAAGTGTAATCGCCTCCCAATATATTCGTGAATGTCACTTTCCCATTCGTGCCCGTTCTTTTGCTTTCCGAATAAGCGACAGTATCCTCTGTTGCCAGTCTGTCCTTTGCGGTAAGTGTCACATTTGCACCTTCCACTGCGCCAGTAGATGAATTTGTCACCGTAAATGTAATCGTATATCTTGGTATCAATATAAGCGTTACAGGTTCGGATTGATCGTCTTGTACATTGATGTTCTTACTTATGGTATAATAATCCGTCTTGCTTACAGTATAAGGGTATAAGCCAGGTAATGCCATAAATATGGCATTACCAGAAGAATCCGTATATTTAAATTCACCATTAAAAGTAACAAGGGCATTTTGTATAGGTCTTTCATTTTCGTCCCTTACAACGAACGTGACTTTTCTTTCATACACATCTCCTTGCATTTGAATATATTCCACCTGCGTTTCTTCATCGTCTTCCAATACCTGAAACAATCTATCTTCTATATTCATGAACAAAGACTTCTCCACATCAATAGAATAATCACCAGGATAAAGTACAATAGATGCTTCCCCGTTTCTGTCCGTCACAAGACGTTTGTCTAAAATGGAAATAGAAGCTCCTTCTATGTAAGCTCCCCTATCCGACAATACTTTGAAAATAACATTCTTCTCTTTCAAAGGCTGAATATCCTCACTACCCATTATGTTTTTGTAGGTAACAAGGTAATCTTCTGTAAATTTTTTTACTCCTTTCTCACTTGTAAGGGAATTATTAAGATAATAAGCAGCTATCACATCCTTTTCCCCTAAATTACCTTGATAGAATGGAAGGAAAAGTGGCTTTATCTTTATATCGTAAATGTACACAAGAGCGGAAGAATTTGACCTGTCTTGTGTAAGACTTAATGACAAGAATTTCATTCCGTCTTTCATTTGAAGCCCTCTCCCTTTCGAGAAATTAAGCTCTAACTGCTTCGCGTATGCCCTGTTCTTTCTCGATAGAATTGCCCGGCATTCATAATACACTCCAGCTACAGGAAGTTTCAGGATTCCTTTCTTGTCGGAAACAAAATTGTTGCTCTCTGCACTTCCATAAGATTCCTTACATATCATAGGTTGAACGGCTTCGCTAAACACTTCCACACCGAATTTCAAATTTTGGTTGCTTGTGGAAGATGTTTTAACCTTAAAAGAAATCTGATAAGAAAGATTTTCTGAAATAGGAAGGAGCTTCGTTTTGTCAATTTCAGAAGAAATACCCACCAAAGCATTTCCAACGAAAGTCATTACCTGTATAGGGGTGCCATTGTTGTCTATATCATCCACAATAACAACACCTGTAGGGTTCACAAGTGGATAGGCATTCAAATCTTTTACACTTTCCGTTGTTTCATACCCTTTTGTAACATTCAGAACCGTGTCTGTCCTGTTCCATGTAGGAGAGCTATGTCCCATTGTCCATCCAGTATCACGAGACATCAGAAGGGCAAATATAAACTCATCCTCCGTCTTGTATCTAATAAGACGGAGGAGTTCCCCAAGTATTGAGCCTTCCTTGTTTACAATATCAAGTGTTCCTCTTTTTCTATATTCCTTCACATAATTATTGAACAGATATTTCATCTGTTCAAGTGTGTTCACTTCGTCTGTCACAAGTCCTCTGTTTTCAATAAAAAGCTCAAACAGAATCTTGTTTGTGTCAATCTCATTGTATTGCTTAGCATATAAAACAACAAGCGCAAAGATATGACAGACTGTTTCCCAATACGCCTTAAAATCCTCTCCGTCCTTCTTTATAAAAGTAGGAAGAATGCCAGGAGAAGATACCTTTTCAAGTACATTCTCCGCCCATTCCATTACAGCAGGATCGTTTTCTTCGAAGAACCGTTTGAACACGGTCTTATTGTAGATTTCCTGTGACATCCTTAGCTTATTAATAATTAAACTTTCTCAACATACAATCCAACAAGGGCTGATAAATCATGTGTAAGAGGTTGTTCACTATTTCTTGTACATTTATATTTTATACCATTTTGGATATAGTATTTATCTTTAAATATTTCCATAGGTGGAATATAGATGATAGGATCTTCAATAGTACCTGCATGTTCTTCATCTACTACTTTCCACAAACTTGCAGTAGCCATAGAAGGTTTCCAATTGTCTTGAGTAGTATGTTCTTTTATACATTCCCAAAGAACATCATCAGATAAGTATCTTTCTCCTGATTTAACTGCAATACCTGCTGTCCATTCAGGATAATGATCTTTAACCTGTAATGCTTCATCTGGAGTAAGATCATATGTGTTAATCTCTTTAGTAATCTCTTCACCAAGGATATTCAAAGCTAAGATACGACTAAAGTCTCTATTAATTACAGGTTCTTCTTCTGTACTAGTCCATTCTTCACTATTTAACAATTCAATAAAAGTTGGATCACTAAATGAATATCTTGGAAATGATTCATCTTCGAAAGGTACTAACATTTCTTCATGTAAAATAACTTTACTCTGATCTATACTTGTTCTCATTTCGGGCAGTATTTCAATCCCATGCGATTTTGCCCATAATAAATCTACTATTGCGTATTTCATCTATTTTTATTTCTTTTTATTATACAAATTAACAAATTCATTTACATCAAGATAGTCAATCCCGAAATTTTCTGCGGTTCTTTTATCACTATCAGAAAACTGTCCTTCAAGTCCACTTGCGTCACCTATCATAAGTGTAACAGATTTTATGTAATCAAAATCATCGCCAACATAGTTTTCACAAAGATGATTAAGCATTCCTACGTTTGGTTTTCTATACAAATCATTTTTATCATTCGTGGTGCAATATTCCGAATAGCATTTTACTCCGCAATATTCTTTTACGCATTGTGATACATATTCTATTTTAGATTGAAATCTTTGATGATCCACAAAACCAGCTTCAATTCCCCCTTGATTACTTACAATTAAAACATACTCAGGAGAAAACTGCTTAATTGCATCCAAAACATCAAATTTGATTTTCATATCCCAAATTCCTTTAGGAAATGTTTTGCCACTTAATGTCTCAATTAACGTATCATCCAGATCACAGAATAAAATTTTGTACTTCTTCATATTATTTCGCTTTTAAAGTTTGTAAATAGTTATATGCTTTGATACAATCTTCCCTGGAGAGGACTGTAGGATAAATCGCTAAGTTTTTGAAAGCAATTTTAGTATATACGTTACCTGAATATCCTATAGTTAAGAAATTTTTACTGGTAGATTCCGTTTCTTCATTATAAATAGATTCTTTCCAGTCTTTTGAATAAATCCTGCCATCAGAACAAATTGCATTAACGGTATTTTGATCGGGAATCAAAATATTTCTACCATTTTTTATGTTAATAAGTATTGGATTATGATTATAAATGACTATACTATTAAATTTTACAATACCAGCATTGTCATTTTTCCCTGTATTTATAAGCTCCCAATCTCCTATTACAGTCCAATCATTACCCATTTCAAATGTAGACGAAGTTATCTTATCATCCACCCCATCAGTAACCAGGTAGCCTTCGTATTCGGGGATTTGCTCTATGGTGATATCACAGGTTTCTTGTATTTTACCTAATGTAAATCCATACCAATCTCCATTTGCTTTAAATAAAAAAGACGATAATGTATAAATTCCATCTTCTGATATTTTGTATATCTGTTGTCCTTCAGAAGTTACTTGTTTATAGGATAGAGTTTGACCATCTTTCAGTCCATAAACTTTTATCTTATAAGAAGGAACTGTAAAAGAAGGTTGTTTAGGATAGGATTGATAATATAACTGTGTAGACGCAACTTTAACTGAAGTTATATTTACAGAATAACTCGTCCAAGTTAAATCCGCTCTATTAGTAGATTGAACCCATCTACCACCAGTATAATTCTCAGCATACAACCCATACCCGCTCCCTTCTGCAAACCCAAAGTTCGACAGTATAAGATCATTACCATTGCCCGTAATGTTGGCAATAGTAGCACGATCTTCGTCCTCGTTGGTTTTGCCTACCACTGTCCATGCTTGGTCGGGGAAGAGCCAGGGATAGGTTTTGACGAAGTAGTCTTTGATCTTGGTCAGTTCTTCTTCGGTGGCATCGTGATCGAGAATGACTATTTCCCAAATGGCAGCATTGGCATAATTACTTAATTGGCCAAAATAAGTTTTACAAATACACAGCTTATTAGTAGATTTAGATGTTCCTTTTTTTATTATTTGACCATTGTAACTACTTGATGTTTGCCATGTAATAGGGTTATTATCATCAATATATACATCTGTAAAACTATTATAAGATCCCGTAACGTCATTTACATTTTCATCCTTTCTATATTCAATTAAAAAAGCGCCTTCATCATTTGTGTCAAGATTTGATATTAAAGGTCTTTTATATTGAGTTGCATCATATCGTGTTATCCAATTCCTCAATGCAATAATACTATATCCTTTTTCTTTAGGCAATAATGGCAAGTTGTCACATCCCGCCCAATCGTCTACTCCGTCAAAGACGAGTGCACCGGGGTAGAGGGGAAGTTGTTCGATGGTGATGTCTATATCATTAGTTTTATTGCCGTAAACAAAATAAACTACATAATAATCTTGTAATACATCATCAAATGATATTTGAATGATACCATCGGTCTTAAACGAAAATGATTTAATCGCTTTTGACGTTATCGGATCTGTAGCACTTATTCTTAAGCCTCCTACAGCTCCTTTATTTACTGCTTCAGTTAATCCATTTACATTTAAAATATTTTTATATACATTTTCTGCATTATAAATATTATTTGATCTTGCTTGAACAACCGAACCTGCTGTGATAAATTGCAATTTGTGATCTGTATGACTGTTTACCCAATAGCTGTTTATATCCCAGTCAGCAGAACTATTCCAATTATCTACATATCCACCAACTCCACTCATTCCATCCCAAGCGAAATTCTTCATCTGTAAATCATGTCCATTACCTGTAAGGTCTTTCCATACAGGATTTTTGGACATTTCTTCATTGGTTAATCCTGCTCCTGAATAGCGAGCCACCATACCGGGAATTGATGGAAAAGGTGTGTCTCCGCCTCCCCCAAACCTTCTCCTAAAAGGAATCGCGTTTATGTTTCCTAATAGCATCATACCATCTCCCCCTTTTAAATCCCAATACTCAAAGAAGAAACGGTCGTGCCCTCTTTCACGATTTTCTGAACCATGTACATAAGAGGTGATCCAAGGTTTGCTTTCACTTCGGCTTCTGAAATAGTGTATTCCATACCACCAGCAAGAATCACTTTAATTGTACCTGCTACAAGAGGAATGATAATAAAAGAAACCGGTTGTCCGTTTTGATCGGTAAGTGTTATATCCTTGTCAATTTTTGCAAAGTTCCATGCACTACTGATTAATGAAGGTGCTGCATCACCATTATTAGTTATCAGCTTATTGGAGTTAGCTGTTACTGTTCTTTTTATAATATTCATGATTGTAAAAATTTAAACGTTTAAAATATTGTCTAAGTATATACTACCCACAAAGATAATCTTTTCTCAACAAACATAACAAGCACATATCTTTTTCTTTCCTACAAATACGTTTCCCTTCTGATAGTAGGGAGAGGGGGAGAAGGCAAAAACACCAACAGTGCACCAAACAAACCTGAATGGAAAGGTGGTGTTATGGGTGGCAATGGCGGTATGATCGCTTTCAAGAAAAACTTATTAATTTCCAAAGATAGTAGTAGTGGTGTTTCGTTGATTGATGAAATAGATTTTACCTATAACAATGTTGATTTTATTGATTTAGGTGTCCGTTATACTCAAAGTTTAGGACAGGAAATAACCGCCTTTCTTGGCCATTCTTCTAATGGGATAGACAAAGAAAATAATTATTGGGAATTTGCTTTAAATGGAGAAACGGACAATGGTCTTTTTATTCACGGAAGAACAGAAGGCGGACTTGCAACTTCTGTTTTAACAGCCGGTAGTGGTGGAACTTATAAAAATGGCGAACAAACTACATCTACCACTATAATCGTGCAAGGTGGAGAAGGCGGTGATGGAAGATTGGGAACACAAGGGCCATATTACGACACCGGAATTAAAGCAGTTGTAACTATCCCTATTCGATCTATATTTGGTGGAACAGGAAAAGGTGGGCCAAGCTATTATAACTCTACTACAAACTGTTTAGCCTGTGGTGGGGGTGGTTATGGAGATGCAAATTTTAATGGGTCAGCAGGATACGGTGCTGGTGGGACTTGTTTTAAGGATTCACGAAGTGTAAGTTATTACAACGAAGGTGCAGGTATTGTCCTTCTTTATTATCACGATGACTTAATTTAACTGAATATCAATAAATTGAAAGGGAGAGTGTTTGTCACTCTCCCTTTGTTTGTTTTAGATTGTCTCGTTGTGGTAGTATATACAAAATATACCTTCTCCTGGTTTCGTAATATTTCCCGCATCATCATCTGCCGGAGAACATTCTTGTCCAGAGCCATACCCAGCAATTCTTGTCTTTCCTCCGTCTGAAGAAGTGTAATTAGAACCACCATACCCTGCACCTCCCCATGAAGACGCACCAGTTCTTTTTCCAGAAAGGGTGTTCAAATACCCAGCTTCACCTTTACTTGTGCCTCCAAAAATAGACTGGACAGGAATAACAACTGAGGATTGAATAGGTTCAGTTACGCCTCCCAAAACAGTATTTTCATAAAAACTTTTAAATCCATATCTGCCGTCTCCACCTGGCGCACCGCCTGGTTGCATTCTTGGGCCTAAAGAAGAAACACTTTCTTCTTTTGCGTTTTGGCTTCCCGGACTTCCACTACAATAGAATGTACCTCTCATGTGGGCAGCAAAACCACCGGAACTTTTTGCATTATATACAGAATAATTGCCCAATCTATTTTCTTGTGGCATGGGATAATTGGCATCATTGTAAGCACTACCGTTCCCATTACAGGCTTTATATTCATAAGTTGTTATTCCTAATCTTATGGAATACTCTGTGCCTTCTGTCCGACCGCCTGTATTTGGTATAGAACTAAATGTAATTTTATTTATTTGGCCATTTGAAATATCCGACATCAATATATTAGGAATATACACAATTTGTCCAGTTGTTCCGCCCATCAATACAAATTCATTCCAAGATTGCCAATACTCAAATTTTTCACCTCCTCTTCCAACTATCAAAAGGGAAACGTATTTGTAAGAAGTATCTAATTGGTAATTGGATTGGTCACTTGTTATCTGCACCAACTTGTTCGGTTTAGTTAGGGTGTATTCCAAATTCACACTTGTTTGATAAACCCCACTTATACTTCCTGTCGTTGAAAAATCACTGAAACCGGAAGATGTAATCTTAATCTGATAATTTCCCGCAGGAATTTTGTCAAACCGTGCCGTGTATGTTGCTGGCCCTGCCGAACCTGTATGCTTCTGCCCTTCTGAATCTGTAAATTCCACATTACCACCAGTAGGGTTTACTTTTACTTGCACCATATACAGCGGAGTAAGGTTTACTTGCACCTGCATTCCTTCACTATTCACAGCAATGCTTTGGGATGTTTCTTTGGAAAAATCCCCTTCCGGTACATACAAGATATACTGTCCGTATGCGACATTGGCGAACGTTACGGTAGTGGTTATATTTTTAGTCTGAATCACCTCCAGCCCCGTACTGTCCTTTAGTTGGATTTGGCTTGGCATACCTTGCATTTGTCCAACTCTTCTTACCTGAACATTAATAGTATTGTATATCTGCAAAAGGAAGGTGTTAAGCGCAGTTTTCCCGTTTGCTTCAACCGTTTCCTCTTTGCTTTCAAATCCATCTTTAGAAAAAGCTACTTTATAGCTTCCGTCTGGCACAAATAAAACGACTGTCCCGTTTTGTGAAGTTGTACCGGAAGCCATCTGCACCCCTCCTTCCTTATTTTCAGTCACAACAACCTGTACGCCGGAAATGTCAGTTGCCCCGTCTAATGTGTTCCTATGGACAACTACTGTAAGCTCACTTGCAGGTTGCAAAGTAACCTCAATTGTTTTCGCTTCATTTAATACACCGACTTTCCCGTTCTGCGTTACATAACCATCAGCACTGACCTCATAATCATAATCAACGCCTAATGCAGCAGAAATAACAGCTTCTCCATTGTTATTTGTATTCTGCTGATAATTGTTTGATGCAGATGTCATTTTTACAAGAGCGTTCTCGATAGGAATTGCTGGATTAGGCAAAGGAAGAAGAGTAAAAGGTAAAACTTTATACTCGGCACCTTTACCTGGTTGAACAGAAGCTCCATTCAACCAATAAAAAGTTGCATTATTATGAGCCCCATACTGGGTGCAAGTTTGAATAAGTACACTCCCCCATAAAGAAAGACCCAACATGCTCAAAATCTCTTCTACTTGTGTTTTGTAAGAATACAGAGTGGTCGCCTCGCCATATGAAGGTAAATAGCCACTCTGTCCATTCCCAAACATATATGTCTTAGCGTATTCTGCCGCAGGTGCATAACCAGTTCTCAATTGAGATATTATCACATCAGTATAAATAAAACCATGCGTTGATTTGTATTGGACTGCGGTTGCTACATTAGTGTTTAACATTGGCACATTGGAGATCAAAGTACCTTGACCTCCAAAAGGATAGCTTTGGGCACTTATGGCTGTCGATACCATGAACGAATTGGTATCGGTTGAAATGCCTATACCACATACAGCAGACACTCCTTTACCAGATGATGCCCATTCTTCTTTTGTGTAACGATTATTGTCTTTATCGTAGATATACACACCATTTGGAATAGGATTGTATTCATAGGTACAGAAAGGACGAACTATATATGAATTACTTTTGGTCGTTCCCCTTTTTGCGCCATTAACCCAACCAAAAATCCAAGCATCATTTGAATTATATTGTGTCGAAGTCCAATATGAACCACTACTCAATGGATCTGAACCGATTGTCGCACTTATTGAAGTGTCGATCTTAACTCTGTTTAATTGAGCTACACCCCACTGTCCACAAGAAGGCAAGAACCAAGAATTTGTACCGAATCCTTCTGTAGAATAAGCTGCACACCGATGTGCCGCCGTGCTTTCCGTTGGTTTCGCAAGTATGATATTTTGAGAATTTGTCTTACCTGCGAAGTCACACATGGCTAAAGATTCATTTGTTTCGGTAACTACATTAGAAATAATGCCTAATGTCTGTGTCCAAAACGCCGCGCCCACATTTTGCAAAGAAATAAAATCAAAATCCTTGCTTCTTACATCAGTAATGACACCGACACAAGTTTTAGTACCGTCCAATTCAGTTGACCATGTTTTGTCACCATACACAAAATCACCTATTTGAGGGCGAGTAAGTAAAGGCTGCTTTGCGGTTACCTTAAATGTTACATCTACATTATTTGCAATCAAAATTTCTTTGTTGATGGCAGGTGCGTTTACATTCAACATGCCTGATTGCGCTTCCAAAGGAGAAGGCGGGGTAACTGTATAATCATAGTTCCCATAAAGAACCTTGTCAGCCGGAATATCCGAACTTATTGCCTTTTTGCCATAGAAAGAGAATGTGATATTCAAATCTTTCAAATCATCTGCGGATAATGTACCTCCGTCAAAAGATTGCACATGCACTGACCAAATGGTAGAATTACCTATTGTTTCTGTATCCAACAAAAGATCAGAAAGCTGGAATCTTTGAATTACATCATTTTCCATCTCCACCGTTAAGGGAGCGTTTTGCGAGCCATAAGTTATAACTATCTTCAGATTGGACGGAACACCACTTACCTTAAAACCAAAATCCAAAGCCTTGTGATAATCCACTGTCTTTTCTGTGCCAATTTGGAAAAGACCATTCGAAAACCCTATAAGTCCGGCATCCACATTAAACAAAACATAAGTCTCTGTAGAAGCTGTCAATGTCTTGATCACGCTCGTTAAAGTAAGGTTCTTTTTCGTTTTATCCCAGCTTCCCTCCCAGCCATCTATTTTATTTGAATTGTAAATTCTGGTAAGACTTTCCGTAATACTACTATTATCCTTATCCTGAACAATTGTCAATGGAAAAACAATTACACCATTGGGGAAATAGGTTTTTAATTGATCTGTTGTTACGCCGTCCGCTGGAACAAGATATTTCTCATCTTCTTGAAAAACAGGACAACTGGAAAAATCCGCATCACTGTCTTGTGACCACTCAAACTCTCCACCATCAAACGTCATAGTAGCTACACCAGACGAGTTAGTCGTCCCTTTGTATTTGTTAGATGAATCGCTTCGATCTGTCATTTCGATAACGGCATTCTCAATAGGAGAACTATCATTTTGATTTTTTACAGTAAATGTAACCGTTGAAATTTGAAGCATCTCAACCGTTATGTTCTGATCTCCACCAGCAATTGTAAATTCACCTGTTACATCTTTATAACTGGATTTCTTTGCTGTATAGATATACTGTCCGTTCTTGTAAGTCAAAGTAAGAATGCCGTTAGAAGCAGTAGCTCCACTTGCAACAGGTGTGTCTGGAGATTCTGCCTTGGCAAAACTTATAGCTACATCTTGTGTGGATGGAACAGTCTGGAAAGTAACATTGTATTTTACATAATCAGCCAAATCCAATTCAATGGTGCTTGCGGCGGTTGCCACACTAAATGTTCCGCTTGGCACTTCCACCAGATTAGGATTATCCGTACTTGTAGTAGGAATCTGATATTGATAATCCCCTGTAGGAAGAGCAATTGCCGCGATACCCTGACTGTTTGTTACAATGGTTTCAGGAAGTGCCCTTGCGCTACTTTGCCCTACAATTATCTTTACATCCGCCAAAGCAGAATTTCCTACCTTTGTATGGAATGTAACTGTCGCTCCAGGAACAAGTGTTATCCGTACACTTTTTTCAGCTTCTTTGATTCGCACATTTCCTGTCCCGTTTAAAAAACCTGTTTTTGAATAAGCGTAAGTATGCGTTCCTGTGGAAAGATTTATTGTTGCTATACCGTCTTGCCCCGTTGTGATTGTATCATTACCATCAATAGTAATTTCAACGCCTTGTGTGGCTGGTGAAGTTGTAAATGTAGTTTCAAATCCATAAGTCAATTCTATCACTTTCTCCTGATCGGCATCCTGAACACTTCCCACTCCTTCTTCCGGCGAATATCCTGTGAGTGACGCATTCCAATCATAAGCACCGTTTATTACCTGCACAGGATCAGTTGTTCCATCATCTTTTGTTTTAAGACTTACAGTATTTCCACTTAATATGGCCGATCCACTTACACTGACAGTCACATCTTTTAAGCCTGATTTTCCTGCGGCGGTCACTTTAAAGGTAAGATTCCATATCTTCTTCAATATCTGCGTAAACGTAGCCTCTCCAGTTACTTCAAATGAAAGAGTTTCAGTCTTATAGCTGTTCTTCATGAATGAAGCGGTATATTTACCAGCTTTTAGACTGATTATCGCTTCTCCTGACGCATTTGTGGTAACTGTCTTGTCCTCATTTTCTATATCAATAGACACTCCTTGCAAAAGATTGGGCGAAGCCATGTTATCTTTTACTACAAACGTAATATTATATGATATAGGGGTAAGTTGAGCTAATACGTTCTTGTTGCTACCGGAAACTTCCACATTACCTTGTGTCTGAACATAACCTTCCTTCGTTACCGTATAAGGATACTGCCCGTCAGAAAGACGAACCGTTACCAAACCACCCTGCGAAGTCTGATAGTCCTTTTCGTTGATATGAATATTAGCGTTTTCAATTGCAACACCTTCATCTGTCTGTACAGTAAATACAATATCGTACTTCTTGTACTCCATATTTACAGGAAAAGACGGAATATCCGCACTTTCCACTTCCAATTCACCAGAATAATCATCCATTCCTAAAGCTGTCACTGTAAACGGATAAGTGCCATTCTTTAATTGCAAAGACACCTGTCCATTGGATTGCGTCTGATAAGATGTTGCATTTATCTCCACTGTAGCGCCATTAATAGGTTCTTGCAGTGGATTCTTTACAGTCATTATAACGTTGCAAAGTCTTGCCTTTAAACTTATTACACTACTGTTATCACTGTCAAGAACGGTAATGGAAGAACTACCATCATAATATCCCGATTTTGTAACCGTGTAAGGGTACGTCCCATTTTGAAGGCTTACAACAACTTGACCCCTGTCGTTTGTGGGGTAGGAAGAACTATTGATGTTTACTGCTGCTCCTTGTGCCGGACTACTGTTATCACTGTCAAGAACAGTGATAACCACATTATAATGTTTCAATACAAGGGTTCTTTGAATAAATGTATCCTGTCCTTCTACGTTGAACGATCCGGTCAAATCATCATATCCCTTTTTCTGCACGGTGTAGCTGTAATTTCCACTCTTTAATTTTATAGTAGCTTGTCCAGAACCGTTTACATTCAATACTCCCGGCTGTCCTTCTATTTTGATTGTAGCTCCTTCTGCCGGATTCCCCTGATTTACCTGCGAAATATTAAATTCCACATTGTATAAAAAGAAATCCATCTCAAAGGTAACTTCCGCATTCTGGTTGTTGACCTTAATTTCCCCCTGTAAAGTATCATACCCTGTCTTTTCGATTGTTACAGGATATTCACCATTTACAAGTGGTATTTCCGCCTCTCCATGCTGGTTCGTAAGATATTCTCCATTGTTCACCTTTACAATGACATTCGGTATAAGCTGATTTTCCTTATCCTTTACAATGACAGTAATCGTCCATGCCTTAAATTCCAATTCAGGATATACTTCTTTATCTCTACCATCCACAACTACACTGCCGGAATACTCATCATATCCCAACTTTTCAATAGTGTAGGGATAGTTCCCGTTCCTTGCGGACAAAGAAACCACACCTTGCAAATTGGTAGTGGTTGTTCTGTTATCCATCGTTACATTTGCATAAGGAACAACCCCTCCCTTTTCGTCCGTCACATGGAAAGTGACCGTATAAGGAGCTAAAACCATTTGTACATCAATGGAAACACTACCGTTCAACACTACAAACATTCCTTCTACGGGGATATATCCCGAAGCGGAAACAATATATTCATACTGTCCGTTTGCAAGTTGGATAATAGCTTGCCCATTGTCATTTGTTATAACAGCATTGTTCCCTATAGAAATATTTGCACCTCCCACAGTGCCACCTTCCGAATCTGTCACATTGAAATAAACCTCTTGATAAAGGTTGAGTGAGCTGTCGTTGATGCCTACAAACAAATCCTCCGGTTCAGACGGGTAAAACAACGGAGAGAGGTTGCTATCAGAATCGTACAAAATATTTCCGTCCTGGTCGCGCATCACAAACCCCCTTATACGCGGAAGCTGATTTGCCGGGACTTGCTGATCGTAATACGGAAAGAAATACTCGTCCGGCACATATTTTACGCCATCGGTCTTTTTTACAATATCCAGCAAATCGTCCCATTCTACGATTTTTCCAGGTGTCCAAAAACGAAAATCAAGATATTTAGTAAGGTTCACTTGTATGTTCTGACGCACAGTAAACACATCGTAATCCGGTTGAAGCTGAACACGGAAATCCAACCCCCTTTCTGAACCCACATAGAACCAATCAATATTCTTGATACCAATACCAATTACTTTCCCTTCAATATTCAGTTCTGAAATACCAAAATATCCTTGTGCGCTTTCAAGAAGTGTATCAAGTTCTTCTTCGGTAAAGAAAATACCGTTCTGCGAAACAACATAGAGATTATATATGCCCTTTTCGTCCAGACCGGCACTTATTACTTTTAAGACACGATCGTCTATGTTGCTAAGTGTCTGTGTCCAGTATTCTATTGTATTCTTGCTAAGGATATTCAGATTGTTCTTAATACGGATTCTAAACGTTTCATCATCCTCACTATCACGTCCTCCAATAGCATAATATTCATTCGTACATTCGATATGACCTTGTGGCTGCGGAGAAACATTAGTAATGCTATTAGGCGGTACGTTTGTGGAATACCCTGCGTTGATACTTCTTACCTTTACATATCCGTAACCACTTTCCCCTACAGTCAATGCTTCGTCAACTTGGAAACGAATACCATTTTTATTTACAAAAGTAACAGACGTATCATATACTGTACCTGGATTAGCAGATACCCTTATATATGTCGAAGAACCCAAAGCACCTTTACGCGGGCTGACACCATACAAAGCAGCAGCCTTATCCAGATAAACGCCTGTAGCTGTATCTGGAAATATCTGCGCTTCCTTTATGGCAATATCCTTCATTGCCTTTTGAGCAACTTTCGCTACACCGAATGCCGTAGCATTCACAACCGAACCGTCAGCTACATTACTTACCTTAGCTGTCTTATCTAAAAACATCTCTATAAAAAGATTCTTTAGATTGGTTATTGTTGCACTTGTTTTTGTAATCATCTGAATATCAATTATATAGGAACATTTACTAAATAATCTTTCTTTGTTACCGTTTTACATTGCAAAGAAAGGAACACGGCATCTTCCTCTCTTTTTACATCCATCAACTCCACAGAGTCCCATCTTGAATCCCTTTGGAACATGTTCATTACATCCTTAAAAATAGAAGGGTACTGGATTGCGTTCACCGTTGTTCCTATGAACTCATTTGCAATTCCATAATCCTTAAACTCTGGTATAGCACCTTTTTGAGAAGAAAGAATAGTATCCAAAGCCTGTCGGATCGCATCATCGCCTATCACTATCTTTAAATCGTCATTCTCAAAGACAAAATTCACATCTATGTCACGTCCCAAGATATTATCTCCCACAAGTACATCCACAACAGTATCAAGATAATTATTCCCAGCGTTCTTTAGATTGATATAGAACTTGTTTCCTCCATCAGAGAACGAATAATCAGTTTCTTCTATATACTGCGGTATTGTAATATTCATCCAATCATCTTCCGGGTTGGTACTGTTAAGCTGTCTGGATACATCTTCAAACCGTTCCCCTGTCCGAAGTGTCTTTTCCATCTGCAAAGTATTGTTCCTGTCTAAAGAAGAACTTCTAAGCCACCTTGCAGAACTTTTAATAGTGGAAAGTTTTGTCTGTGTCTCTGTAAAGTTGTCCAGAATATCCCACATGGAAATATCGTCCAAAGTATTTTCATGCAGAATAAACAAAGGCTCAATCGTTTCCGATTCTCTCACAAGTTCCACAAGGCGCAAAAAAGAATCCTTGTCCATCTCCCCACCATTACTATAATAGTCCACAATAAGAGGATAATCGTTGGCACAGAAATCAACAAACTTCTGGAAATATGACTTTATATCATATCCCGTTACGTTGTAAAATTTTTCGAAAGCATCATCCATTGCCCAACAAACCTTTAGAGATTGAACTTGCAAATTCATTTATGCCCTTTTGTATCACATTAGAGGCGCACATTTCCAAAAGCGAACCTTTACTACCACTTGTTCCCGAAACCGCTTCTAAAGGAGCTATAACAGTCATTTCAAGATTGTATTCCCATATCATATTCTTTGATATACTCTGACTGAAATTAACGCCACGCGGTGGAATCGTAACAAGATAGCTTTCTCCAAGTGCCATGTTATAGAAGAAAAGTTTCATGGGAAACCCGTTCTCGTCCACTCCGTTGCTTTTATCTATGATAGATTGTAATATCTTGATACAACCATATCCCGTTTTGATGCCGGCATCAAAGGAAGGCATAGTGAGAGAACTTGTAGATTTTCCCTGTAATTGATAGAGATAACGCTTTCCTGCCGAGATACTAAAAGCTGCACCTGTCAACGAAACGCTATCAGAACCGCTTAAAAGAATCTTGAATGTCCTTCCAAAATTCCCCTTTATCGTGATCGTCTGCGGCATGAAAACAGGAGAAGTGAGCACTGTTATGCCTCCTGCCGTATTGACTACCGTAGTTCTTTTCGGTTCACTCTTGTCTATACTCTCCGGGCTAATAGGAAAAGTAAAGACATCAATTGTGTTCCCTTTGGAATCTGCCAACTCCAAAGAACACATATACACTTCAAAATCATTCGGGAACTGCGCTGCCATCATGGAGCGACCCAAATTTTTAAGTGTCGATTTCGCTGTTTTTACCACTGAATCCAAAACTGCCACGGCTTTATAATTTTAACTTGTTCAAAAGTACGAATTTCTTCCCAATATCCTAACCCTGTGTTATCTTTTCATTCTCATAATCAGAAGCAACAAAACTTTGCGCCGATTGCATGGGAGATGTAACGGGAACAGGAGCGGGACTTGGCACGCCAGCCGTTGCTCCAACAAGAAATGAACCTGCCGGAACATTGTGGGTATGGGAATTGAATGTATTTACAAAACCATTCAATTTACTTGTAAGATTATCCAGTTCAACCAGACCTTTCAATCCCCCACCATTGAACTCAATAATATCGTTGTTCATTTTCAAAGTAGATGCTCCCGTTTTCAAATCTAACTGTTCTTTCGTTATCGTGCTTTGTACATCTTCCCCAATCTTTACCGATACACCGGAATTATCCACTTGCAAAGATTGTTCCATTTCCTCCGTTTTCCAATGAAAATAAACCTTTTCCAAATCCATAGAGACTTTTCTTTCCTCTTCTTCCGGTTTTTCTGGATTCACAACCTTTGCCTCTATCTGTGTGTATCCCTTTACGGAAACATTTGTTCCTCCGGTCACATTCACGCTTCCAGTGGATTCAACAATTACCTCCGATTCTTCTGATCCTGTAGCAAGTACCTTTACGGATGCTTTTTTAGGAGAATTGATAGAAACAATTACTGCATTATTAGCCGGATCAACCGATAAGGATGCAGTCACATTCCCTACTGTCTTTCTGAACTGGAATGTATTCTCTTTCCACATAGGAGACTGATCATTTCTCGGATAGCTCCCTATCACAATAGGAACACCGTCATACGGGTTGCTCGCTATCACTACCGCCGACCCTTGTTCATTTTCTTTCTCCGGGAACTCGATATTAGCCAAAACTTCATTTGTTATATAAATATCCCGAAAGAAAGCTCCCCCATTTCCCATGACAGAAACACGACCTCTCCTTAAACAAGTTTCCACATACAAATCCCTGTCCACTCCATTGGGAACAACAATGAACCCGAATGAAATTGCTTCGGGGGACGCATTCAATTTTCTTACTTTTCCACCTGCCATAACTAACTGAACATCTTACGATTAAGAAAATATTCAAACTGATCTCTATCCACTTTTGGAGAAACAAGTGTAGCGATCTGATCTTTTTGAGCTACTTTGACTGCGTTTTTCATTTCAGTCAAATCAACCAATTTGAAATAATCCGGTTTCACATCTTTACTTTCTTTCCCTGCATTATCCTGTCTATCCTTTACAGAAGAGAAAGAATTGGAAAGAATTGGCACGTACATACCCCTTTCTACTTGTATAATGGTCTGTCTTTGTAAATTTCCGTCCAAAAAAGAAACATTATTGACAACAGAGGATACATAAAAAAATTCATTTGTTGGCTCAAAATAAACGAAAGTGCCAACCTTTATCCGTCTGTCACCATTTATTGTAATCGTGCCTGTTCTTGTGAAAGGAAGATAAGCTGTTGATTCCAGAATGTATATAAGATCATTCAATGCTGCTTCTTGAAAATTGGATAATGTCTGCGTCTTGTTTACTCCGTCCGTTTCCTTGTAGTTCAAATATTGATCTGTAAAAGACATTTTCTTATTACCAAACACTTCGGCATAATCATCCAAATACACAATAGGAACAAAAGCAAGACTTGTTGTGTTCCTTTGTCCAGCATGATTATCCATCACTCTTAACTGATACCAAGAATAACTTCTTGTATCATAAAACAAATCATATCCTTGTAAATTGCCAGAAGTAATCGTCACATACTGCCCGTTCTTATAAGCTCCCAAAATAGCATCCTTATTGAATGGAGGCTGTCTTACAACTATATCTATCGTATTAATATAGGTGTCAAAGTAAAATTCCACCAAAGGAAACTGACATACCCTTGTCATATACTCCAATAACGTGCCGTTCGGATTGGCAATAGAAGAATCGATAAGAACTCTTTTTTCAAGAATATCCTCCACAAATACTTTCACTATCTGCCAAACGCCATTAACAGGACGTTTTTCCTTTGCTCCAATATCATACCCTTCTGTTCTTTTGTCTTGCCAGGAATCAAATACACTATTTTTGGCTATTCCTATTGTTGACATGACGTTTACAATAAACCATAGACACTCCCGTATAGGCTTTTCTGCGTATGACCACAAAAGATTTGAAAAAGCTCCTGTAAGAACGTTCCTTTTGAACCAAATACTATCCTCACTCATTTCGTACCAATGAGAAAACGTATCAGTAGCGTTAAGCAACGGGATAAAATAGCAGCCATCCTCTGTAAAAAGTTTATTTATATCCCTTCCATCTATAGTGATAGATTTTACGTTTCCTTGTGCTGCAAAAGAGGATGTACAAGTGTCCACAAAACCTATCATATCCCAAATGTTGTTTTTAGCTATTTTAGAAACAGGGATTTCCAAGTTCACTTGCTTTCCTAAATCCAAATCTCCCGTTGATTTTTCTTTTTTTAAACGTTCAAACCGGATAAAGACTATATCATTGTTTTGAATAAACTTTTCTTGAAAAGACTTGACCTGTGCTCCGCTATTAGAAACAAGATTAAACTGTTCCACAATAGACTCTCCAAAAGCAAAAGAACTTTCATTGGCATAAAAGGGTGATAAGAGAATAGTAAATTCTCCCGTTTGTTTTGATTTTGTCGTTACCACCTGCAAAACGTAAGGGGATAAGTCCATAACCTTATCCAAAGCCTTAATATATACCCATACCCTTACGTTCATGGAAATTATCTTAGCATTTATTCCTGTCCCTTTGAGTGAGGAAGTTACACTTGTATCGGGCAAATATTCTTCATCACTTATCAGACTTTCATAGTTTTCTCCCCAATAAGCCTTGAAACTTCCTTGTGATACAAATTGTCCTTCTTTTGCAGCTTTTGTAAGGGACAATGGCGTATCATCTTTCGGGCAGAACAAAGTTGTCCCTTGCTTTACGTAAGGCAATGTGCCGGAATCATAATCGCTTTTGTATTTCGCTTGTTCCTCTTTGTCATAAGTCCCCCAAATAATATCAAGATTGGAAACCCCCTTTTCATTCTTTACTTTCAATAAATCAGACGGGGTATATTTTTTCTTCCCAGTGGGAATAATCTTTTGCCATGCATCAATAAAATCCTGTATGGTGGAATACCTATATGCTGGAAGTGGATATATTGGTGGTACACTTGTTTTGTTGTTGTCTTTTTCTGTCATAGATTATTCCTCCGATCTAATCATCTTTTTAAAAAACGCTTCCATCATAATGCCTGGGAAATTCTGCAAAGCCGTTCTTGCTGCCGTTGCCGTAGCTCCATCTCCCCTGTCAAGAGCATCTTTATATTGTGTAAATAAATTCTCAACAGCAGTAGGGAAACTCGTTATGCTATTGTAGATTCCATTTATGGCGTTCAACATTTTGCCCAACCTGTCTATATTTGCTTCACCAATTCCAATCATTCTATTTTCATAGGTAGACATCATCTTTTCACCAGACGTAACCGTTCTTTCGGCAGCAGTGGGTTCATATCTGTTTGTCGGATCGTTCTGCCTCCTAAGTGCTTGTCTGGATTCTTCCATTTTCTCAAAGAACTCTCCAAAATCAATATCCCTGCGCTCTGTTATCTTGTTGATGTCCGTATAAGAAAGATTTGTGAAAGCACCTCGCATCAAGTGACGAAGCATTTCAAGACTTCCTCCCGATATCTCCTTTAATGATTCAAGAAACCGCTTCATTATATTTTTATCCCCTTCGCCTCTTGATAAATCGTCCATAGCAGCAAGAACATCGGAAGGATTCATCGCCCCTGTAGCCTGTTGAGCAGCACGGAACAAAAGAGTTTGAGTTACATCATCTTGTGAAATCCCTTGTCCCATGAAAGCCTGCTGTACGCGCTCCAATTGCCTACCTTCCATTCCGGTCTGCAAACGAACAGCACGCATGATAGAAGCTATGCTTGCTGCATCTATTTCACCTGTACGGGAAAGAATATCGTCAGCAGAACGAATAAAGGTAGTCATACTTTCATCCATTGTAGAGGCAATCTCACTAAGAGGAATTTGAAGCTGTTTCATTGTCTGCTCAAATGAACGGATAATAGCAGATGAAGAAGCTGTTTGTCCTTCCTCTGTACGGGCAAAACGCATCGCCCCTTGCATTCCCATTACAGTACGATCACTAAGTCCATATAAACGCTGTACAGCCATCAAACTTTGTGTTTCCGGTACAGGTGCAACTGTTTCTTCCTTTCCTCCTGCGGCACGGATAAGTGCAGCACGCCTTTGAATATACTCTCCTACATTCATTCCAAGAGCACCAGCAGCATAACTACCTTCTCCAAAGGCTGTGCGCATGGCTTGTCCTGCGGAAACGCCCATTGTCTGCGCATAAGGTATGGTTCTCTTTTGCGCTTCCATAGCCTTTTCAACAGATGTAGTGAAAATTCCCGCCATGACATTGGCGACCGCAGTGGTTACACCGCCTAAAAATCCCCCTACACCAGGTATCAAAGAAAGACCTTCTCCCACAATTCCGCCCAAAGAAGATATAAGTCCTCCACCCATAGCAGCAGGACTTTGGAATGTAGCTCCAACACCGGAAATCACTCTTGTGGCAATGTTAGTAGCTGTACTTCTGTCACTTCCTCTTTGTACATTTTCCCTTCTTTCTCTTGTAATAGGTGTTTCTTCTCTTGCTGGCACTGGTGATGGTGTGGGCACTGGAATAAGCTGTATTCCCGATCCACCCACAGAAGAAGTTCCTCTTTGATTGTATAGAGTTTCATCAATAGAAAAGACACCTTCTTGTATTCCCTCTAAAGCGCGTGCTCCTGCTTGCACGTTTTGAAGAATTTGCTTTGTTATATCAGACAAATCGCTATTACCAGAAGAAATGGCTTCCACAATATCACGAAAACCTTCTTGATTTACACCAAGCAAAGCCGAAAGGTCGATAACTCTCGTGCCTCTATCTTGATAGGATTCACCTCTTTCTCCCGAAATGTCCGCTTCCGGTTGCTTTTTTCTTCTCCTTCGTGTAGGTGTTGCAGTTTCTTGATCTTCTCCTTCCGGTTGTGGTGTAGGCTGGACAACTGAACGTGTAGGTGTTGCAGTCTGCCTACCCTTTTCGGAATTTTGCTGTCCCAAAAGGTTCAATTGTTCCCTAAGTTGGTTAAGTGCGTCGTTCTGCTGACGAATAATATCGTTATTGTTTTCGACTATTCTTCGCTGCATATTCTCAACGTCTCTCCCGACCGACCTAAGTTGAGAGACATCTACCGACACCCTAAGTCTTTTTTCGTTATCCGCCATTTTCCTTACCTTTTTCTTTTGCCTTTTGCTCCATCTCGATCATCTTAAACATCTGATCTTCATAGAAGGCAGTATCTTGTTCCGAAATTTCACCTTCCTGTGCTTTCAACCAATCCCCGATATTGGGAATATATTCTTGTGCCTTTTCCTCTCTTTCTTTCTTTTCTTGATTAAGTTCATAAAATGCCTTTTCTTCTTCGAACTCCATAAGTTCAGTAAAGAAATCACACTTCTTATGTTCTTCCGAAAGAAAAGGGATATTGTGCTTGTTCCTAAACCACCTGTCAATAGGAAAAACGTTATTCCATTTTATAACAAAATTCCTATATTCTTCCCGATTCATTAGTCTACAGAAGAAAGTATTTTTTCAGCCTCTTTCAAGAAAGGGAACACCTCGTTCATGTAAATATCGCTGATCTCCTTAAAATCTTTCAGCCCAAGTTCCGAGAAACTTTTTACCTTCAAATCCGCAACCAACTGCGGACAAAGAACGGATAATGTTGCTTCAACGTCAATCATATCCAACGCACGCTGCGCTGTAATGGTAGGATTACCGATCAACGAGTTATAGCTTCCTTTCCCTAATCTCTGTTTGTTTACTTCGATCTGATAATACTGTCCTACATTAGGAAATTGAATTTCGTACTTTCTTCCTTTTACTGTAATCTCTTTAGATTCCATACTATATGATTTTTAATTGATTGATATACGCAAAGATATATATAAAACAGAGAAAAGCGGAATTTTCATCCCGCTTTCTGAAAAGATTATTCACCAACAAATCACACACATTAAATTGTGCCGGGTTCAACGATATGATTATCAACAAATTATCGTCAAATCAAAAGGTTAAAACGCCAATTTCAAAGCCGGAATTGTAAAAATACTGTTTCCAAAGTGGCCCGGAGTTAAATAATTAATAACAAGGTACTTATGATAAAAATACCGCTTATAAGTAATAAAAAGTGTCCCGGCTTTTGTTGTACATAGCAAAGGCAAGAACTTTAGATACAATATCCTCAATTCTTGCCTTTTTAATAACGTTAGTAAAAAAACTAATTTGCCTTAATATTCGGCAGTTACCACGGGGTGGAGGTACCTAATATTGACATTATAGGAAGCAACTGATTGCTCCTGCAACTGCCAATTCTGATTCTCAATGAAACAGGGTGTCAAAAGAGCAACTGTCTGCCCTGTCGGGTCAACACTTGTTACCATCTTACGAGAATCATCAAAGTTCTGTACCAATTTCTTATAGATCATGATAGAGAATCCTTGCTCTGCAAATGTAAGGGTATCTAAAACTTCCTGCAAAGTCCCCAGACGATGAATCATCGCTTCCACCACTGGAGCTTTGAAGGACAAAAAGAACTGATCTACCGTTGCCGAACATCTGTAGGAAACCGGCGGGATTTCCTGAATAGGCAAACTACCCAATCCCTGTACGTCCACACGATTGATTTGTTCCTGTACAGTTATATTTCTGACGAAACCGGCTGTTTCGTTGCCGATCTTGATATATGCCATAGGTGCACTAAATGTCTGCATAATATCTATGTTTTAGAATTATTATCCACGAATTAAGAAGCCAGTGAAGAACAACTTGTTAATTTCATTATTCACAACGATCTTATAAGTCACGAACCAAGCATCTTCCTGTCTTGTAACAAGAACGTCTTTGAATGAAAGTAATAGGTTATCCTGTGCCTCATTTGCCACTCTCGATTGCAAATAAGCAACCGTCCAGTCTTTCACCGCACCGGCAGACAATGTATTGACGTTTACACCGTTTTCCTGTCCCAACAAGTCAATAGAAGCGTTTACAACCAATTCCTTGTTGATTTGAGCTACGATACGCATAAACTGAATGCTGTGGCTCTGACCGTTTGAATTGAACAACACTTTGTTGTCCTGTAAAGTGTTTACACCTTGTAATACGACAAAGTTGTTCGTATAGTCATTGTAAACCGTCACAAGCATACCGGCATTCAAAGCCTTAGTTTTTTCCGTATCATTCAAAGTGTGTTTCAACTTATCAACACCGATTGTCTTGTTCGTGACAGGGATATAAGGCGGTTTTCCTGCCGTTCTACCCAAAATACAGCACAAGTTATACATCACTCCCCACCAGCGTGTTTTGATGCCTGTAATACCGGAAGTCATACCTGCGCCACCATGCACCAACTGAACCAGCTCGCTATTGAACTCTTTCGCCAAATCAAGAGATTTAGAGAAATTAGTAGCATCATCATAACCTCCCACAAACAAGAAGTGAGTGTACTTGGCTTGGCTGTTCATGTGAGCAATGTACTGTTTCTGTAATGCAGAATTAGCATTTGAGCCAAACTGATCCATAAGTGCAAAACTGTAGTCCAGTCCTATGATCGCTTCCATCACTTTCGCCATATTGTCGGCACTGTAAGTTTCAGTACCTCCCTTTGCCAAGAAATAAGATTTACCAGCCAATACAGTAGTAACGTCACTTTGAGATACCGTTCCTTCTCCTTGTACTTTCGCATTTTCTGTCAGAACAAACAGGTTAGCAAAATTGGAATCAGATTTAGCCCATTCAAGCAAAGTCCCAATCTTGTCAAATTCCGGTGACTGCAATACCAATGTAGGTGCTGCTTGATCTTCCGGTGTCTCTCCAATAGGATAGCCATCTTCTGCATATCCCGTGAAAGAACCGACATAGAATTTCATGATCCACTTTGCTGGATTGTCTACGCCTTTCACAATAGATACACCATAACCGGTAATCAAATTACCAGCTTCGGATAGTTTACCGTTTGCTCCCAAACCTTCATCCAGTGTCTTTACTTCAAACGTACCACCTGCTGTAGTAGTAAAAGTAATAGTTGCAGAAGTAGTCTTAGCTGCCCTTACATACAAAAGTTGAGAGATACCTGTAGAAGCCGGGTTTGTATAATCCGGTGTAAAAAGGCCTTCTGCAATCTTCCAGAACATGCCTCCCTTTACAAAAGAACGGAACTCTGCAAGGGTGTCAAACGTATAGACAGAATCCAATCCTTGAAAGTTTTCTCCATCTATACCAGAACCACCACCCCAATTTGCACCATAAACGCCACTATCTATGACCAAAACCTTTGAATAATCTAATGTTCTGGCTGGGCTTGTTTCTCCAGATACGATCCGACTATACGCACCCGGTAAGGTTATTTGTTTATTACCAAAAATATACGATGTAGCCATAATTTATTGATTTTCAATTTGTTATCGAATTATTATTTGATTTTATTTAAAAACACATTCAAAAATTAAATCAATTAATTTGCCAAAAACTTCAAAACAATTATTTTAAGTAATTACGACAAAAATCTAATAATTAAATGTATTAATTAATTCTTACACATAAATCAAACTACCTCAAAGGTAATCATTTTTCAATCAACGAACTATCTGAACCCCACAATTTCTGATTCTACACCTGGAAGTCCGTCAATAGAAGTCGGGTCACCAAGAGCAATGCTATCCACTTGATTCACTTTCCCAAAGATGATCTTTCCGAGTAAAGACGTATCCACCAATCCCGGTACTATTTCTTCTGACGATAAATCAAGTCCGATAGAACGAATGAAAATAGGTGTCGGCATCAGATTGTTTTGCATCATAAGCTCCTTCATGGTAAATTCTATTTTAAGGAACTGTGAAGCCAAAGTATCCCAAGAGCCAAGTAGTAATGCGTACAGAATCTCTGACATCAGGATTGATTCATTCATGTTTACAGAAAAGCACATGATTTCCAATCCGTACTGTCTTGTGTCTCTGTACATAGGAACGCCACCCATAAAAGATTCTATTTTACCTATGGAATTGGCAATGCCACCTGTTTTCCCGGGTTCACGAATAATGTATGCCGGCAGCCCTGTTTTATCTTTCGGATATTCCAAAGCTACCTTTATGTTGTTCGGATTTGTTTCCTTTCTTAGAAAGATATTTTTTGCCTGTTCATAGTAATTGAAAGAGCCATCCTGTGTATCTCCCAATACTTTGTATAAAAAAGAATCTTTTTCGTTTTCCTTGCTTTCGAAGTCCGTTTGTACGTATTCCAAACAGGCTTCCACTATCTTTTTTATTTTGACTATCTGTAGCATCGTTACATCGAGTTTAAAAATTGATCAATCACCTTGTCTGCAACAACATCTATTTTTGCTTGTTCAAGAGCTTTATCCATAAGTTTATATGGGACAATACCGCCATTCCACCAACTATTAGGATCAGAGTTTTCACTTACTCTTCTCCATGTAAAATAACCACTTCTCTTTTCTTTTTCAGTAGAAGCAATGTTTACTTTAGTCAAACCCTGATAAATAGGAGCTTTGTGCATGTAAGCCGGTTTATTTACACCCAGTCTATTTATTGCTTTTCTTTGTCCTTTTTCAGAAAAACTTTCTGGTAAATTATCGCTTCCTAATCTTCCTGTCTTCTGAACTGCGTTGTAAATCCGTTGCGGCATTATAGAAGCAAATAATCCCGAATCCGCTACAGCTTCCGGCGTTGCATGTCTAAAGGGAATATCTATATACCAGCCTCCATCCTGCGCAATCTTTCTTTTTGGGGAATTTCTAAAACCTTCCTTTTCATCAAAAGGCGGCTGTCCTTCTTCTATCATCAAAGGAATAGAAGAAGCCCTGTTTGTCAACCCGAATGTAACTGACAAAGGGGATTCTCTTTCAGTGAAAACTCCCCTTTTATATTCATTTCTTGTAGTACGAAGTTCCCGGTTTATCAGATTTTCCCACCTAAGCTGATATTCAGTTATAACAGCATCTATAATAGAAGCACCTAAAAACGTAGATTGATCCTGTGAAAGATCAAACTCTTCCACCAAATCACTTAAATCTATGTTGATAGGCACTACCATTACTCACTCACTTTCATTTGAATATTGTCGTTCAATATAACTCCCGATCCGTCAAAATTAGGCTTTTCAGACACAATCAAATGTGTTCTTCTTGCCACCGCTTGAATAGGAAGCCTTGTTCTTTCCAATTGTCCCGTTTCCTTGTTTTTCTTCCAAGAAGCCCGGACTTCATGGGGAAAGTCCAATACATGAAATTCCAATTGATGTTGATAATAAATACTTACAACCGGATTTAAGGACATATTAGCCGTCAAAATTACGCAATAAGGGTTCGCATCACTTATCTTGTAATCTGTCGGAGAAAGTTGTCTCAAAGGCTCTGTAGACGATTCAAACACATGTATGCTATAAATGCTTAACGGTTTATAAGTCGTGAATACAAAAGAGTTCTCTCCGTCCGTCCTTACAGGCAAATTTTCGCTAAAGTAAGAGAACTCTTTTAAAATTGTGATCCGGTCAAAATATCCTAAATTGGGTTTATCAACGTCTGTTACCGTTACGTTAATTGTTCCTATCAGTTCTTCTGACCAACGTTTGTAACTATTATCCCCGTTTATGCCGGTTATAAGAGCATGAGTGTTTGTAGGATTGATATAAAAATAACCTGTACCAAAACAATTCTGGCAATCCACTAAAGGCGCATCCGGTGCATTACAAGGACATCTTAACGCCTTTTCCAATATCACCTCATACCCTTTCAAATAAACGGCAGAATCAAACTCTGAACGTATAAATTCAGGACTTGCATTACTCAAAGGCGGAACCGGTGTTTGTAAAATGCTCTTTGCCATGATTCACCTCCTTATAATACTAAAAACCTAAATTCATCGTACACGAGTTTTATCCGCCCTACAGTTTCCTCTATTTCTTTTTGATACTGTTTCAAGCGTGCCCCGTAACCTGCATTTTCAGCAGAAGCGGTAGAGTTGATAGATTGTCTTAATCCATCTATTTCCAAGTGCATAGAAGCTATACCGGGTAAACTGAATATCATATCTCCGGCAATATTAAGCGGGCCGAACGAAGCAAGTTTGCCAACAAGATTAATCAAATCGACAGGCATTTTATCCAAATCAAAACCGGTTATATATTGAATATCCCAATAATCTGGTATGTTTGTAAACCGCTGGAAGCCTATCTGAGTTGTCATTCCGGTAAGGATAACATCTGCGTTCGCATTGACCGAATTTGCACCGGTAGGAACAACACTCATTCTTCGTTTTCCTATCCCGTCCATATCTTTCTCACAACTAAGCCAACCTTGCGGGTAAATAATCTGCTCCATCTTATTAAGCATACCTGTAAGTGCAAGTGGAACTCTTACCGGGCAGTTAGTTTGAATGATAGGAAATTGTTGGAAATAATCTGTTCTGTAATAAGAATGTGTTTCCGATTCAACTAATTGCTTTACAAATTTGAGATTAAAATAATTCTCGATCTCTCTCTGTGCAGCACTCAAATAAGTTCTAAGTGATTCATCAGAAAAAGAAGTCCCCGTACCGGCTTGTATAGCGATACCGTACAGGTAATTGTTCCACATCTCCGCAACGGAAATGACAGAACCCGTATTTTTCTTGTACTTTACTGTAAAAATCAGTTGTCCCGGCATAGCTTAAACGTCTTTTTTACTTTTTGGGTAACGCAATTATAGCATCAATCAGTTCGTCTTTCTGATCTTCTTCTTTGAATCTTCCGGCTTTCTGCTTGCTCATTCCGTTTTCAATAGCAAGTGCCTTCAAATCATCAAAAGTCATTTTAGACATATCTTCCTTTAAGGAAGCAATTTCTTCTTCGGTTGCTGTGTTTTCTCCGACGGCGTCTTCCACAATTTCCTTCGGCTGTCCGCCATTAGACAATCTTTCAACCTCTTTTTTCCACACATTCAAAGACTGTTCCAACTGTTCAATCTTTTTGTTCTTGTCTTTGATGATACCGTTCAAACGAGCAATTTCAAACTCATATTCTTCTTTCAGAACTTTAAGAGCTTCATCGGTATCTTTTTCAGCTTCCGTTTTTTCTTTTTCAAGTTTTTCCGCTTCTTCTTCCAAAGCAATACCGGGGAAACCTCCTGTTTTGATATATTCCCAAGTTTCGTCTTTTACTTCGGCTTTTCCATTTTCAAACACAACAAGTTCATCTGAAAATTGAACAGAAGTGTTTTTGTATATTGTTGATACGATCTTTTTCATACGAAATATAATTTATTAATAAATAAAATAGGGAAGGAAGGCGTTATAGAACCTTTCCTTCCCTCTATTAATTTGCCAAGACAAACTGTCTTTAAGCACCCAAACCTTCGTCACCAATATTGATAATACGACAAACCTTAGCTGGCTGGTACAAACACGGCGTACCGTAATTCAAGATAGCGAATCTACGAGACGGTGCAGTGATAGCAAAGTCAAGTTTGCGAGTGTCACCGAACTGTAAGTATTCGTTGATCTGACTGTCGTTGTAGTAAATCAAAGCAGACTTCGTACCCGCAATGATACGGTTACGGTCACGTACTTTTGTTGCATCAGCACCATCATACCCAGCAGCCAGCATAGAAGCCGGAATAGTGAAGATAGGATAGTATTCTGTCGTATCTGTCAAAGCAGTTACTTTCTTAGTACGGTAAACAACGTAGCAAGTAGGAGCATATGCACCTCCAACTGGAGCTGTCCACTGCAAATCTACAGACTGATTAGCACCAACTGCCAAAACATTATCTGTTAATTTCAAAGGAGCAGATTCACCATAACGGTTCTTAGCTGTTACCAAGTAGCCATAAGAGCCGGCATGTAATACGAAGTTGGTTTTTGTATCGGCAACAACAGCAGACTTAGTTCCACCAGCAACAGGAATACCCGGAGCCTTCGGAGAAGAAGCTGTAGCAGAAGCCTTGATCGGACGGCGAACGTCAAAGAACTTGTCTGTTTTAACAGCAACCTTACCGAACTGCGTCATGATGTCGTTTACAGACTGTCCCATTGTTGCACCTACAACGCTGTTAGACATACCAACAACAACACGTTTTGATTCATGGAATTTCTTCACATAGTTGTTGAATACAACCGGTGCGGAAACGATACGGTCGATATAACCGTTATAAACGTTTACAACACGGTCGGCAGCATCTTCAACCAAAGCATCTGTCAAGATACCATTCTGTGCGTCGATTACAGCCGGAGAGCCATAATAAGCATCCAAAATCTGTTCTGTGCTCATACCTTCCGTAGAACCACGGTCAGTAGAAGCTACACCCATCATGTGCTGACGGAAGATGCCATCAAACTGTTCTGCGATACAAGTAGAATCAGCATCCGTCAAACGAGTGTCAATCAAAGTCAAAAGCAAAGTGGTCTTATTCTGTACTTCACGAGTGTACATGTTCATACCACCGGCAAGTTTAGCAAGCATAGCCGGATCAGTTACCTGTCCTGTAACGCCCATAAACTTAGAGATGACTGATTTACGGATGTATTGAGTATCGGTTTCTTCCGGTGTTTCACCTTCAAGATTGAAGATACCGATTTCTTCACCGTATTTGTACAACTGGTTGTACTGGTGAACCGTGTTTTCGATTCTCTGTTTCGGCATTTCATTATAAACAACCAACTGGTTCAAACGGTTAGCCAAAACTTTGATGTAAGCATCCAAAGATTCAACTTTCAGACCACCACCATTGTTGATCTGATTGTCATATTGCATACCGGTCTGCAAACCGGCTTCCATTGCTTTCAGCACATCAGCAGTATTGCCAGCACCACCAAAAGCAGCCAAATCGTTATAATTGTACAAATCCATTGTTCTATAATGTTTTATATTTTTCAATCGAAATATTCCTTACTTCTGGAGCTTGATATTGTACTTTTCGTACATGAATTTTGCCAAATCCTTACCTACCGTATCAGCTTCGGTATTTGCCAAGAAAACCAAAGCATCGTCACCGATTGACTTTTCAAGTTCCTCTCCGGCATTTTCAATAGCCTTGTTAATAGCAGCCATCACCAAAGGACGTTGTTTTGTAACAGAAAGAAGTGTCTTGCCTTCTTCGTCAACTTCCGGCTTCATTGCTTTTTCCAAAACAGCAGAAGTCTGAACGCCTTTGAAAGAAGGTGTCTGTGCGCCAAAAGATTCCAAAGATTTTTCAATGTTGCCAAAATGTTCGTTCATGACTTCTGTCATACCCTTAACGATGTTAGCAGCCAAAGAAGCACCGAAAGCCTTCATATCATCCATAGAGAAAGATTTCTCAACCTTATCCTCTTTTTCTTTGATATCTTCTTTCAAATCCTTCTTGTCTTTTTCATCTTCTTTTTCGTCCTTTTTCAAATCGTCAATGTGCTTTTTGTCATTTTCGATATTCTTATCCTCTTTCTTCTCAGATTCTTTCATATCGGCAACACTTTTCGATTTTTCAAAAGTCACATCTCCGTTCGCTACCATAGTAGCGATATCTTCTGCACTGAAACCAGAATTTTCAAGTGCCTTGTATAACGGATCGTTTTCAAATTCCTTTAAATTCATAATCGTTATTGTATAAAAATTATTGTCGAACTTTTTCTACGAATGTATCTAAAACACTTTTCTCAACCCTACCTTCTTGAACCGCACGGTAAATCTCCCAAAAAGAATCAACATCAAAAGAATGCGATTTTTGGAAGTTCACTTTAAAATTATTGTCAATCTGAACAAGTCCGTTTTCTGTGCAATACTCAAAAAGAATAGTTGATTTCTGTATTTCCAACAAATCATTCACACTACCGCCCTTACTTTTTTCAATATCCAAATAAGTTTTAGTGTTGACCGGTGTCATTGTAAGAGCAATGTTTGTAATAAGAGCTTTTGTCACTCTTTTGGGATTTTTCTTATCCCGTTCCAACGCCTTACCTTCTACGCTCATACCCGGTTTTCTTGTCGAACCCGATTCTTGCATTTCAATTGCCTTATCCCAAAAAGCACGGGCTTCCGGCGACTTTTCCCACAATTTACCTTTTACAAAAAACTTATTGTCTTTCACATAGGCTTCAATAGGTTCACCAATCCAAAAACGACTTTTGTTAATAGGTGAACGTGTGGGCAAATGATCGAGATTAAACAAACCGGATTTCAAAAATCTATCATATATAAACCCGGACGGTTCTAAAACTTCTTCTTCATCATCTTTTGAAGAATCAGAAGCGACACCAGAGAATACCATGTTTGCATACGGAGATTGTTGCTCCGATACCGCACTTTTGGCTTTCTCCAAGTCCAAATCTACATATAATTTAAAGTTATCAAACATTTTTGATTGGTTGAAATTGAATAAACGTATTTGTAACACTCAAAAATACTGCAAAATTAGAGATAAATCACAATAACCCAATATTTTAACTTTTATTAATAATTATCATAATCTACCTCTAAACTCCTTAATGCAATTGCAATCTATATTTAGACTGTTTGAGCGTTGCAAGAAAATCATCAATCCAGCTTACCTCGCCAATGTATTCATCCTTTTCAGCAAGTTCTTTTCTGAACTCAATCGTTTTGTCGAATATCATCTGACAGATAGCAACCGGATCATCCTCTTTTACTTCATCCCCTTGAATTTCCCCATCTTTGAATCGTCCGAATCCCGATTGTCCGGCTTCCGCAATCTTATCCTCAAATTCTGAAACTTCTTCTGAAAGCTCATCGAGGTAAACATGCTTGGAATTATCTTCCTCACCCCAATGAATATTTTTAAGACGTGTTTTAGTTCCTTCCAGAAAATTGAGATAAGTGTTGAAAATACTCTTATCGGTCTTTTTGGACTTTTCGATTTCTTCGGTATTTCCATTTTCAACAGACAATTCATCTTCTGTCGATTTTCGGATGTTTTCTGTTTTGGTAGTGTCTTCAATGCGAAACTTACCATTCCATTTCCATTCTTGTTCCCCATTTTCTTCTGTCTTAATAACAATAGAAAAAGGTTTACCAAGACAAGTTACCTTTTGAAGTATGCCTAAAAAATCAGCAAACTTATCTCCTTTTCCACCATCATTATCAGAGAAATTCATATGAAACTCACCGTAAGTGTATTTGTTCGGCTCTTCTACCACTTCGACTTCTTTTTCTTCATAGATAGTTCTCTTGAAAGTAATAGCCTTTTCAATACCTTCGCCTACACCATCCTCTGTACGAACAATATTTTTGGTTTCACCATCCAAAGATTCACGCTGCAATACATATGCGTCTGCTGTATCCATAGTTTTTTCTACTTTCCAGTCTTCCGGCAATTCGTCTTCCAGATTAAGCTCCTTTGCCCGTTTCTTGATCCATTTCTTTACTTCTTCTTTCGACATAGAAGAACTACCGGACAAACGAATAGCATCTTTCAAATCCTGCCGATTGCGAATAGGATATTTGCCATTGGGCATTGCTTCACCTTTCTTTGCCAAATCCTTTCTTTCTTCATGCGTAAAAGAAGTTTTGTTTGCCGACTTTTCAAGTTTTTCAGGATTCTTTTCACAATAGGAGGTGAATATGTCCTTTGAAATTTTACCCTCTTTGAAAGATTTCATCACCAATTGAAATTCATCCGGCACTTCGATACCAAGAATACGCTTGATATTATTTTTCATATCAAAAATGAAATTATATTGGTCAAGTTCAGTGTGAGGATTGATCCATTCACTACCTGTTTCTTCTTCTCCGTCCACAAGAATGTTTGCTGGCGCGTCAGGGTCAATGTAGCACATGAAATAATGAATTTCAATGCCCTTTCTCTTTGGGATGTATTTGCCAACCGGCATCAAAAGTTCTTCCGACATGTCAATACCTGTTTCCTCAAACAGTTCTCTTTTTGCAGCTTGCAAAAAAGTTTCTCCCGGATCAACATGTCCGCCTGGAATGCACCAATCGTTTGAAACCGCACCCTTTTCTCCCACACGATTCAAAATAAGAAGTTTGTCACCTCTAAAAACAAGCACGTTCGCAAACTGAACTTTACCTTGTTTCGCCTTAAATAAATCGAAGTAAACAGATTTCTTGATCAAACCCTGTCTCCATAACTCACGACAGTTTTCAAGCTGGCGAATGTCTTTTGCCATTTCAGCAAATTCTTCGTCATTTTCCAACTTTGCAATGGATTTCTGGATAGAGCTTCTTCTTTTATATACGTCCATTAAATCCTTAGACTGTTGCTTCAAAAACTCATTAAAACAACTTTCCGCCTTTGCAACCGCATCAGCATCTTCGCTTCCTTTCAGTTCATCATACTGCGACTTCTGAATAGAATAAATTTCACCAAGCGAACTTATCTCTTGACTTACCTCTTTTCCTTTTTTAAGAAGTCTTTTGTATTCAGCTATTTTTTCATTTTGCGTCTGCAATCCGAGCAACGCTTTCAAATTTAAACCCACGTCATTAAAATTTAAAATTTTATTTATCAAATTGTCGCATCCGGTACACAGACATTATCTGCAAAATAGAAGTCCGGCTTGTCAAGTTCAAAGGTATAGAAATATTGCGAAACATTTGCAATAGGTATCTGTATAATGTTGGTTACTTTGCCCTTACATCCATTTTTAAGTATAAGAACATCACCCGGTTTTATCTTATCTACTCTTTTTGTTTTATTATGGCACAAAACATAAGAGCCATCTACCACTCTATGCAAGGCATCTTCTCGATACCCCTTTTCAAGAGTTTCGTCTTCCGTAACATAGCATATATCAAAAACACGCGGAACGGAAGATAATTCAAACTGTGTAACCTTTGTTACCCTTCTATAGCCGGTAACAGTTTTTATCACATTCCCTACCTGAATATCCTTTATCCATTTTGAACTATCAACAGTAGGAATGCTGATATAACCGGAATTAAAAATCGTTCTTTGCTTTATCATACCTCGAAATATTTTGTACCTACAGTTATTTTTACCTTTGACTTTCTCTGAACCCGCTTACTTTCATCCGCTTTTTTAGGCTCAAATGACTGCGTTTTATCGTCCCATTCGTACCCATCTGGAACATATCTTAACATACAACGGCAAAAAGGGTGAATATTTGTTAAAACAGGCTTCCAATCTTTTGATTTTCTACCTATATTAGTGCCATTAGCAATCAATTCAGACAAATCAAAAATAATAGGTTTAGAACCTGCACCAGCCGTTGTATAAGCATTAAGGCATATTCGACATGCGCCGGGATATGTTTCTTTATATACTTTTGCATGAATGCCATGTTCTTTCATAATCGTCTGTGCTATTCCTATCTGAAAAATGTTCTCCATTTCAGTAGCAACAATGCGTCCCCAATCCCTATTCCATTCATCCAATCTATGCCCCAATGAGCTTACAATGGATTGTACGGATTTCCTTTTCAAAACACCTTCCGTCAATTCTTCTCTAATAGCTGTTTCCACTTCCCTTTCTCGTTCTGCCACTGCTATTTTCATTTCTTCTTCTGAAATAATAGAAGAAAGAGAATCTTTTATACGTGTCCCCATTCCTTTTATATAAGAATAAGAACGCATAGCCGCAGCATTATATTCTGCCTTTTCTCTTGAAGTGAGTTCCGAGTATTGTTCTTTTTCAACATATTGTTGAAGATCGTTGAAGTTAAGAGAGGATAATTGCGCAGGAGTAAGAATTGCCGCCAAACGTCCAAATATGAATGCTTGCCAATAAGGTGGTATTTTTAAAACTTCTGTCTTTAAATCGAAGTCAAATCTTTTCAGCATATCTATATCTTCTTGGGAAAGATATTCCTTACCCAATACATCAGCAATTACACGAGCAATACGGTAATCGACAATGAAAAACAACTGCTGTATTTCTTCCGGTGTAAATAGCATCCTACTTCGATTTTTGTTCCACCATTTTCTTTGTCAAATCCATCAACATATTATTTATCTGTGTCGAAAAGATAACTTGTGCCATTCCTTCATATCCTTCCTGTACTTTTGGATAACGCATAGGATCAACATGATGGTGTATATTTGACACCAAAGGCATCTTTTCGACCTTGATATTTTTGACATATCTCACATTCATAAATTACTTCTCTCCCCAGTTCTTTTCAATGTAAGACATTGCAGCACTCATGATAGGGTTGGAATCGAACGATTTCTGTGTATCTTCTTTGTCTTCTGACGCAATTTGTCGATCCACTTCTTCGTTCATCGCATCACCTCCGTACATAGCTTGCTGCATCTGATATTGTTTTTGAAGCTGGTAGGATTGATTCAAGATGGTATCGGTTTCTGGATTGAATTTACGTCCAGAGTATTTTTCAAAAATATCTTCCAGACAAACCATACCGTTTTGAATTTTCTTAGCATCAATCTCAACCTGCCTTCCTTCATCTTCCGCATCCACACCCGTAAAGACAAATTCAAAATCTTCGTCCAGTTCTGATACAAGATAGTAATTAATTACTTCTTGTAAGAACACAAGAATAGGTTTCAAGCCTTTATCTTTTGAATGCTGCAAACGTTCCTTTTGTCCAGCTTGTCCAAAGATATTTGTTTGATCTTTGAATTGGAAGCCAAGCTCTGACGGATCAATACGATAAACCGCACAAGTCATAACAAGTAGGAATTTTACCCACTCGCTAAACTCCATATCCCGGTTGGTGTTTTTAGACAGATCAACCCATTGAAGGTCTAAACCGTTTATAATCGGCGTTCTATGTGAATTTTGAACCCCCACCATTGTCTGTTGCCATGCCTGTCTAAATTCGCTCAAAGAAGCCTGTGATATGTTTGGATTCTTAACATTGATAATTCCTTTAGGGTTAGACCCCTTAGAAAAATATGAACCATTATATTCAAATCCCCACAAAATCCATGTCATAACGCTGGACAATGTTTCCAGTTCAGATGTTCCATACCCGTTTTTATAGATGTTGGTCGATTTGTTTCGGATACCGATACCAAGCTCCCAAGGATAAAAAATAACGCTTTCATGCGTAACGGGATGCTGCATGATCTGACCTTGCCAGCACATACAATATTTCGGTAAGTATCCTTTGAATCGGTACTGTTCAAATTCTTCATGGAACTTCGGATCGATACTGTCAAGAAAACGTACCAAAGAAGCATCTACAGCACGATAACGAGCCAGATTCCATGATCTGTCCCTTACTATTTCAAAAGCAAGTTGATCAAGAGTAAGGCTATCAAACACAACCTTTCTCCCAAAGTCTTGAAATGTGTCAAACGATTCCCATTTGTCGTGAAAACCGCCTTCTTCCAAAAACTTTCTGATATAATTGATTTTTATCTGATCTTCCCTTGAGCGTTCTGCGCTTACCTTTTCAAAAGGATTCCTTTTCCTTCTAATAGTGTATCCTTCTTTCTGTTCATCCGTACTGAAATGGAGAAAGTTCTGAACCTGTTCGACACGGGTATTGACAACAGCCCGAACAACAAAGATGTCCCCCATTCTCCGAAGCACTTCGAACGGCATAGAACCGTAAAAGTTAGGGTCTTTGTAGCCCCTTCCCGTATCGCTCGCTTCGTCCGGGTTGAAGAACACAGCCTTTACATCGTCCTGTCTTTGGTTGATGTTCCCCATGTAAAGATTAGCTTTCACCAAATCCCCCAAGTTGTCAGACCGGGACATCTGTTGTAATTTAGATTGAAGTACAGTAGGAAGAGTTTTTTGCAATCCTACAATATCTTCCAAAGAAAGGCTGGTCAGACCCTTTAACAGGTCTGACTTTCCTTGATTTTTATTTTTGTCTCTTTTCCTACTCACGTCAATAAAAAATTAGGCGGAAGCTCCTGCTGCCTGTGATAGCGTAATTGTTATTTGCTTTGTTCCTTCCGATTGTTTTACAACTGCTGACCCTTCTCTTGCTGTACCAGTATTGACCGCTGCTACAACGGAATATTCGGTTGTTCCTTTCGAAAAACCTGTACCGGAAACTGTCGTAGTATAATTCACAGCCACAGAACTACCACTATTCTTTCCATTTACCGTCTTTTGTTTTGTAGAAGAAATAGAAAGAGTTTTTGTTTCACCCGTAGCAACAAATTCCACTCTTGAAGGGTTTGAAGTCAAATTATAAGTATAAGCAACGGTTGCTTTAGGTTGACTTAAATTAATCGTAATTGATTTTGCGCCCGACCCTTCTTGTGTCACAACAAGAGTTCCTGTTCTTCCGGTAGTCTCATTTGTATTTTCAGTGGCGGAAACAGTATAATTTGCTCCCGATTGAGTTTTCAAAGAGAAACCCGTACCGGTTACCTTTCCTGTAGTATTTACGGTAGTTGGAGAACCACTGTTCTTACCGTTCAGCTTCTTTTGTCTGGTAGAAGTGATTGTGACCACTTGATCACCTGCCGTTGCAGCAAAAGTAAGAGTTGCCTTATTGGCTGTGATCGTATTTTCATAAGTAATAACAGATGCAGCTTGACTTAAAGAAATGGTTGCTGTTTTTCCACTCTCATTCTGAATGATTGTAGCTGTACCAGTTCTTTGCTTGTCAGTAGGATTTTCTGTAGCAGAAATTTGACTTATCCCTGCATTACCGGAAAACCCTGTACCGGAAATTTTAATCTGAATAGCAACGGCTATAGGCTTTCCATAAGGCGCACCATCCCTATATTCCTGCTTACTGGAAGTAACAACAAAATTCTTACTTTCTCCCGTATTGACAAAAGAAAGTGATTTTGTTTGCAATGCAAATGTATATTCCGTTCTGTCGAGAACATTTACATAATTAATCTTTTCTTCTTCCAGTCCTTCGGGATAGCCAATAAGACCCAATCCATTAGCAAGACACCATTCTTTGAACTTACCGATATTATAGGTAACACCAGCATCAATTACAATACCGAGAGATTTATAATATTCAACGTCACCTACCGTATTTTCAGTTACAAAGACGTTCATCTGACTGTCAATACCATCAGTTATGACAGTCATTTGCTTACTTAAATCCTTTGTTGTAAAAAGAAGTCTTAACATAGCTTCTAAAATTAATGAGCCACTACTTCGAACTTCTGAACGCCATCGTCAGACATAACAACAAGATTCAAATCTTCCTTTTTAGACAAACCAAGATCAGCCAAAGAAAATTCCATAGGTGTACGTCCGTTTACTTTTGAAACAAGTACTTTCTTGTCACCTCTGATTGTTCCATAACGTCCTACAGAATCCTTTAATGTTACTGTATTGGGAAAATAAATCTCCACTTCCTTTTCTGCCGGAACAGTCGTAGCAATTTCCAAGATACAAATATTGCTACTATTCCAAGAAGCCTTTACAGAAACAATTTCATTCAACCCCTGCGGTTCAATCGTCAATGTAAGAGCATTATTTTCAGCAAATTCTACCAACTCTTCATGTTGTACGCTTTCACCGACTTTCCAGTTCCAACCCAAAGCAAGAAAAGCATCACTTCCCTTCTTTTCATCTTCTGTAGCGTTGACAGAACCGGGAGTTACAACACCGCGAGGTGATTCCGTGATAAGCACTCTTTTCTGTTCACAAGAGCCGTCCGTAACAACCACTACGTCAATCTTCTTATCTGTATCAGTAAATCTGTATAGTCTCATTTGTATAAAAATTTAGATTGTATCTTTTTCGGAATCACCCGTTTTTCCTCCGGGCTTTCTTAAAAATCCATTTTCGTCAAATTCCCTTAAATATTTTCTCACCCACACAGGAACAAGATTGGGATTTATCTTACCTGAATTTTCCACTATAGAGATAGATTCCCTTACTATTAATGCTGTACTCATAAGAGATCGAAACCATGTGAAAGTTGTGGTTGTTTGTCCGTCTATAGTGTATTCTCCCAAAACATGAGCTACAATAAGCAAACACCCATATACAAAAATTTTAGTCAGGATCATTCCAAAACCTTTCGATGAAAAGTCTTTTTGCTTCAAATGGAATACCCAACTAATAAGAGTGTCCACAATAATAAGGACAACAAGGAATTTGAGAAATTCCCAATCTTTGAATATGTATTTTTCTATCCAGTCCACAATAGGAGATAAAGGTAAAGCGATCAGTATAGGATAGCAGAAGCTACCTAAATAGGATTTGAAATAATATAATCTTCTGTTCTCCATCATCAATCCTCTAATCAATCTTTTTTATCGGATTCCGATTCCTCCTTCTTTTTCTTGTAGTCAGAATCTTTTTTGTAAGGCATACCCACAATTCCTTTTCTTCTGTTCTCAGGAGTATCTTTATAGAAACCTATTTTGTTTTTTACAGGAAGTCCGGTTGCTCCAGCTTTTTCAATTGTTTCTTGATCGGCATCTTTCCACTCAATCTGCGGCTCTCTATAATATACAACAGATTTGTTGAAGTTTTCGTCAACCACAACAACACGATTCAGAGACACAAAGTCTATAGCTCCATGTTCCCTTTCAGTAGGACCAATACTTTTCACAACGTCAGAAGCAAAGTTTTTCACTTGTTCCAACGTATAAACCTCCCAGTTGTTCTTTTCTGCAAGGCTTAAAAATTCATTTATAGGAAATTCTTGTACACTCATGGACGTAATTATTTATAATTCAACACATACAAAAGTATAACTTTTTTCCTATAAAAGAATGTTTTATAAAGAAAAACTCACAAGAGATAATTTCATTGTTGGTGCGGCAACCTTACTTTTATCTCTTGTGAGTGCCGTTCTCCCTCCGCACAGGGATCAAAGGTAACGGCAGAGCCTTTAAAAGAAGGAGCTTACAGCTACGTTCAAAGACGCGGTGAACAGTGTTACTTCAAAAGAAGCCTTTCTCACGAGAAACCATTATCTCACGACATCCTATAGGAAGCCTTAATGCCAGTGTTTCAGGACTTATCGTATCGGTTTATACTTCTATAGGGGAGCCGGCACTTCCATACTTCACATCCGAAGATGTAGCATTAACTCCTTAATTTTGGGAAACATCAAGGTCGTTCCCCCATCAACATCACATAGCCTTCAAAAAGAAGAAGGGAAGCTATCGCGAATCACTTCCCAAACTTCAACTTTTTAAGCTATCTCATCTCGACTGCAAACATACAACTTTTGTATTCAATAATTGCAATTTTTGATGTTAAATATTGTTACAAATTAATGTTTTTCAAATCAAAATAATCTATAAACTTGTCCCATAGCTCTTTATTCTCTTCATCTGGTTTAAAAGTTCCTTTCTGTATTCTTAAAATCAATCCTTTAAAATCTTCAACAGTTCTTTTGGATAAATACCAAGCCAATATCAATTTTGGCGTAAACTCCTTATACTTATTAAAGAACGACCCTTCTTTATATAATGTTATGAAAAATATTAAATTCAATAAAACCTATTATATTTCTTTATAAGTTTCGGAATGTACCTTATTAACAAAATACATTCGTAATCCTTACCGGATTAAACAATAACCCTCTATCGATTATCCTACGAATTGATTCACAGGAATCACCAACTACTTTTCTCATAATGTTCAATGCACCATTTACATCAGCATTAATGAGCTTTCCTACCGAAGATTGAAACAACCCTCGTTTCTTCCTTCTTCCTAAATAGCTATCATGTCTTCCTATCTTCTCAAATGCAAGAGAGTCACATTTTGAAGTATATGATTCTTCATGAATAACTATTTCAATACCAGCTAATTCACATTTGTATTCTAAGTAACTAACTAATCTCGCAAAAGGGATTTGTACAAACTTTTGGTTATTCTTTTTACCCATATTCACATTTTGTTTCCACTCCTTGTTATAGCCTACAACTAATTTTGTTATCTTAAAATCAACAAGCAAATCGACTATATTATTTCAAATACAATATACTATTAATCATATTTAACTATTTTATTTATTATATCTATCCCACATGCAGAAGCTATTAATAGAGACACTTCGCGTTCAGTTTTAGACATCTTCTCGATAGATGCCTTATATCCTTCCGGGTTACCGTTATAACTCTCTATGATCGCTTTCTTTTGTTCTTCTGAAACGTTGTAGAAAGCCAATACGCTTTTCTTTTCTTCTTCCGTCATAGAAAGTTTGTTTTCGATGTTAAGTGATTTATTTGCCATGATTATTTATATAGATGTCATTTTAGAATCAAACTTTTCTTTTCGTTCAAGAGCTTCTTTGTACAAATCTCTGTAGTTAACACCACCACAAAAACAATCGCTTTCACCCCAATAATCATATTGAGGAACACATTTAAACAACTTTTTATATCATAACCAGCGTTATACAAATCCATAAGAAATGATTCTATTAAACTTTTATCACGTAAGGTTACGTTAATGTTAGTCAAATCATATGTACGGAAATAATCAATTATATTCCTATACTTTGCTTCCAAATACGGTTTAGGAAATATCAGCATCTCAAGATTGAGTTTGTATCCAGCACATTCAATTATCTTATCAAAAGAACTAACTACACCAGATTCACTAAGCAAAATTGTTTTTCTTCTACTTGGCATAATAATTAAGCAATTAAATTTAAGTTATCATATCTCCAATCTATAATATCACTAAACCTTTCTTCAACATAAGAATCTTCTTTGAAGAAAAATTTCAAACAGTCATCTGCCAAATCATGATCTTTAGAAGATAAAAGTTTTTCTACCCTTCCAAAAATACCACCTACATATTCAAGACGATCTCTATTAAAAGTAAAAGTCGAAGAAAAATATCTCTTTTTCATTTGAGATTTAATAGCACGACCTTTATATACTTTTACCCATTCCTTTTTTCTTAAACTACTTTCAATAAACCCTTTTCTGTATTTAGAAATAGAAGTAAGAATGGTGCTAAAAATACATTCCAATTCAAACATTGGCGGTAAATTGGTGGAATATGACTTAGTACCGCGATATTTCCTAATCATTTTTTCTTCAATGGTATCTTTTCTATAATAATCTTCTCCCCAAAAAAACTTCATTTTATGCTTTCTAAGCAAAAGTTGTGTTTTTGAAATACCCAATTCATCAGCTTGTGTCCTGGAAGAAGTAAACGTAACCCCTTTGAAAAGTGGAGTTATGCCATCTGACTTAACCAAAGTTTCCTTTTCTACAACAACGAAACATCTTCTCTTTATTTCGTCATAAATAGTGATAGCAATATCCATAAATTCAATACGAATATCTTTTTTCAAGCATCTGCCAGCAGACATAAAACGAAAATCATCAAAAACTTCTGGATGTTTGTCTACATAATAATAGGCTTTGTCTCGATTAACAAAGGTAACTCTTTTAGATACCTTATTATATTTTATGTATTTGGAGTATTTGTCAAAAATACTTTCCAATTTTCTCCTTGTAATAGGATAAACACGATCAACAGCTCTATGAAGATCGGCAAAACTCTTAAATCTAAGTTCCTTTAAAGAACTAAGTTTTCGTGCTTTTGCTTCCCAATAGCAAGCTCTTTTGATCATCTGCACTTCTATGAAGTATTTTTTTGTTTTTTTGTTTTTATTATTCATTTAGGCTTACGCTTTTCTTAACTGCTACAAAAATACAAACTTTTCTCAAAAGCGTAAGTGTTTTAAGAAAAGTTTTTTGAAAATTTTCCCGAAAAGTTTGTATTTATCTGTCAAACAATAAAGTTTGTGTCGAAAAACAATTTATCACAAGTTGTTTTTGATGATGCAAATATACAAAATTGTAGATTTTGTGCAAACATAAAGGCAACAAAATGCAAACTGCCGGGCAGAACGCTCGCCTCCGTCTCGCGCGCCCGTAGGGTTTCCTCCCCACCCTCCATCCCTAAGTCTTGTTTTCCGATTTTCCCATTCAAGCGCGTATGCGCGTGTTTTCCTTTTCCCTCTTTTTAATAGGAGTAATCTTGTTTTATTTTGTTCTTTTCTTTCTTTCCCTCTTTCTTTCTTAATAGGAGTTACCACTGTATCTTTTTCATCCTTTTTCTCTTAATAGGAGTAATCATACTTAAATCCCTATTAATTAGGTGATTGGAATCCAATCCCGTTTGAGAAATTTTTCGAAAAACGGGTCTTTTTTATGAAGACTTTCTTATAATTTGAAGATAAAATTGTTTGTCGCCCAAACAATTCTGAAAATTATATTTGAAGAAAGTTTTTTATAAAATGTATATTAGGACAATACTGTATATATATATATTATAACATATTATATATCAATAATATACAATGATAAGAAATATAGCGATAATATACGCATATATAGAGCATACAGACAAAGAAAAATGGGTAGCAAATCTTTTGACCGCTACCCATCCATCGAATAGTAAAAATAAGAATTTGAAGAAACTTTGTTGAGGCTTTGGTGAAGATTATGATCTAACACACTATGTCAGTTTTTGAATTTTGGGTAGGAAGGTATTTCACAATAGTTCCTACCCTTTTTGATGATCAGAACTTAATTTATACATATACCATGATTAAAATTCTTGGTCTTTTGTTTCGTTTTCTACTCTTTTGTCCAAAGATACATCATTTTCGTATTCGGCAATCCTAATCATGCCAGGTTTTATTACAGTTTTGCCCTTTTCTTTAAAATAAATTATTTTGCCGATCCTTATCTCATTGTTTACTTTACTTACACGTTTTGTCTTCAAAAGAGTGATTTGACTTTTTAGTTTTTTGTCTTTGTAAGTTTTTTTGACTGATTTCCATTCGTAACTTCTAAAAATGCCATCACCTATTTTTAATAATAACTTTCTTCCGACAGAAATTTCTACCATGAGCAAGTCTTCATTTGATACATTTTCTTCTTTGGGAATGATTTCTACATTCATATCTTTAGGAAAGAATCCAGATTTAAAAGCACCTAAAAGGTCTCCATCCCAAATATAGTGCAAGAAAACTCTACCTTTCCCGTCTAAATAATAGGTCACTTTCCTTTCCATGCTCTTATTTTTTCTGTTTGTTCATATCGTAATAATTGGTAAGGATAAGATCAAGTCCAATCTTTCCGTTTTGTTTCAATTCAATTAAACTAAATCCATCATCCCAAAAGAAAGCGACAGTTTTGTAATCTGGTTTATCTATATCTTCGACCATTCCTTCTTTCTTTAACCCTTTCTTCTCTTTCAGATAATCCAGAATCCCGTCCATAAAGGTTTTCATATCTTCCATGTCGTAAATATTGAACTTTGTTTTAAGGCTTATAGAAGGAACTACGCCTAATTTTTCATCAAAGACCTCATTCACATTTATCTGATAACCGGTATTGAGTTTATATTCTACGGATTTTTCGTCAGAATCCAAAGCAATTCTTTCGCCGTAACATTCTTTTGGAATGAGTTTGTCGGCTTCTTCAACTAAAGAATCTTTAGAAGAAACGTCCAATATTTTAAATTGGATATCCATGAGTTGATAGGTGTTCAATTCTTTGGGAGTTTCTTGCTCTTTAGAAATTTCTGATTCTTTAGAGGCTTCCTGTTTGCATCCACACATCGAAATAAGTGCAAATAATACACTGATAAATATTACTCTTTTCATGCTATTTTGTTGCTTTTAATGATTTCACGTTTGATGTTGTTGTTTGTGTCCTCGGCCAGAGGAACTGCTATCAGGATTGAAAAAATCCAAAATCCTGTAAACCAAAGTAGGTGTTCGACACAGTTTACCAGATCGACCTTAAATAAGGTCACTACAGCTCCTAAAATGTTGTACAGTGTACAAATGGTCAAGATGGATGCGATAATAGGTTTACCAGTGTAATAAAGTCCAAATCCACCCCACATACAGGTCATGATAAAAGCCCGGAACGGCTTTTTCTTTCTCGCTTCATAAAGCAACGCTTGTCTTTCCGTCATCTTTACTTCCATATCTTCTATTAGTTTTTGATTGTATAATTGATCTTTGTGTTTTCTTCTGTACAAGATTGTGTCCAGAGTGAAGGGATTTCTATTTCCGTTTCATCTTCTGTCATCATTAAATCTGCTTCAGATTCTTTATCAGCAACGAAAAACGTTCCACTTTCTGTAAAGGTAAATTCTTCATAATCATCTTTACCGAAAAATACTTTTGCCAAAATAGGATAGTTGTTGTTGCTCGGATTTTCAAAAGAAATGATTTCCACTCTCCTACCATTTCTTGTGCAGACGGGTTTGCCTACTTTTGCTTCTTCTAAATTGAAAGGTTTCATGATTGTTATTTTTATTGTTGTTACTTGATTGTGCTGCAAAAGTAATATCGTTTTTGTACAAAATGCAGTCTATGGAGTTAAATTACTTTAAAATGTAACATTTTAGTGTTACACTCTCGTTAATGGAAACAAAAACTCCCGTCCCTCAATGAAGAAGAACGGGAGAAAAAGCATGAAAGAATTTGTTTGTCTAAGCAAGCGATTGGACTAACTTCAAGTAACATGACAAAGTTAGGAATTTGACGGGTGATTCCAACGAATTTTCGTCAAATTCATAGTCATTCAGCCATTTTTCCAATGCTTTTATGTCAATATATTGCCATTTTTCCTGTTTTAGACACTCTGCAAGTGCAGGAAAAGCATATTCTTTATCCTCATTAAACTTTTTGCATACTCTTTTGAGATAATTTTTCCTACCGGCATACCAAACATCACCCGCAGATGACATACAGTAATAGGAATTGTCCTTTCTTTTTACTCCAAACCGTGTCACGATAGGGAAATACACCCTATCAGCAAGGAAAATGAAAGGAATGTACCAGACACCGTACAAAAAGGTCATAAATCCGTTCAATTTCGCTTCCGGTACAAACTTTTTGAGGGTTTTTCTGAATCCGTAAGCAAAATACCAATTGTTCGCACCTCTTTTTACCTTTACAGTGTATTTCAAATGATTGTTCCTATCCTCTACTCTGTCCCAAGGTTTCAGCTTTTCTGTATTCATGGATGGAAGGTAAGTCCAAAAATGCTTTAGCGCACTGAAATAGGGATTGTAAATGGTGTGTCCATGATCGGAAACATAGGAAAGAATATCATGCAGTATTTCTTTTGCCAGATTTCCTATTTCTTGTCCTTTAAAAACGTCTATTAAAAGAGAAAGAGAGGGCAACAAGTTCCAAATCTGATCTTGTGATACGAAAGGGGAAAAGCATGGATCTTCGTTTTCAAGTTCAATCCCATTGGAATAACCGCTTTCTATTTTTATGGCATCAAAAAGACCACAGGAAGAGGATGAAATATCGTCTCGAAGGAAAAACCCTTTTTCGCGTACAAAATACACTTTTGGATTCTTCATCTTTTCATCCTCGTAGGCACTCGTTGACAACCTCTGGAGGGATTTCAAGCACCAGAGTATTTTGTTGTTACAAGTCTTATCTCCCAGTAACGATTCCATCAAAAGGTAGTGAAGGTATTCCGCCATGTTGATAGTTCCATCACCCCAATATAGGATTTTTAGTCCTGTGTTCGGACTTTTCACTCTTTTGCTGGCAGGGATATTCGTTCCTCTGCAAGTAGTTTCTTCTGTAGCGACAATAAAGTCTTTAAAGAAGATGTCTTTTAGCTTTGAGTATTTTTCTTCGATCGTCATAAACTATATATTTAATGTACAAAAATGGCGCGGAAGCTCTTGCCCACCGCGCCCAAAACCTAAAAATATGAAATTCAAAAAAGAGTTGTATTGTCTTATTATAATGCTGCCTTCTTTTTAGTGAATAATCCAAACAACCATTCGACAAGTCCAGTGTCCCAAAATCCGTTCGAAGCTAATCCAGCTCCAAATCCCCATAGCAATGCTTGCCACCAATCCAATCCTTCAAACATACCTAAATGGAATCCCCAAGCGAACATACCAAGTCCGATACCGATTACCCAAGAAATAATCCGCTGAACCCATTCTGACGGCTCTGTCTTGAAAAGTTTCTTAATGAACTCTGTTACGACAGTTGTAACACCTACCACACCTGCGAAAGTTGCAAAGTTCGCTGCATAGTCAACTGTTTCTTCCGGTAGTTCTCCTTGTGCAAAAATACAAGTGATGCAGGAGAACAAAATTGCCAATGTCAATAAAATTTTGTTCATGATGATATTTGTTTTAAGTTATATAACTGCCTCAAAGATAAAAGAAAAGGCGCACTTTCACAAGCACACCTTTCGATTACTGTTTATCGCCAATGATAAAGTATTAAATCATTCAATTGTCAATTCTTTTTCACCCCCAACTTAGCTCTATAAGCCTGTCGAAGATTTTCCACTACGATTTCCAAAGCATTTACATTCATGCTTTCGATGATTTTCACTCCCGGTATGTTCGTTCTCCAGATAGCGTTTCCATTATCATCAATAGTCTGTTCTATTGTTGCATCTGGGTAAATCTTTTGCAGTTTTGCCTTAGCTGCTTCCAGTCTTTCTTGATATGTTGCCATAGCTATACTTTTTGTTTTCAAAAGTAAGTCCTCTCCTATTTAAAAACAAATACTTTAACAAATGTTAATAGTGTTGTAACATTATACTGTTACATATATCTTTGCACCAACATGAAAAAAGATAGGGAAATAGAAAGCAGATTGATTAAGTCGGTAATGGTGTATCTTGTAGTAGATGGTTTAGCAAAGGTATGCGTGCCCGACAATGAGATAATCATTGTTCCTATCGCAGTCATTCTTGTTGGTGTTATTTTTACACTAAAAATTTTTGACTGAATTTCGATAAAAATGTAACATTATATTTTGTCATGTAACATTAAAGTGTTACATTTGCGGCAGAATAGAAAAACAATTTAAAATTTAATGCAGAAAAATGGACTAAAAATCAAAGAGATCATGCAAGAAAAAGGTATTTCTGTAGCCCAGATGTCAGAAAAATTGGGAGTAACAAGACAGTCTCTTTATAGATGTCTGAATGGAAATCCTACCATGAACCGGCTGAAGGAAATAGCAAACATTCTTGATGTTTCTCCAAAAGACTTATTTACAGATGAGAAGAAGGATTGAATTATTTATAGTAACAAACAAAAACAAAAGTATGGAAATGAAGTTTAAAGAAGGCGATGTTGTACGGATCAAAAGTCTTGATTGGTACAACAAAAACAAAGACAAAAATGGAAATGTAGTTGTAACCGGCTATAGTTGTTCATTTACAAAGGCATTAAGTGAATTTTGTGGCAAATGCTTTGTTATTGAAAAAGTAGAGGATACAGGAGGTATCTATTTAAACGATCTTCCTTATGTATTTTACGAATGGATGTTTGAACCGGGAAAATATGAATTAAAATTTTTGGATATAACCAAAAATTCTGTTGCAACCAACAATCCTTTTATTTTCAATGCTGCAAAGAAACCTATTTCTGTTTGTGGTGTAATTTCAGTACCTTTATATATCGCAGTAAAGATTCAGGAAACACCAAGATTCCAGCCTTTTCAGAAAGTGCTTGTAAAGGATTGTGAAGAAGGAATGTTTAACGTTTGGCATTGTGATCTATTTTCTCATATTTCAGAAGAAGGCAAATATTTTACATCTTCCGGTATGTGGGATGAATGTATTCCTTTTGAGGGAAACGAACATTTGATAGGAACAAAAGATGGTCCTAAAGAACGATAGCCCAACGTTTCCATATATTTTTTAAGTTTTCCCGGAGGGACGATTCATCTTCCTGTGAGCATTATCTCCCTCCGGGTTTTATCTCATTTTTAATTACTGTATCACAATGGCTTATTTTATCTTAATGGGAAGAAGAATTCCAAAACAGACTGTAACAGGTTTCAAGTTTCAGAAAGAAACAGACAATATCCGTCCTTTTCTTTCAATCAGAATAAGAGGAAAAGAAGAGATCATTCCTTTTAAAGAGAACAAAGATATGTCTCCCGTAAAACAGTATCTTTGTTCTGTATTCCCCAAATTCGTAAAAATAGGTGACTGGTATCTCAAAATGTCAGAGATCAGAGAATACAAACCGGTAACTGCCGAGGATAGGAATCCTTACATCTTATTCAAGACATCTAAGTTCGGAAATATAAAAGTTCGTTTCCCAAAAGACGAAAATATGAATGCAGAATTACTGGTATTGGATCAGCTTTTCGATGTAGAATAATCTAATCATCTCAAAAACAACAAAATATGGAAACGAAAGATAGGACAAAAACAGAAGTCTCTATTGAATTAAGAGAAGTTCAAAGAGAAATCAGTAAAGCAAGAAGTACAAGAAATTGGGCAAAAATTACTTTTCTGAACCAAAAAAGAATGCGTCTGCAAGAAGAACTGGATTATCTGAAATCCAAAGACAAATTCTATTATCAAGAACAAAATTTAGAAAAATCACTTGTTTCTTGGGCGGCAAAGACACTTAATCTTTCTCTTAATATGGCAGATTTATCCGTGTATTATCTGGACTTGTATTTGCTTCATTTCAAAGAAAGAGGATTTGTTCCTACTGATGAATGGAAAGCTAAAGAAAAAGTATTTCATGAAGCTGCAAAAGAGCTTGCAGAATATATGCGATATTTCTTTAAAGGTAAATCTTCTGACGATAATTCTGAAAGCATGTCGGAACTTATGGATTTGATCGAAAGAGATTACTATACGGATAGAGAAAAAGTTCATCACAAACAATACGAAGAAAAGCTATGACAAATTTGAATAAATTTTTGGGAAGATGCGGGATTGCGTTGTTATTCGTATCGCTATTTGCAATTGGATTTGAATTTCATTTTTGGGTTGGTATGATCGTTCTTGCTATTGAAATTATTATCATAGCAGCTATAAGAGAAAAGGATTAATGTCATGAAACATATAATGGTTAATGATAAGGTTTACCTTGTTTCTAACGAGATGTATAAAAAGATAGTGGTAGCTTTTACTTTGGTTAATGCTATTGACGGTGATATATCCAGTATAATAAATACTGTAGAGAAATATGGTAAATTAGTGGGAACTGTGTTCTTAGTAATAAGAGAATGATATGGATCAAACAACAAAAGCCGCGTATGATTACGCAACACATAAAACCAAATTCAGGAAAGATACGTTGAAAGAGGTTGATGCAGATAATTTTATATCTCGCCATTCTGACAGCATGGAAGATTTTCAATGTGGAGTTGAATGGGAAAGACAACGAGCTATCGAGGCATATAGAAATTTCTGTCCATCCTACAAATCACATTCCCAGTATGAATGTGGGAATTACTCTCGTCGTATGGGACAAAATACAAAGACATGCGATATGAATTGCAAATACATGAAGGATTTTATAGAGAAAATATAAAAATATGAAGCAAAATATAGAAGAAGCAAAAAGAAGGGTTTTCTTTTATTATCATGATTTTATTGACAAATGTCTTAAAGATCACGGTATTGATCTAACAACAATCATCAATGATTGTATAATCGCAGGATATGAATCACGTTCTGGTGAAATCATGGAATTAAGAGAAAAGTTAGATCAACAGATTGAGTTTATGAAGTTGTACGAAGAAACACAAGAAAAGCTATATAAAGCAGGGGGTAACTATATGCCAGTTTGCAGAAAAAGCGGATAAGTTGAAGTCTAACAACAAACAATAAAAATCATAGAAAGACTTTTTACTATGAAATAGGGTATTTGTTCCAACAATCTTGCTATATTTGCAGCGCAAGCTACATTGATGCAGGTATAACAGGTTTTCGGAAAACAAAAGAAACGAAACCAATAACCGTTCTATACACAATAAACGGCTTTCGCCTTCCCAACGTTAAGGAAACCTTTCTGTACTTCTTAATGTGGCTTGCAACCGGGAAAGGCAAAGCCGTTTTCTTTTTGCCTGTAAATGAACAAAAACGCAATTTTGCACAATTATAAACTTTAAAAATTACAGTATTATGAACGAATTAAAGATTTTCAAGAACGAAGAATTTGGAGAAGTAAGAACAATGTTGATAAACGGCGAGCCTTACTTTGTAGGAAAAGATGTTGCATCCGTTTTAGGTTATTCCAATACCAGAAACGCAATATTGCAACATGTTGATAGTGAGGACGCCTTAAAACAGGGCGTCCCTGATAGTCAAGGTTTTACATAACAAACAACTTTGATAAACGAAAGTGGACTTTATTCTTTGATTTTTGGTAGTAAATTAGAATCTGCAAAGAGTTTCAAAAGATGGGTAACTTCCGAAGTGTTGCCTGCTATTAGGAAAACCGGAAGCTATAATTTACCATCCTATCAAATAGAGAATCCTATTCAGCGTGCCGAAGCATGGATTCAAGAAGAAAAAGAAAGACAAGCTCTAAAAGAACAGACAAAACAGCTTGCAGAAGAAAACAAAAACTTGGAGAACCAAATAGAAGAAGATTTACCTAAAGTGATTTTTGCAATGGCTGTAACCGAATCCAAACGTTCCTGCCTTGTTGCCGAACTTACCAAGATCATCTGTCAAAATGGAATGGAAGTAGGGCAGAACCGGTTATTCAAGTGGCTTCGCAAAAGAGGGTATCTTGGAGTGAAAGGCGAATACTACAACCAACCAATGCAAAGATGGATAGAAGCAGGGATGTTCGAAATCAAGAAAAGAACGATTACAAAACCGAACGGTGATCTGATTACGGTAAGCACACCTCTTGTAACCGGTAAAGGTCAAGTGTACCTCGTGAACAAGTTCTTGAAAGAATATATTTCAAAATGAAAATGAAAAATCACTCAATTTGTCACAATATAATGTTACATTTTAGTCTAAAAATACTGTTTGACATATTATATTGTGACAAATCCATAAAAAGTTTGTTACTTATAAATACTCTCTCCCTCTCTCCTACCCAAATGTTAAAATCAAAAATCCATATTTTAGACCTTAAAATCACTCTATTTTGAGTCAAAAATATACAATAAGTAAATTCATTTTCGCCTATAAGGGAAGTCGGATTTTCAAAATTAATAAATCATTGATATTTAATCATTTAACTCAAAAACTTACCAAAACGTCATTTTTACACCTTATTGTAAAAATATACAATAAGTCCAATCACCATTTTCTTGTCTCATTTTACCTCAATTGTTAAAACCAATCTGAAAAAGTAATAGTAAATAGTTACATTTTGGTAGGAAATTTGTTACAGAAGGTTAAATAGAAGAAATCACCTTTCCAGAAGGCAAAATTCCATTCATTTAGGTGTAATTTATAGCAATCCAGACGTATTTGTAGTAGGAGATTTACCCTATTTTGTAAGAATAAACTATTACATTTTAGCTTGTTTTTGAACTTTTGTTTGTATCATTTTAATAGGAACAGTCTTTGTTTACTTTACAAATAGTCAAAAATTCAAAATAGCCGAAAAATAGGGTGAGTAAGACCTATCAAAAATCACATAAGTCTGAAAATCAAGAATTTAAAATTTTCCAATTTTGTCCAACCCCTTATATCGAAAAAAGTTTTGAAAACCCGATTTTCCTACTTTCATTTTGATAGAAAAATCAATTGTTTTTATATCATTTTGTCAAAATAGGAAGATTTTATGAATTGAGCAAAGCGATTGTCCCTCGGAAGGGATGAAGAATCCGCAAGGATTCCCCTTCCGAAAGAAAATAGGATAGACCAACCCACCAAAAATCGCCAATAGAAGTCCAAATCCATATTCTCGTACATACCAACAAAGAAAAACAGGAAAGTCAAACCCATAGGAAAGAAAAGAAATACCCTACCCCTTTCTCAATAAAAAACCGGCTAAAAAGAAAAAAAAGGAAGGAAGCCTCATATAAAAGAGATTTTCAAAATTTCTATATATGAGGGTAGCATAACTGAACATGTTATCTATTGTATAGGAGAATAAATACCCTCCCTGTCATACTTCTTTTTTGATAATATTTATAATTGATTGAAATTTAAATAGATAAATAAAAGTATGTCTGTAAAATTTTTGCCAAATGGAATGTAATTAGGAATTTTGTCCACTGTCATGTTAGACTTGGCGATCTATCAAAAAAGAAAAGCTGGAGGATAAAAAGACAATATTCCTATTGTAACCGTAAAGTAGGATATGGAAAGATGCCAATAGAAAGACCTTCTAATAATTTTATATAATCTAACTTACTGAAAATCAATGAGATAAATAATATTGATTTCGGAAAATTCCCCAGAAGAAACTATTTTTAGGATTTTATTCTGTGTCATGTTAGACACGCAGGCTTTATATGGAGAGTCCTCAAACAGTCCCTAAAGATACCCTGGATAAACAAAATACCCCGTATAACCTACTTTTAAGCCTGTTTCAGGCACTTTCTTTTCAAAATAATATCTATACCACCCATATAAAAATAACGTCTTAAAAACGATTATTTGAGATTATGGAACTGGATCAGCAGTAAATAGATACCAAAAAGCAAAAAGTTCCTATATATATTATATATAATATATATAGGAAAATCAAATATAAGGATATATCCAGAGCAAAAGAAGATATATATGATATTTGTATATACAGATAACGTCTTATTATGACAAAGTAGGTTTATTTTGTGTCAAATTTGAAAGGTTTTAGCAACGAATAACCCTATTTTTATTGTAAAAATTACAATAAGTCAAATTCTTTTTGCCTATAGTGCGTACTCGAAAATTCAATTCATTTAAAATATTGATTTTTAACAAGTTATTTGTTTTTACTTTAAAAATCCGAGTTTTTGGAACGATCAAAAAATTATACAATAAGTCAATTTGCCTATTTTAGTGTCAAAAATGAAAAGTTTTGAGGTTTTACGGGTGAAAATAGGTATAATTTGGTATTAGTATAGCTCTTAAAAATGGGTCGTACATGGTGCGTTGCAGCACCATAGAGCCATTTTTAAAAACAATAGATATATAACTCCCGTAAGAAAGAAAGGCAATGTATAGAGTATAAGAATAAACATAGAAGGTGATTAACAACTATAGGAATAGAAGAGAAAAGTAGGAAGCAAACACAATCGCAAACACTCTGAAAGGTACATGAATAGTGGAAAAGGTAGGGAAATAGAGGGAATGAAGGGAAGGTGTTTTGTGTAGGGTGATGGCAGGCAGGGCGGGATAATCTCACATACATAAATCTAAAGACATAAAAACACATACATAAAAACACATACATAACATACACAAAAGTCCTTTACAAAAGATAATCACACATACCCGCAAATCACATTTTACACCTACCTACCTAACATTTTCATATTTACATTCCTTTGATTTCCTTCTTTTCTCTTTTTCCTATTCGTTATAACTTTTAGTTATAGGTTTTTCGACATGCTTTTCACTTTCCTTCCTTCTATTTTTAATAGAATTTACTCAATTTGTTGATAATCACTTATTTGTGTAGTTGGTTATTTAGATTCATTCTAAATAAGGTTTTATTTATTGGTATTGGGTTATAACTATTTGTTTTAAAATTGAGGTTCCGCCCGCGCCGGCGCGCTTTCGCTTCGCCTCAATTTTGATATAAGTAACAAACAAAACAAAGAAAAATCATCAAATTAACCTTTCTTAACTATA